CTAGTACGCGGGGCCAGTAAACAGTGGCGCGTCGGGCGCAAACTCCTTGACCTTGAACACAAGCGAAACCTCGATGAGAATTTCCTCCTCCTCACCCGAGTCCGTGCCGATGTACACAATGGGCTTGTAAAAGTTCTCCCAGATTACGCGGTTTACAAACGATTCAAACGAGTTGGTGTACTCGCTGTGAATGTTCATGATGGGGCAGCCGCCGCCTTTCTTGGCGAGGCTAATTCTGTACTCGTTGTTCATGCCCACGTAGGATGGCTCCACAATGCGGATTACCTCGTGCGGCACGTAGTCGCAGTCCCATCTGAGCGCGTGCTGCGCCAGGAACTTGTAGCACCTGTTGGGGCGCGTGGGGCGCAGGTTAATGACGAGGAACACATCCATGACCTCTTGGTCGTTTACAATCGGAAAGCTATCCTCAACAAAACGGGTCCAAGTTTCGCGCAGAAATTCTTTACCGCTCCAGTTGACAATAAGTTTCATTGTGTCGGGTTTAACGTTGCGGATTTCCTTGAAAAGTGTCAGTTTTTGGTTTTTACCCGGCCCCAGGAAAGGGTCTTCCGCGACCATGTAATTGTCTAAAGGATCCCAATGCTTTTCTTCCTCTTCATGTTCGACTAAATGCTTCTTGCGCTTGGCGTTCTTAATGACGGACCCTAAGTTTTTGTAATACTTGTTGTCGTACACATAGGTGCGACCAATGGTCGGCCGGTATGAGTAATCTGGCATAGTTATAGGAAATTTTACTACAAAGTTGCTACAATAACAGCAATGTACTTATTATCTATTTAAAGGTAAATAAAACATGTAAATCAAAAACGTTTTTTATTTCATTTTTTAATTTTTAGCAAACGGTCCTGCCGCAGTTGCAGTTTGTAGATGCGGTCCACAATCTCTTTTTCGTTGGCGATGTCGTCGCGCTGCTGCTGGCTAAGCGTTAACCAGCGCCCGTCGTCTTCGCAAATTGGAACGCACGCCGCCGAGGCCGCCAGCCGGTCGGCCTCCATCTCCACACGTTTAACCGCCGCAAGCTCTGCGCGTGCAGCGCCGCGCCGCTTGGCCGCAACGGCCTCGATTTGTTTGTTAAGATGCTCGCCCACAAAGCGCTCCAAGTCGTACAGGCATTCCAGGTCGGCCGCGTCGTCCAGGCGCGCGCCCGTCTCGCTGCTCCAGCGAAAGAACCGTTCCAAAATTCTCTGCGCGCTAGGCACGGCCATTTTGCACAAATGCGCTGGGCTTACTAATTGTTACAAATGGGGTTTTTACCTTTGCACGTGCCCGCCACCGGGCACAACTTGGCGCCTTTCATCTTGTCGCAATTGGACGGTTTGTACACGTTCTCCGCCTTAATGAGCAAATGCGTCACCTCACCCACGCATTTGGGGTCCATGCGATAAAAGTGTAACAGCGCGCCGATTAAACACGCGCTTTTGCATTTGGTGCACGTGACCACGTTGCCCAAGTAACAGTTGAACGCGAAGCGTTTGCAGTACATGCCGCCGCGCGGCGACACCGCGCCGCTGAGCTCCGCCATGATCTTGGCCATGCACAACGGCATGTTGATGCGCGCCGCCAGCACCTTGGGCAGGCTTTGCGAGCCGTCGGCGCACGCCTTTAAACACACGTTGCGCCGGCTACGTACAGGAAGCGGCCGCTTGGCCGCGACGGGCTTGGGTGCGCTTAACAGCGACAGCAAGCGCAAGCCTGACATGCGCACGAGCAGCCCCGGCTCGAACACGGTGGTGGGCGACAGCGTCAGCACACCCACAAAGTCGGCGGGGTCGATCAAGTACGACTCGTTCTTGCGCAGGCTGGCCGCGCCCGCGGCCGGATTCCACGCGCGCTCCATGTCACACGCGGTCGCAGAGAACACTGGACTGCGGCGCTGCGGCCGTTTTAATGACCACCGGGGGCGTTTTGTCGGCGCCATCCAGAAACCGGTTACAGTCGAACCCGGTCGCCGACCGCGTGCACAACTCATGCACGCTGCGGCGCAGGCTATTTAGTTCGCGTCGCAGCTGTTCTCGGTCGTAGTCGGCGGTGATCACGGGCGCGCTCCTCATCGGGCGGTTCATTATATATTAGCGAATAAAGTTGCATTAAACAAAAGTAACTTAATATGGCCGGCGCGCGCTTTGTTCGGTTTAGCCTGCGGCTCACGCAGGGCTACAAGGAGGATATCGTGGCACACGTGCACCATTTGGCGCGGCTGCGCGCGCTAATCGACGGCAAAGTGACGCATGCGGACGTGCGCCGCTTTGGGTTCGCCGACCGCAACGCGCTGGTAAGCGCGTGCATGACGGTCAACGTGCAGGCACACGTGCCCGACGGCATGGTCGCGCTGCCGCCCAAATGCATTTATTACCGCGTGTGCCAAAACTGCCACGCAGTGGCGGATGTGCCCGCGTTCGACGACCACTCGGTGGCGCGCTATTTGTGCGCCGCGTGCGGCATGGTGCTGGTCATTGACCACCCCCTGGACGTGTTTGGCGACACGGAGGAAGGCGTCAACGAGCTGCTGGAAGTGCAACGCATTAACGCGGGCGGCGGCGTCGCGCCGCAATTATAAATTGTTGCACAGCGCGGGCGCCCGCATTGACAGTTATGCCCGCGACGCCGCCTTCGCTGCGAGACCTGCTTTTGTGGCAGATAAAGCGCAGCGGCGCCGACAAAAAAACAATTTTAATTTGTAATATTATTTATTCTGTACATTGATGTTTGTTGCACATATATAAAATAAAATTATTTTTAAACAACTTGCAGTTTTAATTTGTTATCCACAAATCTGTAAATGCAGCGGCTAGCCAAAAAACGCACAAAATGGGCGTTGATTGCGACGCGGCGCTTGGCGTTGACAAGATTCAGCGCCTCTTCGTACGACAACTGTTGGCTGCGCATGATGTAGTACACCGCCAGCGCCGCCGACCGTGACACGCCCGCGTGGCAGTGCACTAGCACGCGCTTGCCCTCGCCGATGCGCCGCACCATGTACTCAAAAAGCGCCGGCATGGCGTTGGACAGGGCCACGCATGTCGGCGCGTCCTCGCAATAAACGTGGATGTGGTCGCCCATGGGCAGCCCGAGCGCCTGTCGAATGGGGCCCACGTCCGAGTTGATCAGCGAGATTACGCTGCCGATGCCGTGCGCCTCAATAAACCGCAACATGGCCTCGTTGTCGCCGTAGTACCCGCCTACGAACACGCGCTCGTCAATTTGGTCGGCGTCGTACATAACCGCGCAAATTAACGCTGCTTTAAACAAAAAACACGCCCTATTTTCACGTAACAACACACTAAATGATTAAATAAAATAGCGTGTAATAAATTTTGCTAATAATTGTTAATTATTAAGATCAATTTAAAAATTGTATTTATTTCACTATGCACGTTAAAACTGTACTGTTGGCCATTGTGCTGTTTGTCGCGCTAAACGCGCAACACGTTATAGCCGCGTGCGCTGAAACCGGCGCCGTTTGCATCCACAACGACGAATGTTGTAGCGGCGCGTGTTCCCCCGTGTTTAACTACTGCTTGCCGGAATAGGGCCTCCAACGCGCGCCAGCAAGTCGTCCACGTAGTTGGTCCTTTCAATGGCGTGTCCGCGCGCGGCTGCAAACTGGGCAACTGCATCGGCCGGCGGCACTCCCAGCCGGTCCACTAAATAGCGGCACACTAAGTAGCCGCTGCGGTTGACACCGTGTGTGCAGTGCACGCCCACCAACATGCCCGGGCACAGCGCGCGCAGTTCCTCCACGGCCGCGCAAAACTCGCGCACCACGGACTCGTCCGGTAGCGCGCGGCCCGGCACGCGCAATTTGCGGTACAGCACGCCTGCGCGCCGAAGCTCCGCACCGTCGTAGTAGCGCGTCGTGTTGGTTAAATCGATCACGGCGCCGAGTGTGGGCAGAGCCAGCAGGCTGGCCACGGTCCAGCGGTCCTCGGCATTGGTCACGTATTCAAACGCCTCTTCACGCAATGGCACCTTGAAGCTGATAAGATCGGTGCCCGCAATGACGCTCCCGCACGCCGTGTACTCGTGCCAGCGGTCCGGAAACATGTCTTAGTAAATGTGCCCGATAACAGCCCCATTAACAATGTTTGGCGCGATAGCAATCCCGTATATAAAGGCGGCGCGCAACGTTGAAATCACATTTCGCCGAGCCCTGTTAGCAGCAACATGTCTTTGTCTTGCAAACTCCTTGTGTACGCCTATTACGGCGCGTACAGCCTGCCGCACAAGCGCTACGGTGAGTCGTACCACCTGTACCGCATTGTGCAGGAGCACCTTTCAGATTCGTACGTAGGCGGCGCGTCATGCGTGCGCCGCGACATTGAAACGGCGCGCCGCCTCAGCAACGGCGCGCTAGGTTTTGAGGTGGCGCGCCAGCTGCTCGACCTGCGCGACACCGACACGCTGCTGTCCACGTGGTACTGGACCGGCCACGTGTCTTCTGGCGTGTGCGGCGATGTGCAGTGTGTGCTGGCCGAAATAGAGCAGCACGCACCGTTAGAAAAGCGCGTGACCATGTACGGCAAAATAAGCGGTGCTGTGGCGCGCCCAAACATTGCCACGCTAGATTTGTTCACTGAGATTCCGCTCGAGTTAACCGACAAACTGCAGGTAGTCATCGGCCGCTTTTTACACTTTGCGCGCTGCAACGAGCTGGCGCGCGTGGCGCACGTGTTCGACCCCACACTGCGGGTGGCCGGCTGGTGGTACCACAAATTTTGCGTGCTTACGTACATGCACCGCATCACCTGCGGCGCCGTTCCCGAGTTGGCGCCACGTTTGCGCGCCGCAGTGGCCAAGTTTATCAAACCTAAAGACGACGAGGGCAATTGTGCGCTCGCGATGGCTGAAGTGTACGGCCGCTTCTGCGGTATTGCGCGCGAGCACTTTGCACACCACAAATCGCTAGCCACGTACGTCCTGTTCCAGTGTATGCGCAATAAAATTACGCCGTCGGACGAACGGTTTCAGAGTTTTAGCGTGATTAAAAGTTTCGCGCGGCATTGCAAAGAGACATACGAAGATTTACAAACACAGGCCGATACGCTTTACATTTACGCCAACACTGACCGACAAAAGAACGCGTTTTTTGACCTGCTGTGCTGCGTCAACGCCTCGGAAATTGACGCTGACTGTTACGACTACGTTGTGAATAATTTTTATAGCCATAAAATATAGCGTTTAATTACTGTGTGTTGTAAATAAATTAATTTAAATATAAAAATTAAAATGTTTTATTTGCTAAAGTCCTGTTTAGTGCTCAAATAATGTTGTTGCGAAGCACGTTATCGTCAGGCTGCTTGGCGCTAAACAACTGCCGGGGCTCGGCGCGCTGCAGCACGGGCAGGTTGGGGGCCACTTCGTACTGCGTGCCTTTAAGCGTCATCGGAAACTCGAGCGGCAAGCACCGGTACGCGTAGTACACGGGCGGCGCGTCTTGTTCGGTGCGCACCTCTTTCATGACAATGTCGCCGTCCAAAACGCGTTGCCGCCCGCGCGTTTGACCGGAATGCTGCTCATCCATTTCCATAGCGTAGGGGTTCATAGTGAAACGCAATTTTAACTTATATAATTTTATTACAATATGGCCTTTTTGACAATGTCCTTGGCAGCGGCCACGGAGCATTTAACCTCAACAATGTGTTTGGACAGGCGCCGCACTTTGTGTCCGCTGCCAAACAACTCTTCCTTTATACGGTTTACGGCCATGACGGGGCTGGGATGCACGCCTTCAAACATGACGTCCATCGATTCCTCAAATTGCAGCTTGCGCTTGCGAAAATGCTCCTGCTGGCCGCGCGCAAACGCAATCTGCGTGCTGCCGCGTTCCTCCACACCGCTCATGAACACGGCCAAATGCTCGTGCTTTGTGACGTCGCGCGGGAACACAACACCGGGCGCGGCATCGCGCTCCGACGGCGCCTGCAGCTTGACGTCCAGCTTCTGAAGCCGTTGCTCTAGGTGTTCAAAGCGCGCGTTTACCGCGAGCTTAAACGATTTGTGGGAGTTTATAAACTTGTCACTGTTGGCGCTAAGCGTCTTGACGTGTTTTAGCACCGACTCGATTTTTTCGCGCATGTCGTCGCGCTCCCGGTCCGCACGAATGGCCAGCAGCACCTGCTCCTTGTTGGTGAACGGCAATTGTTGCAAAAATTGGACGAGGCCGTGTTTGGTGGCAAACAGGCTGCCCGCGGACTCGACCGTAAACGCGGTTGGAGGCGCGCCCAGCGCGATTTCGTTCAGGTGGCGCGCGCAATCCCAGCGGCAGCGCGGCAGCAGGTCATGGCTGATTTGTAAACCTTTGCAAAAGTCAACGAGGTTAAAGTGGCGACCGGCGTCGTCCGCCACGTACCGGAACTCGAAAGTAAACGGGTGGCAGCGGAACACGTCCCAGCGCACCAGATCCGAATGCGCGCGCCGGTCCACTGCATACCGCTTGTACGCGCGCGCGTCAAAAGCTACAGCGCCGTTGGCCCACCAGCCGCGCACCCAGTCGAACATTCTGCAATGCGTTTAAACAGTTGCTGGGTTAAGCAGCGCGAGTACTGGTTACCCTTATAGTTATAACTGAACGGCGCGCGAATTTGTTTAGTGGGGTTGCAAAACACGTCTCGGTCCACGTCGGGCCAGTAGCGCACTACCATGCTGCACTCGTCATCCGCGACGTCCGCGTACATGCCCAGCGCCTGCCGCACGCTGTACGCAAAATTGCCAGGTCGAATGTCCGCCGGAACCAGCTTGCTGGGCCGCTTGAACACGCCAAACCAAAACTCGCGCTCGGCTTTGCTTGCGTCCACGCGGAACCGGCCGCAAAACCGGAGCCACAGATGAAACCCGCGGTTGCCGCTAAACAATACGCGTTGCACGGCGTCCTCTTTGTCGGCGAAAAAATGAAGAAACGCGGAAGCGCCCACGTTGATTCGCAGCTCGAGCTCGGTCTGGTCGGCGCAGTTTTTGAAATCGGCGTCCACCACCCACTCGCGGCCTCCCTCGTCCAACGGTTTGACGTGCACGTCGCTCACCGCGTTGGCAACGATAAAGTCCAGCAGTTGCGCCGCGCTATCAAAGTGCCGATTTGGGTGCATCCAGCGCTGCTTGTTGGTCAAAAACGCAAATTTGCGCCGGTCGTTAAACGCAATCGCGTTCCACATAAGGTCGATGCGCTCAAGCGTGTACTTGCACGACGCCATGCGAATTAGCTATAAAAAAGCGGTCACGGCTAACAGATTCACACTCTTCTGAAGCTCGCCTTCAACTGCTACACTTGTAGAAATCAACTGCTACATTTGTAAAATAAACAATGTCTTTTATCGCTCTACTGCTGCTCGCAGCGACCGCGCGCGCCGCAGACGTCTTGGCAGTGCTGCCAACGCCGGCCTACAGCCACCACCTCGTGTACCGCGCGTACGTCCGCGCGCTGGCGGACGAGTGCCACAGCGTGACTGTAATTAAACCGCGACTGCTTGATTACGCAGCCGAGGATAGCTGCGGCCGCGTGAAGCAAATCGACGCCGACCTGTCCGCGCATCATCTGGCGTAGCGGCGTCGGCGGCGCGAATCATTGGTATTACGTCAATAAAATGTAATTAAACACAATCGCTGTTTTTTTCCGCCGTGCGACTGCGCACTTCTAGCCTTTATAAACGCTCACCTTCAAGCCAGGTCATTATTGTGGTACAAGATTTCACAGGCTCAACACGCCTAGCTACATGGAAATGTTGCCGCCCGCGTACTTAAAACGTGCAGCATCCGCCGGCGCGGTGCGCGCCACTTTTGTAAAAACTGTTGTCACCACCACGACGGTCGAAAACCGCAGCGAAGAGCAAGATTTAATAGCGCAAGTAATTGCGCAGCTGCAAAAGACGCGCATATGCTTCAATAAATTGTCTCGCCTGCAAAGAAAGCGCGTGCGCAATATGCAAAAGCTGTTACGTAAAAAGAACACGATCATTGCCAATTTGACGGCGCAGCTAAATAATCAACAGCGGGTCAAGCATTTCGCCGCGGTGCTGTGCAAAAACGTCGTGTGCACGGTAAGCGGTTCTGAGAAATTTGTGGACAGGCGCGTCGCGGATCTGTGCGCGGCCGGCGGGGAGCGGGTGTTTTGCGGCCGTCGGACGGACTGTGCGCGCGACCGTCAGCGTCTTGCAGAAGCGCTTGCGGCCTCTTTAAGGGCGGGCGTGGTGGCGCGCGCCAGCAATAAGCGGTTCAAAATCCTGGAGGCGGACAAAGTGGCGAGCGCAAAGCTGATAGTGCAGCAGGTGCTTTACGATGGACTTGACGGTGACGCTTGTGCCCATTAACTTGCGGGGCGTGGAGGAGCCGGCGCGCAGCGAGTGCTTCAAATTAACGTCGGTGAGCGACGACGCCAAATTTTGCCTAAATGTAAAATGCCGATCGCCGTTTGCCAAATTTAAAGTATTAATTTCGGTCACTAATTTTGCTAACCAACATTTGCAAGCCACCGTATGCAGCCGCCACGACAGCGTCTGCGTAGTGAACTCGCGCGGCCAGCGGGAGATTGTCTTTGACGGGTTTCCGAAGCCAGACGACGAGGGCGCGACATTGCCGTTTGTTGTGGGGCCCGTGTTTTGCTGCGCCGCGGCGCAGCGCGTGCGCGCCGCGGTGGACGCCATCGAGCGTCAAACAACGGAGGTAAAAGTATTTATTAACGAGGCTCATGTAAAAAGCGCGTGGAACGTGCTGGCGCAGCTGTTTTATTATAGTGATAACTATGAATCTGACCTAGCCAATAACGTAGAAAAATTTATTAATGTAGACAAAACTGATATTAGTGTTAGGGGTACCAATGCCACTCAATGGGTTCCTGCAATTAACTATGTGACGGGTAGACAACTGTTAACTGTATTATTTATTTTTAAATTTAATTGATGTTAATAAAACAAGTGTTTAACAATGTGTATTTTATTACAACGAAAAAATAACACCCATAAACTCTTTCCACCGCAGTTCGCAGCCCGAGCGGCTGCGCGGGTAGTTAACGTGGTCGGCCACATATTGCGGCACCTGGTCCACAAAGGCGTCGGTTGTCAGAAACGCGTGTACCAGCTTGCGGCAGCCCAACGCCGGCCCATGCAGGTCCAGCGTTTTTTTGCAAAACGCCACTATGCTTTCGTCGCGTCGCTTGCTCGTCATTACGTCGATGTGGCTGCTAACGCACGTGTCCTTTGGCAGCTGCGTGAACAGCGCGCGGATTAATGCCCTGCGGCGTTCCACCTTAAAGTCCGGCCGGTCCGTGAATATGTCCTTAAGCAGACACATGATTTGCTCGGTGAGTACGCGCTGCAGCGGCACCACTGCCACGTGGTAATCAATGCCGAACATGGTGAAACTTTTTACGCAGCGCTCCTCGAACATTGGGCGCTTCATGACGCGCAAGTTTACAAAAAACACGTTAAACGCCACGGCAGGCTCGATCATAATCATCTTCTGGTTAATATATTCGTGTACATCGCCGTCGGGCGACCACAATTCCGCGCGCAGCGCAAAGCGCACCAGGTCAAACTCATCGTTGAACGCGGTACGCACGACCTCCACGTGCGGTAACAAGCGCACGCGCGCGGCGCCGGTGAAACAAAATGCGCCGTTTTTAAAACACTTGAGTATGGTCAGGTAACTTTGCATGCGCACGCTCTCCGCCAATTGGCTCAATTTATCAAAAGTTGCGTGCACGCACGCCTGCAGCCGGCGCTGCATGTTTGCCAGCTGCAACCACTCGCGGGTCGAGTTGTAGTAGTCAAAATCCAGGCACTTAAGCGTGTCGCGTTCGTTTTTCAAGTGGCACGCGGCGGCGGCCCCACCGTTCAGCACAAACAGCCCGCTTTTGTCCGCTATCACGGCCTCAAAACACTCCCTGAAGAACTGCAACCCGGCGTTGGCGGTGATGCGGTTCCGCAGGCAGTCTTCAATGTCCCGCGTGGTAATGTAAGGCAGCATCCCCGAGTAGACTTGGCTCGCAACGCGGTCCATAATGCAATTTAACGCAAGCAACACACGTCCTGACCGGGCAACTGCGCGCGCGCAACAAACGCTCGGCAGCCACGGCCTATTTTACCAGCACGCCATCGCGTTTGCGACCGCGGCGCTCACGGGTGACCGCCTCAGCTGGCCTGCGTTGCTCAGCGCGTTTGACACGATCGTGGCGCTTGAGCGCAGCGTGTTTAACCGTAGCCTGGTGCTCAACGGGCTAATTAATTTTTGCATCGCAAACGGTGACGGTGTTACCGTGCAGCATCAGCTACTTAACCAAATGTTGGGAGTTCTTTTAGACAAGTATTATTAAGTTTGAATACATTATTTTTATTTGGCATTAAACTTATTGCTATATTTATAAATTAATTACATACAAACAATACTTTAAACTATATTTTAACAAACAATAATACTTGGGATTATATTTAAATAATAAACAATACTTGGCTAATACATTGGTAAACAATAATTGGTTAATACAAATAATCAATACTCGGCTAATACATTGGTAAAAGCTTTATGCTAAGCAAAATGCGCTGGGAGCGGCGGCGGAACGGGAATGTGGCACGGCCGCGGCTTGAGCGCGGGTCGCGGCACTTTGTACACCGGCAGGCTGTTGGGTATACTATACAGCGGCCGGTTGGAGGGCACGTCGTACTCGCTAGCGTCCAGAAAGCTAAACGTGGTCGCCCCGCTATCGGGCGAGCATGACGACGACGTCGCGGATTGGCGCCCCTCGCTGACAATTTCTAGCAGCCGCAACTTGCTTTGGCGCTCTTCCTCCTCGTCCGCGGTGTCGTACCCGTCCACCGATTGCGCGTCCTGTTTGGGTTGAAAGCGCATGTCTTTGTGTCGCACGTACGCGTTCCAGCACTGAATTACAAATATCATGAAAACCGCTACAGTAACCGTCCACTGGTTTTCCGTAAACACGGTGGGTTCGTTGTGGCGCACGTCGATGCGGCACGCAACACATTTTTTTGTAAAAGTTTCAAGTAACGCGCCCGATAAGTGGTAAAATAGACAATTTCGTTCGGCGTTAATTCCGTTGGCGTCATACTCGCCCATTGACACGCCACTCCAGCACAACGACTCGCGATCGTAGTCCCTGTACAGCGCGTCCAACGCGGGCACGTGTCCATTTTTGTACATTTGAGGCCTAAACAGCAAAAACAACAACCAGCAGGTTAACGCCAACGCGTCGGCTAGCAGGATTGTGGCCTTGACGTAAAAATTCAGACGCACCTCCGCTTTCGTGAAACGCAACATGGTCCTGTACATGCCCCAGGTGGTGGCGGTAAACACGCACGGGCCCAACAAAAACGTCGCAAGCGGCGACAAATTGACGACCGAATGCACGGCGTCGTCCAGCTCCAGTAAAACCGCGTACTTGCCGCCCGCCATGCCCATTAACGCAAACACGAACGCGCCCGCGCATGCCACGTACACAGTTAGATTTAACACAAACTGTAGAAAAAAATTGAGCTGCGACAACATGACTACTAAGTATTGGCAACATGTATCAAATACTGATCGTGCTTTTCCTGTTTGCGCTGCTTTATATAGTATTCTGGCCCTTCTATCAAGCCTACCAGCACATAAACCACGCCCAGCGCTATTACAACAGCACTTTGACCGACCGCATGGAGTACATTGAGGCGGTTATGAGGCGCCGGCACTACGTGCCCATGGAAGCATTGCCATCGGTGCGTTTCGACACCAACCTGGGCACGCTGGCCGGCGAAAGCATCAAGTGCATGTCCATGCCCACGTACGTGAGCGAGATAGATCTGCCACTGTTCGACTGCAGCGCGGTGTGCGAAAACTCGGCCGCCGTGTATTTTTTTGTGGGCGAGGGCGACACGTTTGTGATCAATGGGCACCGGCTGCCGGTGGGCGGCTACTGCACCACCAACAGCGTGCCGCGCGATTGCAACCGCGAGACGAGCGTGGTGCTCATGAGCCTCAACCAGTGGACGTGCATCGCGGAAGACCCACGCTACTTTGCCGGCACCGGCAACATGACTCAGCTGGCGGGCCGCCAACATTTTGACCGCATTTTGCCCGGACAGAGCGACCGCAACGTGCTGTTTGACCGGCTGATGGGCCGCGAGGTTAACATTGCGCGCAATACGTTTCGCCGCAGTTGGGACGAATTGCTGGAAGACGGTTCGCGCCGGTTTGAAATGCGTTGCAACGCGCGCGACATAAACTCTAACCTAATGTTTTTAAACCCGCTCAACCCGCTAGAGTGCTTACCCAACGTGTGCACCAACGTCAGCCATGTACACTCCAGCGTGCGCCCCAATTTTGAGACAGGCGAGTGCGAGTGCGGCGACGAGGCCGTGACACGCGTGCGCCACGTAGTTCCCGGCGACCGCACGTCTGTGTGTGCCAGCATTGTGGACGGTCTGGACACCAGCACGGCGTCTCACAGGTTCCGCGTGGAGTGTTTAAACACGTACACGCCCGTTGACCGGTTTTCGGGCAACAAGCTACTATGTCCCAGCGACACGTTTGACAGCAACACGGACGCAGCGTTTGCGTTTGAGGTACCGGGCTCGTACCCGTTGTCCGGGAACGGGTTGGACGAGCCTACGCACCGGCTGTTCCTGGACGCGCGCTCGCGCGTGCAATTTAACGACGTGCGTGGCTTACTGGGTTAATTATCTATTTGCGCATTGTTGTCTAATCTTAGCCGCATTGCTATCAATTTTATCGCACTGACTCATAATTAAATTGCGCTTTGTAAGCAGCTATCGCGCCTGTGGTAGGCTTTGTGCGTCAGCGAGGGGTATATAAAGCGATCGCGTTGACTTGCGGAATCAGTTGTTAATAGCCGTTTGGTGAGCATGTTTGAATTAATAATTTGCGCGGCGCTGGTGGGCGCCGGTTTCGCCGACCCCCTCAGTTTTGAACCTATCGACGACGCTTCGGGGCTCGTGTTTGAGCGTTTGGCCGCGCTGCGGCACGTGTCGGACGAGCGGTTTGTGTTTATTAAAACGGTGGACTTTGACCCGCTGCTGCAAGAGTTGTCTAAGATCATAGAGTTCCTGCAAGACCCCCACAACGACGCAACGGCGTGCCCGCTCGTAAAAGCTGTTAAACCGAAAAAGCCGCGCGCTATTGCAGCGCGCATAGCGAAACACCTGTCCTCCCTGACGCAGCTAGACCCCAATTTTGTTTCCTACGAGTTCGACAACACGGATCCCAAGATTAACGAGGTGATTACGGACGTGGTGCAGTTTGATTACGTGGATAGCCGGCAGCAGGACGCGGACTTTGACGAGGCGCACAGCCACGCTCATTGGAGCGACGTCAACGCTGCCGACGCGCGGGCGCTGCTGCGCGGCGCGGCCGCCAACCGCGCCGCGCTGCTGCCCGCCGTGACCACGGCCAACGTGACCGAAAAATATTTGGACTTTGTAATGTGCATAAACGGCAACCGTTCCAGTGACAACGAATGCCTGTACCTGGTTGAAATGCACAAAATGATGGCCCACAAGCTTGCGGACGCGGTGGTGTTTGCCGACGCGCTGGACCGTTTTGTCAAGCAGACGCGGCGCAACAAACTAAACGCCACCAACGGCCTGTTCGACGACACTGCGTTGCTACAGGAGATGCGCCAGCTGGTCAAGGCGCTGGCGCGTCAAAACCTAAGCTGGGCCGTGGATTTTGCGAGGCCGATAAACAAGCAGTTTGACTTGTCGCAGGCGTACCGATTACACTTGTACGCGAACAAAAACGAAATGGTGCTGTGCGTCGCAATGCCGCTAATGCGCGTGCCCACGCCCGTGTTCAGCTTGTACCGGGTGGCTACCGTGCCGTTTTGCCGAGGCACCATGTGCCTAATGATGGTGCCGTCGACCAGCCACATCGCGGTGACCGACACGCGCAACTACTACGCGCCAGTGCCGGCCGATTTTAACACATTGTGCAAGCAGTTCACTGGCTACGATGAATTCCTGTGCCCGGCCAGCCCGCGCATCGCCACCGCGGACTCGGGCGTGTGCGAAATTGAAATGTTTATGGGGCGCTACGTCGCGAACATCGACTCGTTGTGCGACGTGCGCGTCGCGGACAACGGCAAGCAGCTGCTGCTGGACCCGCTGGTGACCGACCGCAAGTGGCTGTATTCGTTTGCGCGCAACGTTAGCGTGGGCTACGTGTGCGGTGACAAGTGGCGAGAGTGGGAGACGGTTGTGCCGCCGGGCGTTGGGCTGGTGGTGGCGCAGCCGCTGCAGACGTGTTCGGCGCGTGTGATCGACTACCCGTTATTTTTTAATGTGGATTCAACCTTTTACGCCATGCCATCGCGCTCGTATTGGCCGCGAAAGCGGTTCAACTACAACAACTACGTGGACGCCGCGCTGCTGAACCAGACCTCCACCCCGTTTGCCGATGCCGTAACCGACCTGAGTTTGGCGCAGCTTAAGACGCTGCGCTCCCGGTTTTACATCCGCGACTATACGGCGTCGCCCAAGCTCTTTTTCTCGCCGCGCCGCGACGTGCAGGCGCCCGAGCCTGTGTACGATACCAACACGGGCGCTGTGCTCATTTTCGTGCTAATAGGCGGCGGCGGTGTTCTGTGCCTCATTGCGGCGTGCTGCGCCGCCAAGCGGTACTGCCGGCGAAAGCGCGCCGGTTCGGTGGCCGTCATGTTTCGGAACGACGAGCGCCAGCCTATCATCACTATTGCAAACGACATGCGCGGCCTGCACATTGCGGTGCCCAACAACAACGCGCCGCCTCAGTACAAAAAAGCCATGCTGTTTCCCATGGAAATAAAGCAATTGAACAACAAAATTGCGCAATAACGCGCCAAGTATACCATTGTGTCGGCGCACAAGTTTTAAATAAACGATTTTATAGATAACGTGTTTATTATTTTCCCAGTAGTGCGCGCGACACGCAACAAGCGCCCGCGCAGTTCGTAAGTGCGCTGGCCAAAATGCGCAATTCTGCAGGCTTGTTTATGATCATGGAGCCCGACAAAGCCGTGCTGCTGTGCGCGCGGCGCGCGTACCGCGGCGGCGTCTCGGCACACGACACGTTTCTGGAAAAGCTTTCTATTCCGCGCGGGCACCGTGATTGCACGGACGCAAAAATTTACGAGACGGCCGTGCGCGAGTTTGTCGAAGAAACGGGCCGGTTTTTTCACAAAGCGCACATCTACAAATTTCCCTTTACGCTGCACTGGACAGACGAAGGCGTCACGTATAAATACTCCATATACGTAGGCGTGGTGCGCGGGGCTCTTGTTAACGTGCAATTCAAACCAAACACGTACAGCGTCAAGCTGTTGCCCGGCGTGGTGGGCAACGACTACCGCATCGTGTTGCGCCCGCGCCGCTACAACTGCGAGATCGCGCGCAGCTTGGCCATTGTGCCGCTAAACCAATATTTTGAATACATGATCAACAAACAGCTCACTACGTACGCGGCCAGCAACTACGGCGAGTTTTTTGACTTTGTGCGGCAGGTCAAACGCCTGTTTGACGACAACCAGCTGCACGATTTCTTTTACGCGTCGCTGAAACGTGTAGAGCCCCATGACGAACAGCGGTGACTGCCTGACGCGCAGCGAGCTGCACGCGCTGTGGGGGGAGGCAATAAACACTCTCAAGCGCACTTTGCAGATTAGAAACGTACACGCTCATTTGCTAGAGGACGACGCCGCCGACGTGAAAGAATATATAAGAGCGAATTTGAGCCGCTTCACAGTAATCACCGGCAAATGTTTCAAGCGCAAGGTGTGCCACCACCACAAACGGGTCACAAGGACGCTGCACCTCCAAAAAAGCTTAGTTCAAGAGTACGTCTCTTCCGTGACGGACGTGTACCGAGCTGCGAAATGGCAAATTTGTCCGAAACAATGATGAGTAACGCGTTGGTAAGCAGCGAGTCCGGCTGTTTTAACAAGCTGGAGTCCAAGTACAACTCGGACTATTTGAAGATGTGCATCAATTACTTTGAAAAGCGGAAGATCCCCTATTTTGTGGCCGCGCTGCCCTGCTCGATGGACGACCGCAAAGCTTCAAAACGCCCTAAAAGAATCAGTCCGCACAACATGTACATCCTGTTTAACAGCTTCTACACCAAGATTCGCCGACCTGAATGGCTCAGCAGCCCCGTGATGTGGAAAACCGTCAAGGCGCAGAAGGAACTTTCCGATTTTGTCAAGATGTTCGATTGCACGCAGGAAATGGGCAAGGATATTACTAGCCGCTCCAGCTCGGTGGCGGAACCTGGAAAGCGCCGGCGGTCCGCGGCCACCGACGTAGCCGAGGCGCAGGAAAACTGCGAGCAACGCGACAAATTGTATCAAGAGTTCTACAACGTGCTGGGAGAGACTTTTAAAAACGGCGTGGCGCCCGCTGTCAGCTCCCTTTACAACGGCGTGATTACGCGCGATTCGGTAACGAGAAACATGGAGTTGTTCAAGAGCGTCGCGCTTAAGCTGCCACCCGCCAGCTATGTACCTACACCGTTAAGCAAAAAACGTCGCGCGCCTGTGGCCAAGAGGGTGCCCGTTAAGCAGCGCCGCGAAGCCAAACCGCCGCCCGTGTACGCTAGCGACAACACGCAAGATACAAACATGTCTGAATAATTTTAATAAAACACTTTATTTTTATTTTTATTTTTTCATTGCTATATACCTTTATTTTAAAATGTATTATTGTTTAGCCGCATTTACCCTCCTCGTAGCCTCAGTACCATATGCAGCGTGGACTCCTTTTGTATGTTGTAGTCGGCCATGGTTTTGGCGTCCTCCAATTGTTTGCCCGCATAAATAAGCCGCTGTTGGTCCACAGGCACGCCCTCTTTGTCGGCAATTTGCTGCTTCACCTGGCCCACAGTGTCGCCGGGCTCCGTTTCCACGGTGATGGTTTTTCCGGTCAGCGTTTTGACAAAAATCTGCATTTTGTAGCCTTATTAATGACGGCCGCGTTAGCATCCAACGGTTTTAAGCATCAGCTGGCGCGGCTGGTACACGAGCGCGCGCAGCGCGGCTACGAGCGCGACGTGCGCCGGCTGGCCGACGAACTGAAAGCGCGCGGCGTACCCGCAGGGCAGCTGGGCGACGCGCTCGAAAACATGGGGCGCCAAAGTCAGCTTCTGGCCGATGTGGTGCGGGACGACGACGAGTTTCGCGTTGTGCAGCGGCGCGACCTTAGCCAAAACACTATCGACTATCTAAACCGACTGCAACACGACAAGCTGTTTCGCTGCCGGCTGTGCTACTCGCACGCCGATTGGCTGTGGTGCGCGTTCCACAAAACGCACGCGTACCGCGGGCCGCGCGACATGAACGTCGACGCGTACGTTGACCATTTAAACAGCGACATGGGCGTAGTGGAACTTGTGGAAGAATATTACCATTATTTGTCGTCGTGCAACGACAAACGCAACGCCAAGCGTGCCCTTGTGATGCTCACCAATTTTGAATCGCTTTCCGACCTTTTAGCCAATTACAATTACCCCGCGGACGACGCAGACACGGTCACTTTTGAGCTTATGGACTTTGATTAGAATGTGGACGCCGCATTGGCCCGGTTTGTCTGCACGTACGCAAATCATGACCCTGCGCACACTTGCGGCTTATCTAATGCATTGACCCCGTTGCGCGATAATGAGGTTTGCTGCGCGCGGCCTTGGCTGCAGCGTATAAAAGGCGCGCGTCCGCTGCACAAAGTCAAAACGCATCATGCATCGGTTTGTTTTAGCCGCGTTGGCCGCGGCCTCCTTGTGTCAGCTAAACGCTGCCAAAGACGAGCTGGAACACATCACCGGCACCGGACGGCTTGTGCAACTCTTCATTAACCACCGTTATCTGGCCGTCCGGCCCAACGGCATTGTTGAAGGCACGTCCGACGCGCTCAGCGCAGACACCGTGCTGCAGCGCGTCCGCGGCAACACCAGAGGGCACATTTTGCTGCGCAACGCCGTTACGTGCATGCACGTGTGCTTAGACCGGTGCGGCACCATGTACGCGTCCGCGACCGTGTCCAGTGATTGTTTTTTAAACGAAATGTTTACCGAAACTAATCATAACGTGTTGCACAAAGTGTATGACCGCAAGGTTACGTACGTCGCGCTAGACAATGTTGGCCGCGCACGCCGCGTGCAAATTTCGAAGCACCGTAGTTTAAGAAACATGAGTAAATACACGTTTATTATGCGCAAACCGTTGAACTACACCGTAATTACCCAGTGTCCCAAACATAAAAAAGTTGTTAGACATCGCCATTGCCGTTTGTTGTAATGCATTATAATCTTTGTAATTTTCATAAATGTATAATTTTAACGTTTATTGTTGTATAATCTTTGTAATTTTAATAATCAAATAAATGTATTCAAACATATATTTGTTTTTTTTTAAGTATTAAGTTTAAAATGCATTTGAAAACTATTATAATTGCCACCGTTGCGCTGGCCACATGCGTGTTGGCATGCACAGAAGACGGTAGAAATTGCCAGTACAGTTACGAGTGTTGCAGCGGTGCGTGTTCCGCCCTGTTCAAATTTTGCTTGCACCGCTAAGCCAAATCAACGCGTCTTTCGGGTATAGCTATACCCGAAAGACGCGTTGAATTGTAACTAGTTTTTCAAAAACGATTGTGCTTGAAAAACGTAATCTATTTTTAGCAATGCGTCAGCGCTGATTTTGCTTTTCGAGTACAGCCATTCTTGAAAAACGTGATCTATTTTTAGCGATGCGTCAGCGCTGATTGTGCTTTTCGAGTACAGCCATTCTTGAAAAACGTAATCTATTTTTAGCAATGCGTCAGCGCTGATTTTGCTTTTCGAGTACAGCCATTCTTGAAAAACGTGATCTATTTTTAGCGATGCGTCAGCGCTGATTGTGCTTTTCGAGTACAGCCATTCTTGAAAAACGTAATCTATTTTTAGCAATGCGTCAGCGCTGATTTTGCTTTTCGAGTACAGCCATTCTTGAAAAACGTAATCTATTTTTAGCGATGCGTCAGCGCTGATTGTGCTTTTCGAGTACAGCCATTCTTGAAAAACGTAATCTATTTTTAGCAATGCGTCAGCGCTGATTTTGCTTTTCGAGTACAGCCATTCTTGAAAAACGTAATCTATTTTTAGCGATGCGTCAGCGCTGATTGTGCTTTTCGAGTACAGCCATTCTTGAAAAACGTAATCTATTTTTAGCAATGCGTCAGCGCTGATTTTGCTTTTCGAGTACAGCCATTCTTGAAAAACGTGTGTTATTTTTGCGTAAACAATCGTTTAAACACATAAGCATGAAAGCCATTTGCATCATTAGCGGCGACGTGTACGGCGAAGTGCACTTTGAGCAGAGCGCGCCCGGAGAAACCGTCTACATCACGGGACACTTGCTTAATTTGCCGCGCGGCTTGCACGGTTTTCATGTGCACGAGTTTGGTGATACCAGCAACGGGTGCACGTCAGCAGGCGAGCATTTTAACCCCACGCATCAACAGCATGGTGCCCCCGACGCCGCAGAGCGGCACGTTGGTGACCTGGGCAACGTGCGCTCCGCCGGCTGCACCGCGCTTACGCCTGTAGACATGAGCGATAATGTAATTAGTTTGTACGGCCCGCTGAGCATTCTGGGCCGCAGCTTGGTTGTTCACGTCGACCGCGACGACCTGGGCCTCACCGACCACCCGCTCAGCAAAATTACGGGCAACTCGGGCGGCCGGTTGGGTTGCGGGATTATTGGAGTAAAATAGCGGTGCGTCACCGCTAAACCCGCTTTTCAAGTATAGACGTAACCGAAAAACGCGTTCCTATTACAAGAAATTGTGGTCGTGCCAATTCACGATATATGCATTTTGTGGCGCGCACACATGCCGATTGCACGTGCCCAAACGAATTTATCGGGTGATGTGGTAGGATGATTGCGCTCCGCCCTTCACCGAGCGACCCCGAGTTGCAAGCGGTGACAATTGCCACGCTGGCCAGTTTGCCCCTGCTGACATTGTTGCTGTGCACGCCGCAGATGGTGATTTCTAACTGCGTCGCGGCCGGCGACGCGTGGGTCAACGGCACAATGCAATCCACGGCTGTCGCGCACGCCACCATGCACACCGCCTGTGTGGCGCTCGCCGCAAGCGCGTTCCTGGCAGGCTTGTTTGTGGCCGCGGCGGACAAGGTGCCGCGAAACCCTGCCGCGCTGGCCTTGGCGGCCGTCGTGTTCTGCAACAAAGTAGTTCTGGTCGCGGCGGTGGTTAAATTTTACTCTCGCGCCACCGTGGCCGGTGGCGAGTTGGTGCACGGCCGCCTGCATGACGCCGTCTACGGCGGTTCCGCGGCGCTGTGCGCATTGTACGCCGCGACGGCGCTCAGCGTGCTGCACGTCGTGCGCTGGATTTGTTACGCATGGGTGGCGCTGGCGGAGCTTTGCGAGCTGGTGCCGTTTGCCGCCACCGCCATTGCCGCGACGACGCTGTACGTAATTGCGCTCACGTTGGCCGGCATTGTCATTCCCGAAAACGGCCTGCTCATGTTCCGCAACGCGTCAACGGCTTTGTGTAAAACTGACGGTGTGTGGATTAGCGCACGCCTTAGTATCGCAAACCTTTGTGCAGTGCGAACGTAAATCGCAGCAATGTTTACCAATCCATTTGTTTTACGCAATTCGGAATTAACTCGTGTCGAGTTAACAAATAAAGTTTATCAACCGTTTCCTTTGCAAGATCAAGCGTCGTGGGCTGTCAAGAAATACCGTATTAATTATGGACATCTGCCCGTTATACTTTGCAATGTGATAGCGGACGCCAAACACCCTAGTTTTGATGATTTTGATAGTTTTTTGTGTCCATTTTGTGAAGAGTTAATACTTAAACAATATTTTAAGGCTAAAAAAACAGCTGCAAACAACTTGGCAACGGCCAATTGTGGTTTGCAGCGTTTTAAATATTTTACGAACCCAACGGCCAGTTGTGAACTGCAACGTATTAAAAATTTGGAACAAAAAAAACAAGCCGTGGCATAAGAATAAGCCTTTGTACGAGCCCGGTGCCTGCCAGCGCAAGTTTTACAATAAACGTAGGTAACACTTTAATTAAACAAATGTGTAATATAAATTATAAATTTAATAATAAAAATTAACACGAGTTTTGCATTTTATTACACCTCACACAATTCCTCGTAAAAGTTGTAAATTAATCTATTTAAATCACATTTGCCAAAACGTTTGTATTGCCGCAATAATTGCGCCACAAACTCGCCGTCCAGCACAGACACAAAGCATTGCACGTAAAGCAAGTCCCAATTTTTGCGGGCGATGACCGCGTCCAGCCTGTTTTTGTGCTCCATGCGCAGCATGCCCACAAACTTGAGTCGGCTGTGGCCCGCGTTGGCACACCCCAGCCCGTTTACAAACGGCAAGTTGGGCGCTACCGTATAATTGATGTACGTGTGCACCGCCGTGTAGTTCAAATCGTCGGGCTGCAAGGTGGCCGCCACGCGGTGCGGCACCCACACGCTGTCGCTGTACATTTTCGCCCACTTTAAACATAGCGCCTCAAACAGCCGTTGCTCGAACAACGCTTGCGCAACGGCGAGCAAACCGTGGGTACCCGCAACCGTCGAGAACGCCGCGGCTTGCAGCGACGGCACCTGCCTGTGCGGCATATAAGGCGAGCACTTGCGCGTTTTAGCGTAAAGGTCTGTCGGCCGCGTCATGGCTCCGTCCCGTGCGCTGCAACGCGCCGTCAAGCAGCGTCAGTACGTGCGCGCCGCGGAACTGGCGCTGGAGTCGCGCGCCAACCGCGAGTTCCTGCTCAAGCTTCACGACGCCGATTTTTGGAAGCGCGTGTCGCGCGACTGCTTTGGGCGCGACCGATTCCTGGACGCGTTTTGCGACAAAATAGACTGGGACGTGGTTTCTGCGAGCCCGCTGACCGTAGCCACCGCCAAAGCTTTTGCAAACCGACTAAACTGGGAGCTGGTGTCGCGTCAGCCGTTTCTGCGACAAGAGTTCATCTACGAGATGGGAGAGCGCCTAGACCTGCGTGTCATTTCCGCCAACTACAACAACCTGTCACTGGCGGTGCAACAGCGGCACGCGGCCGCTTTGGACTGGCGTCGCGTTGTGCTCAGCCACACGATGATCGACGAGTGGTTTCAGAGTCCCATTGCAGAGCATATCGACTTTAAGTTGGTGGCTAAACACAAGCGGCTCAACCGCGCGCATTTTGGCGCGCCGCACTGCATGTCCAAGATCGACCTGACTACGTACATGAGCGACCCGCGCAAAATCAGCGACGCTCTAATTTTGCATTGTCTGCGCGAGGGCCGCGCGGAGTTGCGCGCGGCCGCCGCCGCCGTCCCGTGGGCGGACCACATGCGCGTATTTGACAAGTACCCCGCGTTAGCGGACACGCTGCGCGAATGGGGCGTGCCGGCGTGGAGCGCCGCCAGCGCGCCGCCGGCCTACTACATGCGGCCGCTACCCGCCGCGTTTGAGCGCGACTTTGTGCGCACCGGGTATTGGGACAAGTTTGTCAGCTACGCGACCGTCACCACCAGCGACGCTAGCGCGACGTTTGCTTTGATGGTGTTTGACAACTTTAAATCCCACGTGGACTGGGACCAACTACAAGCCGCCGGCCGTTTCGTAAATTTGCCCGTGTTGTTTCGCGCAAACGAGCCTATCGTGACATTGGGCGCGAGCGACGAGCAGGTGCGCGCCGCGTACGGCCGCTTCGTGGGTGCCGGCGCCGACGGAGAACACATTATTCCCATGCACATGAGCGTGCGTGATGCGTACTTCAAGCGGCGACTTGTGCAGCCGTGCGCCTCGCAATGCGAGCACGACAAAGCGCGCGCGTGTGAACGCGTTTTGGACCTCAACGGTGGTGAGGCGCTGCTTAACTGGAACTTGTTGTCTGCCACACAGCCGGTGTGTCCCTTCAATCAGCGACAATTGCAAAATGCCAACGCGCAAACGTACCATCGCGACAACCCGCATTTTGTGCAGCAGGTTTATGAGATGATGATAGCCGCACAGATGAATATTAATTAGCCGATAATTGGGATAAAAGCGATGCGTTTACCTCATATGGCCAGATTTGGCAAAGATGTTCTCTCATAAGAACGACGCGCGTCCTTTAACCAAGCAGCTGGACCAAATTAACAAAATTAAACAAAAAATTACCGTCGAAAGCCAGCATTTTGAAAAAATCAACAAGCTGACTAAAAATTCCGCGGAGCTGCGGGAACTTCAAAAACGCGTCATGGACTCAAGGCAAAGCTTTTTAAATTACGGAGTGCAACATTTTTAATAAAACACAATGTCACAGCCAAACGTTTATTATTTTTCCACACTCAAATTGCTTAGCCGGCCTGAAGAGCTGCGCGGCGAGTCGCGCGCAGGGCTCAGCTCGCCGTCTTCCCGGTCGTAGCCGTGCTCGCGCGCGTACAGCTCCAGCTCGTCGCGCGGCGTGGCGCTGCGGCGCGGTGGACTGCCGCGCGCCGCGCGGCAAAAAAAGCGCGCACCGTCCGGCCAAAAATAGCGGCCGCTGCATCGCTGCAGGTGCCGAGCCGCGCACCGGTCGCGCACGCGCAACCGACGGCGTGAGCTGCGCCGCCAGTCCACGGCCGCGTTGCAGGGCGGCGACGCGGCGGCACACATGAGCGCAATTAGCTCCCGCGAGAAACGCTTAACTGTAACGCGGTGTCCGTTTGTACTGCAAATCCATTACACTACAAACACTTTTACAAAGTCGGTTACGTCTTGCCGGCACGTCGGGCACTTGCCGTCTAATGCAAAATAGCATTGCATGCACACACAAAAATGGCGGCAGGGCATCAGCACGGTGTCGCGTTGGCGTTCGAGACAGACTTTGCATTCCATGGCTTCGCTGGCAGCGGCCGGCGCCGCGGCGCTCTCAAGCGGCGCCGCGGCGCGTTGGCGCGCCGCGGCGCAAAACCCTTCGCCCTTAATGCACACCACAAAGTAGCAATGCGGGTTGGCGAGCGCGTGCCGCTGCCACGGGTCGTCGCCCGGCAGCCAACCGCGCACGCGACAGTCACAAAAAAAGCAGGCCGTTTCATCGCCCAGCTTGGTGTGGAACATGCCCGCCTCTGCGATGGGCGGCACCATCGCGCGCAGCGCGGCCGGCCAGTAGTCCTCGAACGTGGCGCGGCGCGCATCGGGGTGCGCCAGGCGGCCGTACACGCAGCGCGGTTTACCGGGCGAGACCAGCACGGTTTCAGTGCTCAAATCCTCCGCAAACCGTTCGCTCTGCGCTATCTTGCTCGCGTACACGCAATACGGTGACAGCGTTGCGTGCACAAACTCGACACAGTCATCCTCGTGCCAGTTTCGAATCACGACACCGCAGTACTCGCACGTAACCGCGTCGTCCGCGTGCTCGTATCTAAACCCGTTCACAATAAGGTTATTGACAAACGCTGCGTTATCGATGGGGAAGTTTTCAAACGAATTGTGCCGGTCGATCAGCATGCCAAACACGTTCTCGGCGGTGGCGTCCTGCTCGTCCTCGCGCACGTTGATCACGTACAGTAATGGCGCGTTCATGTTGCAAGCGTGGCCGAAATAAGCAGCGCGCTAGCGTCGTTTTGGCGCAGCGACACGTTGAGGTGGCCGATTTTACAGCGCGTCTCGGCGTTTACGACGTGCACGGTAGACAAATCGTGGTCCAGTACCACAAATTCGTAATCTAGGACGTTGGTAATGTAGCGTTTCTCAGGATCGATCTTAAAGTTAAGCTTACCGAGTTCGGCCAGCGCGGCGGCGTCCACGCACTTGTCCAGCGCGCCGTTGCTGAGGTGCCGCAAAATTGCGTAGTGGTGCAGCTTAAAAGGTGCGCATTTGCTGGAACTAAACGGCAGGTTTTTGAGCAAATCATCGGTCGTGAATGTAAACGCGCCTTCCGCGCACGTGTTCGGCAAAACGTGCTCCATATTTTATATATACCTTATTTCGGGGCGCGCAGCCAGTCACAGTCCAGCAGCCATGGTTAGCAAACGCGCAAACCCCGATAACGACGAAACGCAAGGTTCGAAGCGCGTTGCGCAAGAAACGCAGCTGATGCCGTTCAACAACAGCGGCTTTATTATGACGATCAAGGACGACGGTGTGCGCACGTTTGCGCCCGTCGGCGCCGTGCAGGCGCAGCGGAACATGGGTTGGCAGCACATGGTGCTGGCCAACTGTCGCGCGCTCGACTTTACCGCCATCAACACGAACTACGGCGACGTGCAGTACCTCAAAGACAAATTTGCAGAGTTAAAAGGCCTGTCCAACTACTACAAGTGGCGCGAAGAGCCGCAGCCCGACGACAAGGTGTGCATTATGGAGCCGGCCGTGGGCAAATGCACTTACACGATTGGGTTGCGCGTCAAGGGGCGCCCCAACGGTTTTGCCATTTCGGAAACGGGCAGCGTGCACCGCTCCAAAAGCACTTACGGGCAATTTTTAAGTACGACCTGGTCGTCCATTCACGAGCACAACGAGGTGTTTGGTAAGGTCATGAACAGCTACTACAAGTACGAATACCCGTTGAAGCTTGAGTCTAGCGTGTGCGCGCATTTGCCGGAAAAGGAGCACGAGCGCGAACTTAAGGCGCGCCAGTTTTTGTGGGTGAGGCGCGAAAACAACCCGGAGGTGTATGCCACGGGGCAGCTCGACCGGCCCTTGGACGTGGTACCCATGACGCTGGACGAGTTTGACCGGCTGTTTGAGATAGGCAAGACGGATGGGCCGTCGCAGGAGGTGCCAGTGGTCGTGTGCGGGCGCATCGACGGTGTTAAATACGGCAAAGAGATTCAAATGACGGACGTCAACGGACGCAAGTTTAGCGAGAAACCGTATTCGTTGGCGTTTAAGCCCATATTGTACCTTCTTTTAGAGCCATAATAAGCAAAATGGAAGCCGACCTTTGCGCCGCGGTGAACACGGGCCGCGCGCTTCTCAACGCCGCGTTTAAGCAGCAGGATAAAAAAATTGCCAAATATTTTGCCAAGCCCTGCGAGGGCGGCGCCGAAAAGATGTTGATGCTGGCCGCCGACATCTACGGGCAGATCGAGCAGTTGGAGGCGCTGCTGTCCGTCGCGCACGCGCCCGACTCCGAGAAGCTTGAGTTTGCGCGGGACTGCTCCGATTTGGACATGGACCCTGCTGTTTTGGCGCGCGTGTGCGCCGGCGACGCGGCACACTTTGCCACCAAGTACGGCGCGTCGCAGGCGCTGGCGCGGTACCCGGTTGCGTACGATGCGTTTTTGAGGCACAGCGAACGCTTTGCGGATGCCGCGCGCAATTTAAGCGGCGAAAACGTAAACCAGTTGGTGAAGAGCAAGTGCGCGGCCATTAGGCATTTGTGCGCTTTAGAGTATTTGGTCGGTTTGCACGTAAATAAAATAAATTAAATGGTAAACATGTTTTATTTATTCCAATTGTACGACGCGGTGCGCGTAGTGCGTGCCGGTGCGCACGCGTTTGCCGCGAAGGTAGTCGATGCCGATTTCGCTGTCGCACGCTACAACGCGGTTGTGCTGCGCGGCGCGCTTTACCGAGTTGAGGCGCCGCGTCGCCAGCTCGAGCGGGTTGTATAGAGTCGATTTTTCCAGCGTAAAAGAGTTAAGGTGGCCTTTGTTAAACCATTCCAGCGTTACTATAATGTAAAGCAGAAATAGCGTTGTTTTGTCGCAACTATCAAAGGCATATTTGTTTTTTAAACAATAATAGTAAAACTTTAGAGAATTATACAAGTAAAACATGAAATGGTCAGCCTTCATGTAGAATTCCACGTCCGTTACAAACAGCAGGTTCACAACGCGGGTTTGCAACAAGCTGGTTAGTTTGCGCAGGTACAGCATGGAGTTTTTGTCCTCGTCCACGAGGATCAGCAGCACGTGCGGCGTGTGGTCGTTGAACACGAGTTTCAAATCTTCGGCCCGCAACGCGCGCACCACGGTGCGCCAGTGCGCCGCCGCCACCTCCAGACAGAGGTATTTTTTGGAAAACACGTGCCGCTTAATGATCTCGCTGACGGACGAGATGGACGCCAAGTATTTTTCAAACGCCGCGTCCTGCCAGCCGCGCACGTTGGCCGGCGCCGCCGTGTCCGGCTGATGCTTAAAATCCAGCCCGCTTTGTATCAGCTTGGTGGTAATCAGGATGCTGAGCTGCTGGCCCAGCGTGTAATGGTCTTCGTACCCGCGCTCCCACATGACATTGCACGCAAACTTGATCAGGTTGTCCACGTTAGGTTGTTGCAAAATGCGGCGCAGCCTGTCCGCGTCGCCTTTGTGCCAGCGGTCGCGGCACACCAGCTTGAGCGCGGCCGCGTCGTGCGCGCTCAACGCCGGCCGCGTAACGTCCACGTAGTCGTCCACGTCCTCAGGCGTGGCGCGCGTTACGTGCGTCAGCGCGTGTAGCCGGAAGACCTTGACGTCAAACACGAACCGCACAAAGCCGTCGGCGTTCACTTGCAAATCGCGGCGCACGCGCCGCGGCAGGCGCACGTCCGCGCCGCTAATGTATAAGTTGTACAGCAACAACGCGTCTTCCTGTGCGCGGCACACCGCCGGCAAGAATTGGGTCGTGTAGTGCAGAGCTTGCGCAAACATGGAGTCGCTGGCCATTGCAAACAAGCGGCAGTTTCGGGAGCGGCTGGCCTACGTGGCCGACATCGCGGCAATGATGCAGCGCACGCTGGACTTTATGGCCTTGCACCGCGCGTGCACGCGCGCCGACGCGGCGACGCTGTGCCTGGCAGACGACACCGCCGCCTGGGTGTGCGGCCGCACCGACACGTGCACGTTCGCCTCGTTCCGCGTGCGCATCGCCGCGTTCCAGCACCCCTCCCGCCCGCTGGCACACTTTATGTTTGAAGAAAGCCTGGCGCAACGCTGTAGCGGCCCGCTGCCGCGCTACACGTACATGAATTACGCACTGTTTCGAGACGTGTTGGCCATCAAGCTGACCGTGTACATAGGTGACCCGCACGCCGACGGGTTGCCCTACTTTGTGGACTTTGCCCGAGGCAGCGCGCGCATTCGCGCGTCCGCCGCGCTGCGGCCCGAGTTGCCGCCGTTCGAGCGGCACGTGGAGGAGGTGATAGCGCAGTCGGTTTCCGAATAGCCGCCCCGATGGACACCATTAGGCTGCAGCTGCGCGAATTTTTTGCAGCGGATGACGGTGCGCAGCCGCTTGCGCTGGACGCGCCCCACCTGCTGGAGCACCAGCGGCGCGCATTGGAGTGGATGCTGCAGCGCGAGCGGCGGGGCGCGCCGCGCGGCGGCGTATTAGCAGACGACATGGGGCTGGGCAAAACGTTGTCCGTGCTTATGCTCATTGCCAACGACGCCGCCACATGCCAAACGCTGGTCGTGTGCCCGCTGTCGCTGCTGCGCCACTGGGCCGCGGAGAGTGGCAAATACGGCTTGCGCCTGCAGCTGCGCCAATTTCGCAACGGCGACCCCGACGCCAGCTTGGACGGGCCGCAGGTGGTGGTGACAACGTACGACACGCTGCACTCGCACTACAAACTGCTTAAGACGCGGCGGCGTGCCAGCAACCTGCTGGCGCACCGCTGGCACCGCGTGGTGCTGGACGAGGCGCACGTCATTAAAAACCGAAAAACGGCCGTGCACGCGGCCGCTTGCGCGTTGTCCGCGGAAAACCGCTGGTGCATCACGGGCACGCCCATACACAACCTGCACTGGGACATGTACGCCATTATCCATTTTTTGCGCTGCCGTCCGTTTGACAATTTAAACGTTTGGCAAATGTTGAACCACTGCCGCAACGACACGAAACGCATAAAAAGTGTGGTCAAAAAAATTGTGCTAAAGCGCAGCAAAGAGGAAGTTGCGCTTGACGTTCCGCCGCTGAGCGTGGAGTATGTACCCGTGCGTTTCGACGCGGCGGAAAAGGCCGTATACGATTGCCTCAAAAGCGAGTCGCAGCGCGCGTTCGACGAGGCGGTCGCGGGCGCGCCGCGCGGCATGCAGGCCGTGCTGTGGTTGCTGTGCCGTCTGCGGCAGATGTGTTGCCATCCGGCGCTGGCCAAGTGCGCAGACCTGTTCAAGGAACAGGCGCACATATTTGAGCCCGGCTATAAGAGCAGCAAGTGCCGCCGCGCGCTGGAATTGGTGCAGCGTGTGCTGGACTCGCCCGACGACAAGGTGGTGCTAGTGTCGCAGTGGGTCGAGTTTTTGCACATTGTGGCGGAGCAGTTGCGCGCGCTTAGCGTGCCCGTGCTGCTGTACACGGGCCGGCTGCGCACCGAGGAGCGCGCCGCGGTCGAAAACCGCTTTAACGACGCCGACTCGCCGTACCGCGTGCTGCTCATGTCCATCAAATGCGGCGGCGTGGGGCTGAATCTAACGGGCGGCAACCACCTCGTTTTGTTGGAGCCGCACTGGAACCCGCAGGTGGAGTTGCAGGCGCAGGGCCGCATCCACCGTTTGGGCCAGCGCAAACGCGCGCACGTGTACAAAATGCTAGTGGACGAGGAAAACAGCGTGGAGCGCTACATGAAAACGCGCCAGGACAAAAAGCTTGAGTTTGTCGACAAGGTGTTTGACCGCTCTGTGCCCAACTACGACGACATTAAAAAGTTTTTCAGCTTGTAAGCATGAACGCGCAGTACGCCACGTGCTTTTTGTGCGACGACGTCGTGTACCTGTTCAAAAGGCATTTTCCTAACACGTCCCGTGCGGCGGCGGCGATGTACCGCCGCCGCACGGCCATTGTGCGCGGTGGCGTCGTACTGTGCCCACGCTGCAACTCAACGCTCAATGGCAGCGATAAGCGGTGCGCCCCCGCACTCCGCGGCAACCCTAATTAGCGACGGGCGTTACTTTGAAGTGGTGAGCGAACCCGACGGTTGCGTGGCCCTCACCGTGCGCCGCTACAACCCGCACGTGGTGGGGTTTGCGGGCATCCGCTCGCACACGCTAGAGCGGCTGCGCGGCTTGGGCCTGTTGCCCGCCGGCGCTGCCTGCGCAGTGCGCACTGTGCCCGCCGCGTGCGCACGCTGCCGGCGCAGCCTGACGTTGTTTCCCGCTGTGTCGTGCCTGCCTTGCGGCCACTCCTGTTTGTGCGCCGACTGCGACGAGCTGCTCGCCGCGACGTCGTGCTTTAAGTGTAGTATTAAAATAGAGTTTAAGCTAAAGTATAGAAAATAACAAATTAACTGGTTCAAATAAAAATAATAAAATACAAAAGGGGTTTTATTTTTAAAAAGTAAGCGTCGTTTAACATGCCGTTCACGCTCATCATTGTGCTGGTGGTCTTGTTATTTTTATGTTTGTTCACCAGCAGCAACACCGTCAACAACAAATCGTACGCGACTACCGATGGTGGGCGGCAAGCCGCGTTTTTTGCGCCCGCCGCGGCCGGCGACGAACTGGTCGAGTTTGAGCGCTGGTTTAAAAACACACTGTCGCGCGTGTTTGCGCAAAAAGCGGAAAAGGTGAACAGCCCCACGCGCGCCTGGAACAGCGAGACCGTGTTCGACAATTTGAGCCCATGGACGAGCGCGTCCGACTTTGGTACGATGTGCCACACGCTGATCGGCTACTGTGTGCGCTACAACAACCAGACCGACGCGTTGTACCAAAGCCCCGCGCTGGCCGACAACTTAATAGGCGGGCTGCGCGCCGTGTGCGCGCGCCTGCCCGACCCGCCGCCGCACCGACAGGCACCTTGGGGGCCCGTGGCCGACTGGTACCATTTTAGCATTACCATGCCCGAGGTGTTCATGAACGTGACTATTGTGCTCAACGAAACGCCGCACTACGAAGAGGCGGCGGCGCTGACACGCTACTGGCTGGGCCTGTATTTGCCCACGGCCGTCGACTCGCTGGGCTGGCACCGCACGGCGGGCAACGCGATGCGCATGGGCGTGCCGTACGCGTACAGCCAGCTGCTGCGTGGCTACGCACCGTGGCAGATTACGCAGGAAACCGGCGTTCAGGAAACGCTGCGCACGGTGGCGTTCCCGTACGTGGCGGCGGGCAACGGGCTGCACGCCGATTCTATCTACATCGACCACATCGACGTGCGCGCTTACGGCTACCTTATTAACTCGTTTTTTACATTCACGTACTACACGCGCTTGTTTGGCGCGAACGCGGTCAACACCGAGGGTCTCACGCGCGCCATTCAAAACGTTGGCAGTCCCGAGGGCGTGGTGGTGCCGGGCGTCATGTCGCGCAACGGCACGCTGTATTCCAACGTGATCGGCAACTTTGTCGATTACCCCATCGCCGTGCACTCGGCTGACCTGTCCAAAGTGCTTACCAAGCTGTCGGACACGTATTACGGTGCCGTGGTTGGCGCCACCACGCGGCTGGCCTATTACGAGGCAGACCCGACCAACAATACACAGGCGCCGCTCTGGACCATGGCGCGCCGCATTTGGAACCGCCGCGCGCGCGTCGTCAACTACAACTCTAACACGGTCATGTTTGAGTCGGGCGTTATCCTGCAGTCGCCCGGCGGCGTGCTGCGCGTGCCCAGCACCACCACGTCCACGCAATCGTTCCGGCCGGCCGTGGGCCAAACGGCGCTGGCTAAAACGCGCACCGCAGGCGCCATCATGGTGCACGCGCGTTTTGCGGAAATGAATAACCTGCAGTTTAAATCGTGCACACTGTTCTACGAGCACGGCATGTTTCAGCTGTACTACAATGTGGGCGTCGAGCCCAACTCGTTGAACGGAGTCAACGGGCGCGTGGTAGTGCTCAGTCGCGACACATCGGTAAGCACCAACGACCTACCGTTTGAAGCGCAGCGGCTCAACAACGGCGGCTCGTCCGACGGTTCGGCGTTCAAACGGGGTCGTGTGTCATCGAGTGCCCAATTACAAACTTTACCGTGCCCTCGCTTACAGTGCGAAGCCCCAACGCGGCCCGTGGAACTTGTCGAACAAGTTATTAGTTTTCAAAGCATGTACACGGCTTCGGCCACCGCTTGTTTTAAATTAAACGTTGAAGGTCATTCGGACGCCCTGCGAGCGTATCGCGTAAACTCGGACGAAGTCGTGTACGTAACTACGGGCGCGGGCGTCAAGGCCTTGTTCGCATACCCGTGGCTCATGCTCAAGGAAGACACGACTGCAGTGTTTATGTCCGCCAACGAAGATTTGGAAGTGTCGTTTGGCGTAATCGCAAACGCCTTCACCGCCATCGACGAACCCACCCTGCAATACTCGCCGGTCAACTGCCACCTGCACGGCAACGGGTTTCGTCTGACCGACGGGCCGCCCAATTTGCAGTTTGTTTTTGACATTCTCAACTAAATTAATGTAAGCTAAGCAACAAACGATCTGACGTAAGACTGACTAAGTAATAAAACCATTACAATTGTTTAATATTTTATTTAAATAATGTTATTTACAAAGTTTACTAGGTATTGTTTGCGTGCGCAACAAACGGTCAATCCTCACGGCCAACGCGTGCGCTTCGCGCTGCGCGGCGCCGCACTCGGAGCGGTACAAAAACTCGCGGATGCTGCCGTCGCTGTCGCGCACGCCCATGGACCGGATCTCCGCCGTGATGCGTTCGTGCACGCGCGCGTGTTCGGCCAGGCGCGCCGTCAAGTTACGCGCCGCGCCGCAGATCTTGTGCAGCTCGTCGTCGGGCAGCTGTTGCCATGACATGTCTGGCGCGCCCGCGCGGCGCGTACCTTTATATACCACGCTCCGCCACGCGCACGTCAAGCTCGATAAACTCAAACCCGTTTTTAAGCACGGCTGTGAGCGAGTCGACGACGCCGCCGACGGGCCCGGTGACCTTGCCACCCGCACTGTGCTGGCGCACGTACACAACGGCGTCGCCGACCACCATCTTGCCCAAGCACTCGTACGGTTGCCGCAGCCCGCTGATCTCGATGTCGGCGGCCAGCGCGCCGGGTTTGAGGCGGTCAAACGCGAATGTCACGCGGTTAGGACTTTCGGCCAGCGCGCGGCGGCACGCGTGATGTTTGTCGATGCGCACGCGCACGTTTTGCAGGGCGTCCATCTCACTGCGCGTCTTTGCGGTCACTGCGCGCCAGCGGCGCTAAATACAAGTCCAGCGCGCCGTGACTTCCCACGCGAAAACGCAGCCGAAGCGGCATGTTGGCGGTCAAGCCCACCTCGACGCTTGCGTCCAAGTTGCTGGCGCGCGCGAGCGTAGTTAAATAGTCCACCGCAAACTCCTGCGCCAGTGGCCGGGCCGGTGGCGTGCGTAGAATCACGGCGCCGCGCACGCCGCCACCCGCGTCGGCCGCAAGGCGCAGGCCCGCCGAGCCCGCGGCCAGTTCCATAGTGGTCGCCCCCAGTCGCTGCAGGTCGCGGCACGCGCGCGCCAGCTCGCTGCTGTGTACGGTCAGCGCGCAGTCGGGCTTTGCGGTGGGCACGCCCAACCGTTCCACGTCCAGGCTGACCTGCGCCAGTGTTAACGCGCGGGCGCGCTGCGTAAAATGCACGTGATTGTCGGGCGCGTCCACGCGCAAGGTCAGCTGCTCGCGCGGGTCGACTGCGCGCAACACCCGAAACAGCCCGTGCATCGGCACGCTGAAAGACACTTTGCGCTCGCACGCGTAACGCGCAAATCCGGCGCGCCCCAAACGTAGGTCCACAAGCATCACCCGCTCCGCGTCCATTCCCTGCAGCCGGACGGCGACCGCGTTGCAATCGAACGTGGCGTGCGACAGCAGGCCGCGCACCGCGTCCACAACGCCCAGCAGCTCGGCGGCCGTCGCAAAGGTAGCTTCCACCATTGTGGCTGGAATTTGCAGTGCCGCGCGGGCTTTTATTATTGCGTTTTCATGAGGGCGTTGTTGCACATCAGCAGGCTGGCCATCACGTCAAACTCGCCGCAATCTTGCGGCAGGCCGGACCCGCCGCGCATCCATTGCAGGCTTTCCGTCAAACGATTGCCCACAAACGATTGATTTTTGGTCCATTGGTCAAAGCGCGTACCTTCCACTTTTTCGTGGCCGGTATAGTTGTTTCTGTTAAACTCCTTGTAAATGTTGTCGGGCGTGTTGTTAAAAAGCATGTACGGAATGTTAAATATGGGATAGCGGCGCGCGGCGGCGTCATTGTGGTCGCCGCCGCGCACCACGTACTTGCGCTCAATCCGGTCAAAGTTGGATTGACGCGACAAGAACGACACGGGCGACAGGCAGATTTGCGCGTGTGTGCCGTCCTCGGCCATCCACTCGGTAAGATCTTCGCTGCGGTTGAGCACACCCTTTTGACCGTGCACGCTGCACACTTTGACACCTTCCAAATCGTCGGTGGATGTGACCACGGTAGTCTTGATTACTACCACATCGCCGGCCAGCGCCATACTGGCGCTCAACGATTCGACAACTTGGTTGCGCGTTTTGCGAAAAAACACGTACACCTTGTACACGTTGAACGCGCCGTTGGTGCACGCTTCGACCATGCAGCGCTTGCCGTCGTGCGCCCACGCCACTTTGACGCTGCTCAATAGCTGCCCCGCAAAGTACTGCACCATCCCGTCGGGCAGCGGCGGCGGCGCCGCGCTGCGCGTCGCCGGCAATAAACTTAAGCGCGGGGCGGTGCTTTTGCCCACGAGCGCCAGCTTGCCTTTAAGTTTGTTCACCTTGTTGTTGAATAGCCGAATCGGCAGCGTTATGTGCGGGATGTAGGGGTCCTCGGCGGTCATGAGTTTTGAGTCGCGCACCAGCGTCCACAGCCGCACCATTTTGTTGTTTAGCAGCACGCCGTCGCCGACCGCCACGGACAGGCCGACGGGCGGCGCGCCGCGTTTACTGTACGGCATGACGGGCATGGCGTTTTTTAGGTTGGTCAGCGCCACGATCATTTTAGGCACGGGGATGGTGTAGAACAGGTGCGTGTACTCAGCAAAATAGTACTGTTCCAGCTTGGACATGAGGCAGCGCACGTCATCGCCCTCCTCGATTTCGTATTTGCCCACTGCCGAGTCGTGAAACAGCGAACTCTTGTAATGGTACTCGTACGGGGTGAGCAGCGCATGCACCGTGGCGTGCACCGGCGCCAAGATGCGTAATTTTTTGGCCACGCACACCATACCTTCGTGATGGTTCACGTACAGAATGCTTCGCGACGCTTTAAGCTCGATCGGGCACCGGTTGATCTTGAGCGTGTACACAATTTTGGGCACGTCAGCGCGGCGGCATTTGAGGTTGGTGGGCCGGTCGTTAAACGCGATCAACAGCGAGGCGTCGTCGCAATGCGCCAAATCCAACACCGGCGTTGCCAGTCCCGCACGCAGCAGCTCGTGGAATTTGCTAGCCACCAGGTCGTAATCCACGTTGGGCAGCCGCGCGTTGCGGCACAAAAAAAATTTTTTGCCCGCCACGGTCATTTCTCCGTGAAAAAAGCTGCCGATGAATTTGGCAAAATCTTTTTTTTGCTTTAGCATCTTTTGGCGCACGCTGTCGTTGGTGATGCGCGTCACCTCGTTGCCAACGCGATACTTGAGCACGGGCAGCGCAATCTCGATGTTGTTGTTGCTACAGTTGTCCTGCTGGCTGGGAAACGAACGTCGCTGTTTACTAAACGTCTTAGACACGCAGTGGATCAGCCGGCCGTTGACCACGCTGTCTACAATTTTTTTAGACTCCTTGCCGTGCAGCACGGTTTGCCCTTTGCGACGTTTGGCCGGCGGCGCGTCGCAGTCGTTGGGTTGGCCCTGGTATTGCAACACTGTGGACACGAGCAACAGCTCCATTAAGTACGCGTGTTTGTAAATTATCTTGTTGGCCAGGTTGTCGATGGAATAGCAAATGTCGTGGTTCATGATCATTTTAATGTGCTTAACCAGCTGCTGCTTGTGCAACTTGCTGAATTTAAACAAAAAGTCGAGCGGGCGCCACTTGCCGCTGCTGGCCAAGTACGTTTCCAGCACCGCGTTTAGGTCGTTGGTGACCACGTAGTCGGAGGCGTACACGTCGCGCGCAAACAGCGCGTCACCTTGCTTGTCGTACACCAATTGAATAGCGCGATTGATGTGCTTTTCAGCGTCCACGTTGCCGTACAAAAACATGCGCTTGCAGTGCTTGGCGTACAGCTTGTCGTAAAAGTTGTGAATGAGCACGTTGTTGTTCATCATAATGTTGGGAAAGCTGATGAAGCGCCCGTCGAGCATAAACGTGCCCCGCACGTTGTTGAGGGTGTCAAACTGCGCGTCGGCCGCGCGCAGCCGCGCATCTAGCGCGGTGCCAAACACCACCAGCACACAGCGGTGCAGCACGCAGGCGCGCCTACTATTAAGGGCGCAGCACATGTACGATTTGCGCTCCTGTATTGCGGCCAAGCTCAGCGGCGCGCTTTCCGGCAAACAGCAATCCAGCACAAGACGCAGGCCGTGCGCGGTTTCCAGCTTGGCGTACAGCGCGTCAAAGTCGCGCACGACGTCCGTCATCGCGACCGCTTCGGCGCGCACTGATGGCCACGACGCGCGGCGCGCTAAAGCGCCACGCCACGGAAGCGGTTGATTTGGGCACGCAATTAAAGCAAAACAGATTATGCGACGCCAATACCACAAGCGACATTTTGAGTCATTGCCAGCTGGAGGAAATTGATTATTACGAGGCGCTTAAATTGTCGTTTAATTATGACCAAACAACGAGCGACACAGACTTTGCGCTCGACGTGTTTCGGAAAGCCAACGTGGTGGCTAAACAAGTACGCAAATATCGCAAGTTGACTGACATGCACTACAATAATTCGGTGCGGGATGTGCTGATGCTAATTGACCGCGCGCGCGCCGTGCTGGCCGACCCGGCCAGGCGGCGGCGCTACAACGCTATTGTGGCACACAAAAACACCAATGTACAAATCATATTTGACAGGCTCATGTTACGGCTGGAACAAGTCAAAAAAGAGCTTGAAGCGGCCACGCAAGATTACGCGGCGCTGGCGGCCGCCGCGGCCGCTAAGCCACCGCTGGCCGCCGCGGCCGCGCAACGGCTGGCCAGGTGGCTGACTGCCCAGCCCGTGCAGCCGCCCAAGCGGTCAAGCACCTTGAACCGCGTGCTTGTTCGGTGGACGCCGTTTGCGCAGGAAGAAACGCGCGGCAAATCGGACATTGAGCGGATGGTCCGCGAACAGTTTGCACAATTTGGCACGATCGTCAGGGTGTATGTATGCGACTCGCGAACCGACTCGGCGATTGTGGAGTACTCCACGGCGGAGGAGCAGCGGCGGGCTATTAATGAAAGCGCGGCGCCCAGCGTGCGCTTCACCGTGACCGAGTACATGCTTACCGAGTTTTACAATTCGCAGCTAAAAAGCAATTTGCAAGCCAGAATAGTCAACGTTAGCGACAAAATAGACGAATTGTATCGAACTTTCACAAATTTAAAATTGCGGTATGAAACGGAATTTGATAACAGTCTCCTATAAGTTCGCCGCTGCGTAGTTGGGAAATTTTTGCAAACTATAATAGCTTAAATCGCACGTTATTGAAGAACGTATTATGTTTTGATGTGGGTAACGACCTAATAAACGTCTGAACGACACAAACATTTAATTTCGTTCGCCGTCAATTATATTGAATTGCGCGCATGTTGTCGAGACGTGACAAAACGATTGTGTCGCCCACGCGTCTCGTTATTACATAAGGGCACGTTTACACTATGCTGCTTTGCATAAGGGCACGTTTACACTATGCTGCTTACTGTACACCTTAAAGACCGGCAATATTATTTGTTTAAATTGTTCTGGGAAATCTGGCCCGCGTGCGCGGCCGATTGTGGTATCTGCTTGGACGCTCTAGGCGCGGCGGGCGGCGTGGTCGGTTTGCCGGACAGCGGGCTGTTAAACCTGGACAAAATGTTCCACGCCGAGTGCATCGCGCGTTGGAAGCGCGAACACGCGCGTGACCCGTTTAACCGCGCCATCCGCTACTACTTTGCGTTCCCGCCGCCCACACTGCACGAATGCCGCGCGCTGCTGCAGCACACGCGCGGGTTCATTGGCGACGACGACACGGACCGCACGTACGCGGCCGTGCACCGACGCGTCACCACCGAGGACGCGCTGGACGTGGAGCTGGACTTTGCGCGCTTTTTTAAACATGGTGCACGCGCTGACGACGGCGGACGTTGACCTGATAGCAAATGTGTTAAGGGACAATTTGTTTTTGGTGGGCGACAACTACATCATGTGCAATGTCTTTAACCAGGAAGCCGATCGCGTTGAACCCGTGTGCCTCGGTGAAATTGGCGCCGTACAAGCCCATCCGCCCGGCCAAGATGCAATGCTGGATGCATCCTCGACGAGCGACGTGCCGAGTTCGTCGCTTTCGCAACGCCTACCATGATGAACGCGATCAGGCCGGCCTGCTGCACGTGACAGTGTACAGCGGCATGTTTTTGGACGAGCGCGCGCAACCGTACTACAGGCGGCTTTTGCGCAAACGCACCGACGCCGCCGCGGCGCGGCGCGCGTTCCTTAACGCGGGCGACGTGCACGACTGCTTGTTGATTGAGCCGGCGCCCAGCGAGCGGTTCAAAAGTATCGAGGAGGCGGGCGAGACAAACATGAGCACGCTCCGGATTGTGCTCGCCACGGTTACCGGCTTTTTGGGTCGCGTAACGCCCAACGAATACTTGTTAATCGTCGACCGGCTGTTCGTTGACCTCGTGTATTCCGAGTTTCGCGCCGTGGTGCTGCCACAGCACGCGTACCTGTTACAGCGCGCGTGCGCGCCCAGCGACAGCGAGAGCAGCGACGACGAGCGCTGCGAACGCCGCGTGCCACCGCCATGGAACCAGATTGTAGATGCGGCCTACGTAGCGACCGCGGACGCGCAGTACAACGAGTGGCAGCGCCAATCGCAATATATTTACCGCACATTTCTTGTGTATGTAACTTTGCTCACGGCTGTGTTGAAGCAAAGCAACCCGTTTATCATTAGCAGCAGCAGCTCCGCGTCGGTGATACTGCGCAATTTAGGCAAGTGTCCCGACAACCCGGAACGCGTCCAATGCTGCAAGCTGACTTTCGGCGGGGCACCGCCGGGACACTTCATGTGTCCGCCGCGCGCCATTGTCAAGAAAATTTATAGTTACATTAATTGGGCGTTAAACCCGCACAAAGACCGGCGGTACAGCACGTTAATTGCGCGCCCGGCAGACGCCGCAACAGGTGCCGGCTCGGGAGATTTACGAGAAAACATTAACGATGATTTGCATGCGGACGACTTTACGCCGCTTGTCCTGCTCGACTGGGACAACTTTGTCGCCGCGTTCATGGACTATTTTGGCGCTGCGCCCGGCGCGCCGCCGGCAAGTATTTAACGGCTGACCTATTTGCTGAACAAACACTGTTGTCTTGGCATATTATCGGCTGGTCGCCAACATGAAAAAAGTGTCGCTGGGAAAAATTATAGAAAGCATTGTGGATGACAAATACAAGTTTCGCTTCAGCGGCGAGCGGTCGTCCGATAAGTTGAGCCTCGACGAATATTATAAAACGTTTGAGGCCAACCGCGTCGGGCAACAGACCACGTACGGCGTGGTGGGCAAACGCGACTATGGCAAAGTGGACCAGTTGGTCAAAAAATGCTAGCATGCTGCGCGCATCGCGCCGTCGTTTGTGGGCGAGCAAGCAAACCGGGGAGAAAAACGTAATGCTGTGTTTAAATTGTTTTTTTTTTTTAATTAAATACCATGTTGCCATTTTCTGTAATATTGTCAAAACGTCGCACTAACTTTGTATTGTTTGTACAATATTAATATCCACATTTTACTTTATGTTAACGCTTTGTAAATGGCTGTCGCGTTGCAATAATTTTATATACAAACAATGGAGCTTAAAAATATTCAATTTGATTGTCGACCAATCACGCAACAGCCATTAAAGGCAGAGGAAACTTTAACAAACATTTTATTAAAAAACAAAGCATTGTTAACGTTTCACCGACATCAACAAAGGTACAAAAAAATTTTGACCTGTAATGATATTTGTGACATGAATTGTGTTTTAAGTGTTGTATATTTAGTTATGATGGGTTTTTCTTTATATAAAATACATATCTGAGTGAATATTTATATTTTTATAGTTGTAATTTAATATTAGTACTAACTTTACTTTGTGTATATTTAGCAATTTTAATAAATAATGTGATGACAAATTCTGTCGCAAATTACACAAGATAAACAATTGCCGACAAATATTTAGACAATTTCGCGGTTGCGAAACCCAAAACTTGAAGCTATTATACAAATTGTCCCAACCTCTACTACCCTTTGTGTTGATAAAGACATTTCTCCAAATATTTGTGGTTTTATTTACATTGTTGACGTTACAGGAAAATAAACCGTGTTTGCAGGCCGCAGCGCTTAATTTGGCTTGTAAAGATTATTTTGTTTGGTATATAAATACAGTTTTCACGCAGACGCTGTGTTATTATGTTCAGAAGTTTAGCCGTCGAGTGGACGTTCGCGATGCTGTATTCCGTTCACGCGCGTCGTTTGGAGTTTGACGATGTAGTTTTGGACCTGAGCCGGGTCGTGTTTACCGTGGACCCCGGCGGCAACGAAGAATACATAGTGTTTTTAAACTTGAAGCGAGCTTTTTTCAAAAACTTCATTGTGGCTTGCGACATGTCTTTAGAAACGCTTGCGCTGCACCTGTACCAGACGGCAAGCTTGACGGTGGCAGGCGTCGCGCCGCCACGCGCGCCCGGCTTTGTGGAACACATCAGTTTCAACGCGTCGGACCGCGACCAATCTATAATAGTGGACCTGGCGGCGGACGCGCGCCTCGTGGTGGCGCGCCGACTGCGTACTAACGAGTGGTACCATCAGCGCGCAAGCGGCTTTGCGGACTTTCAGCGGCGGCACGAGCAGCCGGCCGCGCCCGTGGAGAGTGACTTGAACAAACGGAACGTAATGGACCGCGAACTAGAAATAACGCTATACACCAGCGACCTGCTGTGCTAATACTCGTCCTCGTCACTGCTATCGACCGGCTTGAAACGCTTGCTTGCAACCACCTGTCGCGCTTCGTTGCGTACGGCGGGCTTGCGTTGGCGCGCGGCGCACGCTCTGTTGCTGTCTGCGCGCTCAAGTTCCTCTTCGCTGTCTGCGCGCTCAAGTTCCTCTTCGCTGTCTGCGCGTTCAAGCTCCTCTTCGCTGTTGCTACTGGCGCGGCGCCGCACCGGCTGCGGGTCGCTGTCGTCGGACATCTCGTCGCGTATGATTTCGTACGCGGCGCGCCGCGGAATCCACTCCAGCCCGCTGACGCGCACGTAACGCTCTTCAAGCGCTTGACGCGCCTTTTGCAAAGCCGCGTCTTCGTCGCCGGCGTTGGGCTTGTGGTGCTGCGCAAAGGCCTTCACAAACAGCTGCTTGGCGCGCCGCGGCATTTTCTGCTCATACAGCGCGTCGGCCATGTGGAACATCGTCGTCGGATGAGGAGCTTTCGGAGCTGGTGGTGTCGGTGTCGTTGGCGTCGGAGCGCGCTTGCCACTGGCCGTGCACGCGCGTGTACTTTTTCCTGACAGCGCAAACGGCGAGCTTTGCGGCGACTTGTTTAGAACCAAACTTGCGCAAACTGCGTTCGTAGAATTTGTGGAATATCCTCTTACCGTTATGTGGCAAATTTTGCAAGTTTTCAGGTAGCATATCAGTAATGACAATATTGTAATTAATATTAAAACACTATATTGGTACAAGGCGTTTTATTTACCCAAGGGACGGATGAATGGCAAGAGCGCACAACCATGAGATTCAACTAGATCTTACACTTACCGCTAGATTATGTTTTGCAAGCGCACAGAGATTCAACTAGATCACTTAATTACACTTAACGCTAGATTATGTTTTGCAACATGCTGTCAAGCTCGAGCGCGCCGACTTTTTTGTCGACGTCAAACAGGCAGGGGTTGTTGGCTTTGAGGTATTCAATGTGCTGCTCGTTTTTAACAATAAATACGCGGCTTTTTTCGTCGCGACGCACCATGACGCCGTGTTTGCAAATCGAAATGTACTTGTACAGGGGCAACAGCGCGTCGCGCGCCTTTTTCAGCAACAGCTTTTGCTCGGGCGGCGCGGCCACAAATATTTTGACGGGCCCGTCAAAGTCAATACCAAGGCTGTGGTTTTTAAGGCGCTGCTCACGCGACTTGCTCTGCCACTCGCGAGCGCGCGTCGCGTCGCTTAGCTGCGCCACGATGTGGTTTTTGTAAAACGACGAATCCAGCACGTGCCTAAACTCAACGTCGAGCAGCGCGCAAATTTTTTTCAGATATTGCGTGCGCACCCGCTTGCTGGCCAGCCGCGCGTCGTGAATGCCGTAAATCTCGACGCTGTCGTTAAGCCGGTCGCGCTCTAGCTGCTTTAGCTTTGCGTTCATCAACCTGATGTCATCCGACTCGTCGATTTGCGAGTTAATTAACGACTTGAGCAGCGACACGTTAATTAGCTGTTCGAACCGGTCCATGGCGCCAACAATAGTTACAAACCCTCTTATAGTAGCGACGGACGCGTAATGGTCTCGCTCACGATTACTTTTTTGGACAAACCCGCCACCGAATTTGACCTCATTTTGGACCCGCAGAAGCTCGACAATGTGGCGTTTTTTTCCAACGACGAATTCAAGGCCGTGCTCAAAACGCTCATCGCGGACCTCAAAAAAAAGCCAAACTATTTCAACAGTTTAATGGACCAGATGATTAACGTGTACAATTGCGTAGCCAGTGACCCCGCGCACACCGCCGCTTTGGTAAAAGTAATTGACGCTACATGCGTCATTGTCACTAACTTGCCATCCAACGTGTTTAAAAAACTAAAAACGAACAAATTTACCGATTACATTGATTACCTTATTTTGCCCAATTTTATTTTGTGGGACTACAACTTTATTGTGTTTTTGAACAACACGTTCAATTCGAAGCACGAAAACAGCCTTGTGGACATTTCGGGAGCGCTGCAAAAGATCAAGCTGACGCACGGCGTCATCAAAGACCAGCTGCAGAGCAAGAACGGCTACGCGGTGCAGTACTCGTACTCGACGTTTTTAAATACCGCCTCGTTTTACGCCAACGTGCAATGCCTGAGCGGCGCCAACGAAGTGGTGCCGCCGTTGCACAGCGTGCGGCGCTACTTTGGGCGCGACGTGCAACACGTGCGCGCCTGGACCACGCGCCACCCAAACATCAGCCAGCTCAGCACGCAAGTGTCCGATGTGCGCCTTAACGAGCGCGACACCGACTGGAACGTCAAGGTGGGGCTGGGCATTTTTCCCGGCGCCAACACCGACTGCGACGGTGACAAAAAAATTATTACGTTCCTGCCGCGGCCCAACTCGCTCATCGACGCCGAGTGCCTGCTGTACGGTGATCCGCGCTACAGCTTCGTATGCTTTGACAAAAACCGGCTGGCATTTGTGCCGCAGCAAATTTATTACCTATACAAAAACTCGCGCGCCGTGGAACGTCTGCTGGCGACCGTGCCGTTAGCGCTGCACCTGTGGCGCTTGCACGCCGGCGAGCAATTTTCGGTGCGCCTAGAACTTTTGCTTCGCGATTTTAGCCTGGTGGCCAGCTCGAACGCTAGCTATTTGCTATTTAAAGAACTGTCCGCGCTAATTCAGGACGAGGAAATGGTGTGTGGCGACAAGGAGCTGTTTGAGCTGGAGGGGCAGTTTGCCGCTATGGTAGAAAGCGGCGCCAAGGGCAGCGCCAACCTGATCAAAAGCACGCGCCAATACGCGCGCACACTGCCTACGGATGTGGATGTAGTGTCGGCGCGCGCTATTGAGGTTGTAAACAGTTACATTTTATCGCACAATAAAGTGCAGGTGTGTGGCGCGGATATTTACCACATTACGGCCGTGCTGCAAAACCTGTACATTAAAAACAACAACGTGTGCTACAAAAACGACTCGCGCGTTTGCGCTAGCATTTGCGCGCTGCCGTCCGAGTTTTTGTTTCCCGAACACCTCCTGGATTTGTTTATAACCGAATAAAACAAAAATTATTTTTAAACACGTGTATTAGTTACAAAATAAACTACAAAATAAACAAATGAAAATTGATGTTTTATTAGCCATTGCTGCAGCTTTGATATTTTCGCTCAAGCTGTTCCATTTGCCGCGGTCTTTACCGCCCCTATGGTTGCATTGATAGCCGTGCTTGTGTTCGTGCATATTACGCTCGTGCTGGCTTTGTAAGTTGTAGTAGTTGCGGCGGCGTGTGCGCACGCACGACTCGTCGTTGCCGGCGCCCACGGCTTCTGCGTCATTGCAGTGGTCCTGGTATTGGTTTCGCACGGCTTTGGTGGCACGCGCGTAGTGGCACTCGTCGTCCTCCGTCTCAAACACAAGGTCGGCGCAGTTGTAAAAGCCCTCGCCCACGGGGTCGATGCGCTGCCAGCGCACGTACATAACGAACTGCCCGGAGCGGTAAGGTACCGACACCGGGATCGAGTACACTTGATTGCTCGCGCAAAGCGGGTCGCCCGGGTTGGGCACCAGCGCCGAGTTGTTGCCGCCAATATATTCGAGATCGTACCACGTAATGGGGTTGCGCCGGTCCCACGTGGGCTTGGTGATGAACACTTCAAAGTAGCTGGGCTCGTGGATCGCGGTGGGGCAAAAGTGTACGTCCATGGAATACGCATTTTGGTAGCGGTTCATGTACAGCACGTCGGGCCGCCAGTTGTAGAACGGCTCGTCCATGCCGCTTTTATCGCCGAACGGTGCGGCGCGGTCGTTGGACGCGGCGCCGCACAGCGTGTGCGGCACCACGTCGCGCTTGACCATCTCAAAGTCGCGGTAATTGGGCCCGGCCAACGCCGCGTACTCGGTGTACTGTTGGAACATGTATTGTGCCGCCAGCGCAGCCTCGCCCGAAGGTACATCCATGGCGCGGTATTTGTAATACACCGCCTTGTACGCGTTGCGGCACGCAACGTCTGGGATGTCGTCGCCATTGTAGGGGTCGGGCATGTCGTCGCCGTTGTTGGGCCACCAAAACCGGCCGTCCCGAAAGCACTTGTATTGCCGGGCGACCGGCACGGACAGGTATCCGTGCGCGCGCACTGCGGGCGCGAAGAACAGCGCAAACAAGATTACACCCAGTTTGTACATGTTTAGGGAAAAACTTATAATAAAAGCCAAATTTTGCCAGTAATTTATTTTTTAACCGTTTATTTATTTTTGTACAAACAAAATTTGTAAGTGTTGTTGGCGCACTTGGGTTCGGGCTCGTCCTCGCTGGCGCCGGCTTTCCGCTTGCGCTCGTTGATCTTGACCAGTAGCGCACGTTTTTTGTCGTGCGCCTGGTGCTGCATGTACCGTTCTAAAATGGCGTTGTAGCATTCGGCCAGCTCGTCCTTGTGTTCATCACCGTAGATTTCCAGCAGCTCGTTCATAAACGAGTTCAAAATGGTCATGTGCTTCAGCCAGCTGACGCGCATGGTGCGCGGGTTAAACAAGCGCAACGGGTGCGCCTTTTGCGTCACGCTACCCTGTTTGTCCAGCAGCAAGTACGGGATGCGGTCGCCGTTGCCGGGCACAAAGTCGGTGCCCCTACTAACGAGGATTTCGCGGCAGTGGCGCGCGATGGTGACAACGCGCCGTTTTGCCGGCGGCTCGTCGTCCGCTTCGGCGGCGCGCCGCTTTGGAGCCGCCGCGTCCGCCTTGCCGGCGGCGTCGTTGTACGTCATGCTAAAACTGTAATCGGTCAGCGGCTTGTCATTGCCGAACGCGTCGAGGTACATGAGCATGTCCGACCGCAAGCTGTTGAGGCAACCGCGCAGGTCCTGCCGGCGCAGCACGTGTTCTATAGCGGAGCGGAACGCCACGCGCATGAACACGGGCATGTCTTTTTTTACCAACCATCCCTTAAACACCACCTTGTTGTTGTTGTTAATGTAGCAGTACTTTTTCTTTTTGAGCAGCACAAGCACGCTCATCAGGTTCTCGAACGCCATTTTGTACCCGTTGGTGAATTTAGCGTTGACGCGCGCCTCAACGGCCGCGCAGATGCGCGTGAGCGTGGCCATGCGCCGCTCCGCGGGCACCTCGTCGCGCTTAAACACGGGCAGCACAAACGTCGAGTCCGTGTCGCCGTACAGCACTTTGAAGGCCAGCGTGGACAGGCCAAACTCGCGCAGCAGCTCGGGGTCGTCGAACAAGCCTTCGATTATGCCAATGGCTGCGGTCAACTTTTCGCGGCCCACCTTGGTGATGTAGTTGGCCAGCGCTTTGCAGAAAATGCCGTAGTAGCCGTAGATGCTGTTGGCCGTGCGCTTGCTTAGGTTTTGCATCTGGTCGTACAAGTCATACAAAAACTCCGATTCGGTTTGATTGTCGCGGCACTGTTTCAATTCGCTGCGCTGCTTGAGCAATTTGAGCAACAATTTAACGTTAATGGCATTTTTATCTTGGTTAAGGTACATGTTGCCATCTTCGCACAAAATCAGGTTAGTTAAACATGCGCAAATGTCGATCATGATGGTAAGGTACAGCGAGTTAAAGTCCAGCGAGAACGCGTACTCGTACACGCCGGCGCGCGGCTGCAGCACCTTGCCGCCTTCGTACTTGACGGCCGCGCCGATGGCGCCCAGGCAGATGGCGCCGACGGGCACGTCGGACAGCGGCACGAGTTTGCGCTGCAGCCGCTTCCCGCCGGAGATGATGCTCAAATCGTCTTTGTTAAAAAAGTACGGGTCGAGCTCGTCGCTGCCTGCGCGCGTGTTGGTTAGCGCTAAATGAAAAAACGTGCTGCTGATCAAGTGCGAAATGTTGCAGATAAAATCGTCGGTGCACAAGCGATACATGAGGCATTGCGAATACATAAAGTCGTTTAGCTTTAATTTGTTGAAGAGCCGAATGGGCAGCATACAATCTTGAACGTTGTACTCGATGATAGTGTCCAGCTGCTTGTCGTTGTACATGCGCACCATTGTCTGCCACTCTAGGTCCACCTTGGCGTCGCCCAAATAGTATTTGCTAAGCGTGTTGAGCTGAAAGTTTYCCACGTCGCGCTTGTTGGCGTCCGCKCCAAAATACTTGTACAGGTCAATGTGGACGTAGTAATTAAAGTAATATGTATCSGTCCSGTTACCGATTTTGGTGATGAAAAGCTTGGTGTTGGGCTGCAGCGCGGGCAGATCGTAGCGCCGCAACGTTGGTTTGCTACCTTTTAAACGCGCGCGTATGTAAGGCAGGTCAAACACGTCGCCGTTGTAGTCCAGGATCACGTCGGGATTGGTGACCCGCAAAAAGTCAAAAAAACACGTAATCATTTCCGTTTCGTCGCGGAACACGACCACGTGCGTGTCGTCATTTGTTTGCGGAAACTCCAACGGTTCTTTGTGGTACACAAAACATACCTTGCTGAAACAATCGTTTTTTTGCAGCGCCAACCCGATGCACATGATGACGTCCGCGTCGGGCTTGGAGCTATTGTGCCCGTCCGAGTGCGTTTCAATATCATAGCACGCCATCACGGGCGCGATGCTGGCGGCGAGCGAGGCCGGGTCCACCAGTTCAAAGTCCTCCGCAAAGCGTTCCAGCGCGAACGGGCGCGCGTCGTCGGCCACACAGTTGTTGCGGCAACGCTGCGCGCGGCGAAACCGCATGTACGCGCCCTCCACCACGGGCGTCTGCATGTGCACCCGGTTGGCGTTGCTTAAAAACTTGTCCAGCGCGGCCGCCTTTTCGGCGTACGAACTGCCGTTTCGCTTGAATTTGATTACGTTAATCTTGTCCATGTGCAAGTCCTTAACGCCCGGCGCCACAAACGTGTTATAACTCAAACAGCGGTTGCGACACGTGGCAAATATGTGCGTGTCGTGGCATTGCTTGTACGAGTACAGGTCCATTTTCATTACAAAGTAAAACTGCATTAGCCGCCCGACCGTTCGCACGTTGCAAAACACCATTAACTCGCCCTTGTTTTTCATCGTAGTAAATGCGCATGACGCGGAACGCGTCCTCTTTGCGACACGGCAAACTCGCGCGGGCGCGTAATTGCAAAACTCCTCTTTTAACTGATTGTAAGTGCGGGATTTTCATTTTGACAAAATGCAGCGGTGGCCGCCGAAGTATGGGGACACAGACGTCAACACGCGCACGGTCCACGACTTGCTGACCACTATCAACTCTATGAGTGCGCGAATCAAAGCGCTAGAACGGTATGAGCGGGTGGTTAGTGAAATTCACAAAGTTATAGCCATGATGCGCCCGAGCTTCAACGCGCAGGCGCTGGAACCCGACGCCATGCCCGCGCTAATCGTGCAGTTTTTTTCTGAATCCGCGGAGCGCAACTTGACACACAACATAAACTACAAGTACGACTACAACGTTGGCGGCGCCTTGCCGTTCCAGCCTCCGCCACCGCAGCCGTTCTACCCGCACCCGCAATACTGGCCGCCGCAGCCGCCACCGCAACAACCGCCGCAGCCGCCGCAACAGCCACCGCAACAACCGCCACAACAGCCACCGCAGCCGCCACCGCAACCACCGCCGCAACCACCGCCGCAACAACCACCGCAACCGCCGTACCCTGAACCGGCGCCAATGTCAACGCGCATAGAGCTCACGGAAGAAGAAACGCGTAGCTTTCAGGTTTTGCAGCAAAACATGCAGCGCCAAACAATCAAATGGGAGACATTTAGAAAAGCTTTATATTTGCAAATGGTTCAGCTGCTACAAGCGCGCGTTGTAAACAGCGATACAATCGTGGCCGTGGTGCGGTCTTTGCAAAACATTGACAATTTAACCAATTACGACTTTAACGAATTTCTAAATTGCGTCGCCCGCGAAACGTCCGTGCGCTTAGACTTGTCGGAACAGTTGTGTCCCACGGTGGTGGCGCTTATTAAATTGTTTAAAACAGCGTACATGTCCATAACAAGCCGTGCGTTTATGTACGTCAACTCCAACGCGCTGACGGCGTCTGTTGTGTCTGTAGAAGCAATGGTTGTCCAACTGGTCACGTTTTTTACAAAAATTTATTTATACGTGATGAAGGTGCAATTTGTGTATACCGACGACAATCATTTTGTTAGGGAAATTCAGGAGTTGTATGTAAACGTTTCTTCACAAATGACCAGTTTGCAGACGCAAATTCGCGACGAACGCGCGTCCTTAAACGGTCTGACACAAAATAACAGTGATTTAATTCGGGAGCGGGACAATGTGGTACAAGAAAGAAACAACGTTCAACACATGTACGACGAGCTAGACAAAAAATATAACAGCGCGGTTGCCGACAACCGGCGGCTTGCCAGCGAGATCGCCCAGCTCAAGCAGCTGGCCGCGCAAAATAAAAATTTACAAATTGCTAATAAAAACTTGTCGGAAGAAAACATAAAGCTGATAAATTCTCTGGACAACATGCAAAGCCAGTTGGATGAATCTCCGTTGTATAACAGCGATTACCGCACTTTAATTGATGTTGAAAAACAAAAAACAAAAAAAGCGGAAACGCGCGTTAAGCAATCTATTACAGAGGGCGCGGAGGCGCGCGAAACAATTTCCAACCTGCAAACAAAAATGGCGGAATTGGAAACGCAACTTGCCGTCCAAGCGGCGGAATACCAGACCGCTTTACAACAAAAGCGTATAGAGTACGAGCAAGCTGTTGCGAGCAATGGCCGCGAGTACGTTAGTAAATTAGACGCTTCCACTGCCGAAATTTCGAACCAGTACGCCAAAATGGAACAATTAACGGCGGCCAACGCTGAACTCACCGCGCAGTTGGCCAAAAGCCAACAGCAAGCGTTTGAGTTGCAGCAGCAAGCTATGCAACTTGAGAAAAGGGCGTTAATTGCCGAAAAGGAACATTCGATGGGCCAAGGCAAGCCCGAAGACGTGCCATCATCAGCTTTGCGAGAAATTTACGAAAAGGCCAGGGTGTTAAACCCGAATTTAGGCCCGTTTGACAATTGGGTTTCGAGCTTGAGCGGCGCCTTGTCGTCAGCGGACGTGCTCAATATAGGCGCCGTAAATGCATTTGCAACGCAAATATCCGAAGCGTTGCAGCCGCTAAACACGGTAATACCGCCCGCAATGCGCTTGCTTGAGGCAAAGCCGGGAAGCGGCATAAATACTGCAGCGCTTCTGAACAGTTTACAATTTGTGGTTAATAGGTACGTTGAAATAATGGGCGAGAACAAAAATTTGATTACCAATTACTCGCAGCAAATAGAGGCCTTGAAATCGGAGCTCGACAAAAACGTCAAAGACGTAGAGCAAATCGACAAACTGGTCCAAAACCAAAACGCGCCCGGCCTTAACAACCAAACCATTCAGTCGTTGCAAAAGGATTTGGAAACTTTGCAAAGCAGATTCGACTCGCTCAACGCTATAAAACGCGAACAGCTGGGGGAGCTGGCCAGCGCCAGCGCGCAGATTGAATTGAGCAAATTAAACGAGCAAATTAACAAAATTAACATTTTATTATCGTCGTACAGTACAATAACAGCAGACATATTTAAATGGAAGTCGGAAATGCTTAAAGTGTACGAATCGCTTGCGCGCACAAGCGCCGAAGAAGAGCTTATGGACTAAACAAAACTGTACTCGCGGTCCTCCTCGTCGTATTTGAGCAGGCCTAACATGTTCATGTTGTTGGGGTTAGAGTTGTCAACGGTCACGAACAAAACGGCCTTTGTTAGCCCGTCGGCAAGGCACGTGGTGAGCTGGTCAAAATCCATGGCCAGCTTGTCCAGCGCGCTAGTGTCGCTTTGCGCGACCTCGTCCGCTTTGCTGTCTACGTAATACACGCACTTGTTCCATCGCGGCTCCTCATTGTCACAGTCCGCCGCTTTGAATTGCACCGAAAAGCTTTCCTTGCCGCTGTCGCTCTCCTTCTGGTCCGCCTTAAACTGCGCCAGGCGCACGCAAACCAAGTGCTTGTTGGCGCGGCTAATGTTGTTGGTGGCGCTGGAACATTTGAGGTTGAGGTGGTCGTCGCTATCCGCGTCGCCCGCCGCTTCCAGCCGCGTGGACTGGCCCGCCACCCAATTTAAAAAAGCGCTTTGGCCTTTGCTCGTGTATTGGCACCGGACGCCGTGCACATTAAACAACGTTTCAGAATTTTTAAAGTAAAGGTCCATCAACTCGTTAGCATCGTCGCAGTTTTTAACAAACGATTTGGCCACGTTGGCCAGCATTTTGGCGTTGGCAAAGCATTCCACCTGCTCCACGCGCACAGTACCCCCCGCGTCCGCCATGTTGATTTCGAACACCATTTTGTAATTGTTGGCGGCGAGCCGCTTGAACACGCATTTGAGCTTGGCCAGCACGTTGACCATTTCTTCGTTTTCAAAATCGGCGCGCGTCAAAACCTGTTTGACCGGCGCAGCCTCTTCGAGGATTGACTCACACTTTTCATAATCGTTGATTTGAATCCATTCTTTAAACTTTGTTTTGACAAAGTTTAGATTAACGCTATAACAGTCGTTTTCCACTAAATCTTTGAAACACTGCGCGTCGCCGTAGTAAGCCTCAGTCTTGTTGTCCGCCAAAAACCGGAACGTGTAATAGCGCTGGTTATCGATGCTGATTGTAGTCTTGTTTAACAATTTGCCAATTACTCGTTTGTAGTTTTCTTTTACTTTTTTCTTGGCCGGCTCGGCGCCGGTCTCGTTCCCGTGCTCGCGCTTGGTGGCCATAATGTGGGACGCGGTGCGCTGGCAACTTTTGAGTGCGGACGAGGTGGAAGTGGCGCCGGAGTATCGCGCGCTGGCGTGGCGAGAGTTGATTGCAAACGTGGCCAACGGCACCCCGCTCGACTTTACGTTCAGGACAATGTTCCAGCGGGCGGATTTTGAAAACTTTGACTACAACACGCCAATCGTGTACAATGTCAAAAATAAGGAGCTAATCGTGTTAAACGAACGGTTAAAAGCGGCGCTAAACAGGCCCGTCCGACGCAGCGATCGCACGATCAATGTGACCACTGCGCACCCTTTTCTGCTATTTATTCTTGTTGTGCTACTGACGGTGCTAGTCGTGTTTGCGGGACGACCGCACCATGTCACAACGCAAGCTCGAGCGGCTCAAGCGGCGCTTGGCCGCGTTTAGCGGCGCGCAAATCAAGGCTGCGCGCGCTCGCTTGTTTGACGCGCCGGCGGACCGGCCGCGCTGCTGGCGCAAGTTGGCCGAGATAGACCGGCAGTTTGGCGTGTGCCGCGGCGTGAACACGGCGCTGGACCTGTGCGGAGGCCCAGGCGAATTCGCCGCTTACACGCTGGCGCGCAACCCGCTGTGTCGCATGTTTGGCGTCACGCTGGCCGCTAACGCGCCGTACAAGCGCGCCGTGCGCGGCCGGGCCAACTTTACGGCCGTCATGGGACCCGACGGCACGGGCGACGTGCTCGATAAAAACGTGCTTTTTGACTTGAGCGTGGCGTGCGGCAACGCGTGCGACTTGGTGCTCGCCGACGGCGCCGTGGACGCGGACGGCCGCGAGGACGCGCAGGAGCGCCTCAACGCGCCGCTCATCTTGCGCGAAACGCAGCTGGCGCTGATTTGCCTGCGCCCCGGCGGCCATTGCGTACTCAAAGTGTTTGACGCGTTCCACGACGAGACGCTGCGCGCGCTAGAACGGTTTGTGGGCCACTTTGCACGCTGGCGCCTGGTCAAGCCGCCCTCATCGCGCCCGGCCAACTCGGAGCGCTACTTGGTGTGCTTGGGCAAGTTAACGGTGCCGCAGCGCGCCGCTTCGCTGGCGCGCGCGTTGACGGTTTTACACGTCGCAGTGCAGCATTTGAGCGCGTTAATTCGCGAGTTGGACAAAACTAAGCATGGATTTGCAAAAGTTTAACTTTGTACTGTTGTCAACGCAAGGCCGAGCGCGCACCATGGCGCTTATGTCGCTTGACCACGCGCAGAAAACGGACCTGGCCCAAGCGGGCCTGTTTTTTCACAACAACCTCGATCAAGTGTATCGGTTGCAGCGTTGCCATGGACAAGATTGACGCTAAGTGTGTCAAGCGCCACGCGTATTCAAGCGACTGCGTCGCGGCCACCAATGCGCTGCTCGCGAGCGAAGCGCTGCGAGCGCAGTCTTTTGCAAGGTTTAAATGGGCGCGCCGGCAATTCGGGTTGCAGCCCCGCGTCGCGAACATGCTCGCGCGACGCGGGTTTTACTGCTTCAAGCACAAATTACGCTGCGCCGGCTGCAAATGTGTCGTGGCCTTCAAATCGGTGGACCTTGCGCAGCGCGCGCACAGCGCGACGTGCGCGTTTCGGCATGTTGTGGACCTGGACGCGCACGTGATAGGCACAATTTTGGGCACCGATCTGCCGCCGCCCAAGTTGCACGAGGACAAAGCACCGCGCGCGAACAGGCCGTCCGCGCCGCCGGCCGACAACAACGTGTCCGATTGCAAGGTGTGTTTTGACAGCGAAAAGTCGGTGTGTTTTTTGCCCTGCCGGCACTTGGCCGTGTGCGCGGCGTGCTCGCCGCGCTGCAAGCGCTGTTGCGTGTGTCAAGGCAAAATCGCCAGCCGAATAGAGACGCTACCGCAGTGATAGATAAGCCCGCAACCCCTTTTGTATTGTATGCCCGCCAATTTTCTCACAGACTGCAAATTCAAGTTAATCAAAAGCGCGACCAAGACTGTGTCGGCTTTGCTGTGCAAGTGCGTGGCGCCGCAGGACAGCGACGGTGGCGACCGTTACACACAGATTAATAATAATTGTAATTTTATTTACGTTAATGTAATAAATAAATAAAACTATAATTAACTAGTGTAATGTTTTATTGTAATTAAATCGATAAAAATATTTATACAGTTTTTGACGTTGGCCTTTAGATTGTTCAAGCCCGTTTGGTCCGAGCCAAAACGCACCGCGTCCGTTTGGTACAGCAGCTGCGTGAGGCGCGACTCGAGGCCGGGGAACGCGGCGGGATCGCCGCTGTCCAGGAACGACTGCGCCTCCGCGGCCAAATCTAGCGCTGCGTCTTGCACAACGGCCAGCTCGTTTTGCAAAGTGGTCATGGCTCAAAAGTCAGGTCGCAGCAGGTAAACGTAAGCACAATACAATTAGGCTTAATGTAGCCGGCGCTAACGTCGTACGCGGCCGAGTCGCCGCTCAGCTCGTTGTTGAGTACGTTTAGCACCACGTTTTTTAAAGTGTTGTTGGCGGTCGTTTTGGCGGTTGCCTCCAGTTGTTCTTCAACAATTTTGTGCACGCGGCCCCGAAACGCGTCGTCGGCGGACAGCTTCGCGGCGTTGGCCTCCAGCCACAGCTTGAACGGCTCGTCCACGAACAACTCTCGCAAAATTTCGTACAGCTGACGGCCAAGCGAGTGCACCTCGTCGTACTCTTTCATGCCGAGGTGCTTGCTCAGCGCCATCACGGCCAGCTCCACCAACGCCCGCAGCTGCTTGTAATACTCGACGTACGCAGGTTTGAGCCGGAGCCCGTCCACGGTGTGTTCCTGCTCAAGCCCGCGCAGCGCGCGGCGATGCGGACGCGCGGGCGGCTCCTCGGACACGGTGGTCAACGGGCAACTGTCGCTCATGATAAACGGCCTTATAATTGGTACACCTCGTCCACCTGCGTCACTAAAAAGTTGGAAAGGTCGCTGACGTCGTCGTCCGACAGCCTGTATCCGTCCACAAACCGCCACGTAATGTTCACCATTTTGCGGTTGCCGAGGAACGCGCGCGCAAGGTGGCCAATCTGCCTATCGGTCAGCAATTTGGACGGGTCTAACGTGTTCACCAGGCCGCAAACGGATGCGTCGTCTAGTTTGTTGACGATAAACATGCGCAGCACGCTTCGCCACTTGGCCGAAAACCGTTCGTCCGGGTACACCTGCTTGTTGAGCCACTCAGTAAGTTGGGCTTTCACAAAAATCACCTTGGTCACGGCCTCTGTAGAGCGCTTTAGCTCGGCCACGAACCCCCGCAGCCCGCCGGACATCTCAATCCAGGGAGCTAGTGTTCTTGTTGAGAATTGCGTCCAGCGCCTGCTCGATCTCTAGCTTTTTCCGCACGCTCTTAGCTTTATGGCTGGGCAAATCGTCCACGGCCGACTCGGTATTCTTGCTTATTATGGCGGGACTGACCAGCACGAACACCAGCACCAAAATAAGCAGGTAAAACGCGATGCCGTTTTCCTTCTTGTCAAACACCAGGCTGAGCACGGCCAGCGCGCCCAGTAACAAGTATAAATTCATTTTGCCTTATTTCACTCGCCAGCGCGGTAATACTGCGATGAGGAGCCCGCGGACGAGCCGGCGGACAGATCGCGCGGGCTATCTTCCTCGCTGCTGCTGCTTTCGTCAAAGTTGTACTTGTTAAGGTACGGCCGCGTGCTGGCCGGCGACTCGTGGTTCATCAAGCGCGCCACCTTCTGCAACGGCACGCCGCTGTTGTACAGATTGCTGCTCAGATAGTGCCTTATCATGTTGCTGCGCGGCCGCTCCATCTCAACGCCCGCCTCGTCCAGCAAGCGGCGAAAATCTTTGAAAGGTGTGGAAGTGTTTTTTGAAATTTGCAACACGGTGGGGTTGCGCGCGTAAATCTCGCGCGCCAGCTCCAGCGGCTTGGTTTTAATCATGTTGAGCGTGTTGCTGCGGTTGCGCTTGCGCTTTAAGTCGATGGTGTTGCTGCGCAGCTTGCCCCGTTTTATAAGCGCGGTCAGGTCGTCCACGCTGAGCTGACGCGCTTCGTTAATGCGCATGCCCGTGCCCAGCATAATGCAAAACACAATGGCGCCGCGGATCAAGCCGCGGTCGTGCACATAGTCGCCGTTCATCATTTTAATCTTTGAATCGATAAAGTCTAAAATGGTGTCGATGGCACTTTTGAGCATAAAATTTTTTTCTTTTTCGCGGATGGTTTTGAGCTCTTTATCGCGCGGCAGCATGACCATGCGCGGAATTTTGTACTCGGGCAGCCCCATGGCGTTGGTGTAAAAGTTAATGGTGAGCTGCAACGTTTCTTTCGTGACCGAACGCAGCTCAAGCATGCGCTTGCACAGCTCCTTAGGGCTCACCAACGGTTGCTGCAGCTCGATCGAGTCAAGCTCCCGGTCCAACGGGTACCCAACGTCTTGCAAATTTTCCTCCTCTACGAGACTGAATATGATTTTAATGAGTCGCGACTTGTAGCTCTTGAGCGTGGTGGGCGCAAACGGTTTGGAAAACATATACTTGCTCCACAGGCTGTCGTTTTTCACCTCGTCCGGCGTGCACCGCTGCCGGTCGGTGGCCAAATCAAACACACGCTCAAACCGCGGCGCCGCTTGTATGCGCGCCTTCCACTCGTTAAACGCGTTCTCGTTCCGCGCGCCTTCCATGTTGCTAGTCAAATTTGTTAAACACAAAAGCGGGGTCGTTCTCCGCGTCGTCCGAGTACTGCGGGCGCTCTCTTAATATTAAAAAGTAGTAAATGACGTACAACAACAGAAACAGTGCCACGAACGCCACTAAGCTGATCAGCACAATGAGCCCAACGGGCGCTTGGTTCGCGGGCGCGTCCGCTTTGGAAGCCTCGCCGTAATCGTAAGCGGCCGCGTCGGCCGCGGGCGCTTCGTCGTTAAGCGCCAATTTGAGCGGGATGTACTCCACGCGCTCGTGGCTACCCAGCCGGTAGTAGGGCACTTCTAGGTTCATCGTTACGCCAAATACTGGTGCAGGTGTTGCGGCTGCGCCTTGATCAGTCGCAACTTGAAATATTTGTCGCGTTTCCGCTTAAGATTGTATTCCATCTGCGCAGCGGTCTTGTAATCATACGCGCTCGCGCTGCGGTACATTAGTTGCAATGACTGCGCGCATCGCAAAAACCGCGCGCCCGCGCCGCGCGCGTGTTGGCGCAACCGCCGGCGCAGGTCGCTGGTAATGCCCGTGTACAACTTGCCATCGTCGCGCCGCACAATGTACACGCACCACACCTTGCTCTTGTACAAACTCATTACGCGCGCCTCAGGAATCGGTCCGCGTCCGCGTTGTTCATAATCATGAAAATAAACCGGGTGAGCGTCTCGCACTGCGCAGCTAGCTGGGACAAGCTCTTCTGGCACGCGCTCTGGGTCAAGTGAACGGCCGGCGAGTCGATGGCGTTGGCCGCCGACGTGAGGAACGCCGCGCCGTCAAACATGTCGGTGCGCCGGCCCGATTGCGTGGCCAGCTGCGCCATGTAAAAGAAAATGTCGTTGGCCTGCGCCAGCGACGGCGCCACCGCCGCCAGGTTACGCTTTAGGTTTATAACGCGCGAACGGTTTTTTTCGTTAAGCATGTAGTAATAGTAGGTGCCCCCGTTGGCAAACAGGTCGTCAATCGCCGAATTGACTAAGTCGTTCACCATGTTGATGTGCACAAAGCTGCGGCTATTGACGGCCTCTTTGACGTTTTCGGGCAGCGTGGCGCGCTTCAACAGCAGCGTCACGTAGTTGTTGGCCAGCTGTTGGTCAAACGGCAGCGGAATGGGCATGTTGCACGTGACCGCTTCCGATACCATGTATTGCACCGCCAAACTGAGTTGCTTGGCCGCTTCGTTGATAGCGTCCTTGCCCAGCGAATCCGCGCCGCTGTTGTAGAACTTTTGCGCGTATTTGGGCAACGAGTTGAGCACAAACGACGGTTGAAAAATGTTGGCGTCCGAGGCGACCGCCTCCGCCACGCTGTTTTGTCGCAGCTCTTTCTGCAGCCCGATAAGGTGGCGCACAATTTCCTCATCGCTCTGCACGCGCTTGATGATGTTCACGCTCACAGGGTTACTGTCGATGCACATGTCGCGGATGGTGTTGATAAATTGAATCATAAGCGGCGTTAGCTCCGACATGTCGTTGCACCGGTAATAGCGAATGATCTTGTGCACGTAGTCAGTACACTTGTTATACCACACGGACTCGTCCGCTTTAAGCGAGCCGGCGCGCTCCATGCGCGCGGCCGTGGACACAGCGGTCGGGTATTCGCCGCTGTGCGCGCTTGTAAAAGTTGCGTTGGTGGGTGCAAACGGATGGCCCGAGGGGTTTAAATGAAAGCCGTCGCGCTCATTCATGGTTTTTTAATGCGTTCTTATGATTGCAAAATGCGACGTGAGGGTTACTTATAATATAATTGTTATGGCAAAACAGCGCCACCAGAATCAGCATAATTACAAACAGGTTGAGCACCGAAAATTTCTCCACGTTGAACAGCAGCAGCAGCACGGCGCAGCCCAATAGCAGCGTCTGAAAGCTCACGCGCCGGCACAAAATGCTCTCGCAGTTGCGAAACGCCACGTTGAACCTGTTCTCGCCCGCAACGTACCGGCGCAGCTCCGCCTTGCAGCACTCGTCGCACAGGATGTGCACTTTGATGATTAACCCCTCGGTGTGCACCGTTTGAAACGTGCGCGGCTGGCTGCCCGGGTGGAACTCAAACTCGTAGCCGGTGGAGGTGGACACCTGCGCAAAGTAATGGGCCAGAATGGACGCGCCCGTCTTTTTTACTTTCACCTTGTACACCTTGATGACGTTAATGTCACACTGCGGCTTGTCGGCGCCGAACCCGTCGTACAAGTACTGTATCAGCAGCGCGCTGTCGTATTTAATCTTGTTCACGCTCGTCCAGTTTTTGCTTTTTTGGCGACGGTGGTGCGTCGCCAAGTTCTGACCCAGCGCATTCGGTGTCAGCGCTTTCCTCGGCGGGGCCATGGTGCGGCGCCGGCGCGTCGGCAAACTTCTTACTATTCCACAGTCTCAGCCTAAACACGGCGCCGGCCACCGACGCGTCGTCCCGCTTGACGAACAGCATGGCTTGCCCCGCGCGGAGGTCGCGGCTCGACAGGTTAAACTCAACGGTGTAGTCGCCGCAGGTGATTACAGAATGTGGGCTGTCGTGCAACGCCTCTAGCTCGGCCGAGGGTACAATGCGCACGTCGTGCGCGCCCCTCATTAAGCGGTGTTCGTTCTCGGCGACAAACTCCAATACGGTTTGCCCGTCGCTCGCGGACACGGCGCGCGCCTTCACTACAATGTCGGACGTGGTGCTGTTGGTGCTCGCCATTATTCTGATCGCGATTTTTACACTTATCTATTATGCGGTGTTTTTTGAATTCGACGAGACGACCTTTTCTAAGCGGCTGCAGGTGTTGACTGAGTACGCAAAGCGCACCAACGCCGACAAGCCGACACCGGATGTGCTGGGTTACGTGTCCGACGTGTACGCGCATACCTACATAGTGACGTGGTTCCGCACCGACGATTTGGGCACCTATCACGAAACCGTGCACGACGACACCGTCGAAATTTTTGATTTTTTGCAACAAAAATTCAGCCCCGCCGAAGCGGCGTTTGCGCAACGCGTCGCGCCCGTGGCCGCCGAGCCGGCTGCGTTCGTTCTGACAGGCGACGCGGGTGACGTCATGCTGCGTTGCCCGCAACATTTTCGATTTGATTACGCGCAGCTCAAGTGTGTGCCCGAAGACCCGTGTGCGGGCCGCGCGCCTGGGCGCTACCCCATGGACGAACGGCTGCTGGACGTGTTGGTGCACAACCAGCACGCGGACAAGGACTATTCGGCCAACGCGGACCTGTACCATCCCACGCTATACCTGCGCTGCCTGGCGGACGGTTCGCACGCCGTGCGCGAATGCCCCGACAACTACACGTTCGACGCCGCGGCCGGCGAGTGTCGCGTCAACGAGATGTGCGAAAGCCGCCCGGACGGCTACGTGCTGCCCTACTTCCCGGAAACTCTGCTAATCAACGAGTTTGTGGAATGCCGCGCCGGCCGGCACGTGGTGGCGCAGTGTCCCGACGAGCAGGTCTTTGACCGCGCTCTCATGGCGTGCGTGCAAGCGCACCCGTGCGCCTTTAACGGCGCCGGGCATACGTTTATCACGGCCGACATCGGCGACGCGCAATACTTTGAGTGTCTCAACGACCACGAGGCGCAGCTGGTCACGTGCATTAGTCGCGTGCGCGACGCCGACGGCCGGTACGTCTGCGCCGGCGACGCGCGCTGCGGCGCGCTGCCCGACGGCACTGGCCAACTCGTGCACACGCACTCCGACGACACTTTTGGGTACGCCACCGGCCAATTGACATGTGACAACTATGAAGTTATATCTGAAACGGAATGTGATGTCGGCGACGTGTTAGGCGACACGTTGTTTGTAGACAAGTTTAAACTGGCCGTCCAGTTTCCGCGCCAAGTATTGGTCGGCAACGCGTGCGCGCCCGCCACGTTGAACAACGTGCGCGTGCTTAGCGACACGTTTCCAATTGAAAACGTGTCTAACGACTATGGCGTCGACATGCAGACGTCCATGGTGGGGTTGACAAACATGATTGCCGATCTAGCGGCGAGCGACGACCCCGACACGGCGTTCGGCAACAACGTGTTGTTGGCGCGCCACATGGGCGCCGTGGGCTTAAACCCGTTTACCGCGGAGCCCATTGATTGTTTTGGTGCGCAACTGTACGACGTGCTGGACGCCGGCCGCGCTAATGTGTGCGACGAAGCGGGCGACGCCGTTGTGCGCACACTAGAATTTGGCGATGGCGCGTTTTTGAGCGTGTTTCGCGACGATTTCACCGGTTTGGACGCGGATTATAAGCAGTTTTGCGCCATATCCTACGAAAACCCATTAAAAATCGTAAAAAGCGATTTTTTGCAACATCGTATATTGACCAATATACTACAATCAGACATTTGCACACGCATATATACTACGATGTACCAAAAATATACTACACTGGCGCAAAAATATACTACAACTCCGCTACAATATAACTACACTCTCGTAAAACGGCCCCGAAATACGGTAGTATATGCTGCAAATATACCCTCTACGATTTTTGCACCAGCATTTGACCCCTTCGCCGCGCAGCGTCCGCGCAACACAAGCGGCCTTGAAAGCCCGCTGTTCGACCCGTTTACGGACGCCGTTTGGCGCAGCGAGCCGGGCGGCGACGGCGACCACTGGGTGCCCGAAGTGTCGCCGACACCACAGCCTGAACTTGAACCCGAACCTGAACCCGAGCCCGAACCGTTAATTTTAAATACTAAAGATCTGTTTTATTCGTGCTTTTACGAGTTGCCGAGTTTTAAACTCACTAGTTGCCATGCAGAAAATGACGTGATTATTGACGCTTTGGCCAAATTGCGCAGTAACGTCAAGGTCGACGCCGAATGTGAATCAGCCAAAGACTTGCATTTTGTTTTGAACGCGTACGCGTACACGGGCAACGGCGTCGGCTGCCGCTCTGTGTTTGACGGCGAAACCGTAACCGTAATTAAAGAACCGACGCCTTCACACGTGTACGCTAACTTACACACACAGTCCAACGACGGTGTGCGGTACAACCGACACGTGCACGTGCGCGACGGGCGCTACATGGCGTGTCCGGAGCACTTGTACGACGGAGTGGCATTCGCGTGCAACGCGGAAGCTGACAAATTGTACTATTTGGACAACATGCAAGAACTATAATACACACCAGTTTATTTTTATTGCAACACAATCTTTATTATTGCAACATCATTTAACATGTTTAAAATGTTTGTATTGAAACCAACGTTACGCATTAAAATTGCGCCACATTTATTTGATAATGCTTTCAGAGACCGTCATACCCGAAAGCCGTGATTGGCGTTGACGCATTGCTTATATTAGAACGCGTTTTACAAGTATGGTTGTACTTGAAATTCATGATCGTGGCGTTTTGTTAAAATATAAAAACACGATGTTATAAAACTGTCAGCGTTAACACAACGCCATAAATAAACACGTGTTTTGACAACGTTTATACCCAAAAAACTAGTTTGGAAAATTGCTGCACGTTATTAAATTTAAATGATGCATCGCGCGCTTGGGTTTGCCCATGACACGAGTTGTGGTTGCGCTGACGCAAAAGGCTGGGCCGGCGGCCGTATAAATGCGGCGCAGGGCACCCAACTGCCGCAGATCACCATCATGAAGTCTCGTTAATTGTGTTAATCGTTTTGCTGTGGCTGGCTAACTTAAAGGCGGCCGCGCTACACCGTCGCAAAAGGTAGCATTATTAAATAACAAATATTTATATTATTAAAAGCATTTGTTAAAAATAAATTTATTTTTTACAGTAAAATCCAATACACCATTGGCACACGGATTGGTTGGGGCGGCGCCGAGCAGGACCCCAACGTGTACTATAAATAAAACAGCGTGTTTGTGTAAAATTTATTTGTATTAAAATGTCTACATGATAAAAGCGTTTTAATTTGTTCCACGCCGTTGGCTTACTGCGTAGCGCCTAAATTACAGATTTCCTATTCAACGTGCTTATTGTGACTCCATTTCAAAGCCCAGACGCGCCAAGGCGAAAACCTTGGGGAAATCACTTGTGCGCAACAAATAATAACTTATTGTTAACGTGTGTACGCCTCGCTGATCCGCTACGCAATCAAGTTTGTACCAATTCACATGAGAGTTTCGCGCGCGGCGTTTTTGAACAAGTAATTGTCGCGAATAAGTCGAATGTTTTCGTTTTCCAAATCGCGGTTGTCACGCTCCAGCTTGGCGTTTTTGTCGGTCCAGCGGACGCGCTTGTTTGCTAGCAACTTAAGCGCGCGCTCCTCGCTGGCCTTGGCGCGGCGCAGCTCTTCCAACTGTTTGCAGACTTCGGTAAGCTCGCCGCGGCCCTTGTCGATGCGGCGCTCGACAACTTCGTTGGCGCGCGTTAAAACGCCGGCCTGCAGCTGCAAATCGTGGTTGGCTTTGGCACGCTCGCTAATCTGCGACTGCAAACGCGTTAACACGCTGCGCAGGTCGCCGGGCGCAAACTCGTCAACGGACTCGGCATCAATTAAAGTTTTTTCAAACAGCGAACGCGCCAGCGACGCGGCGTCCAGCATGCCGCCCAGGCGGTCAAACTCGCGCACCTCGCTCACGCCGCAGCGCATCGTCTCCACCACGTTGCGGTTCACACTGTACACAGTGATATGCGTGTTCTCGTGCCGGCACATGGGACACTCCACGTGCCGCCGGCGCTGACGAATCTTGCGCACGCACGTGGCGCATATCTGGTGTTTGCACGAATGCAGCTCCACAATGGGTATAATGGTGACCACGTCGACGGGCTGCAAAAAGGTGTTTTTAATTTCGCCCACCGAACAGCAAATGTGGCATTGCAGCTTTACGCTGTCCATTGGGACTATATGGGCGCAACGGCCGCAGGCTGAGCAACAACCGCAGGCTGAGCAGCGGGCACCCCGGGCGCGGCGGGCGCAAAGTTGTTGGCGCGCAAAATGTTGTTTTGCAAATTCACCAGCTGGTAGCCGAGGAACAGCGGCACGTACAAAGGGTATTCCTCGTAGCGGCCCAAGGTACGCTCCAGCGCGCGGGTGTCACCTTCAAACTTCAAAACGTTTCTGATTTGCAGGCGGTTAGGGCGCGTCTTGATTATGTCCGCGCTGCGCACCGGGTTGTACAACTCGCTGCCGGACACGGTGGCCACCAGGCCGGTGTCGTTGATTACGCAGGTGTTGCAGTTGCGCAAGCGCAAATCTTCATTGTCGATCTGCAACGTTTCGGGCGCGACCGCGCGCCTAATCAGGTTGCGCAAGAAGCCGGGCAACGTGCTAAACACTGTGTCGGCGTTGCCCGGTTGGTTGCCGGCGTTGTTTATTGTGAAGAACCGCACGTCGTCGTTGGCCACGCGCGAACAATAGGCCAGCGGGTCGGTGAGCGCCAAAATGTTGCGCGTCGCGCTGTACACGTTTTCTACGACGCTGTAGGTATTTTCCATAAAGTTTTCGTTGTTTCGCAGCGCGGTGCAAATGCGCTCAATTTCGGCTTGATTGTTGTATATTAAGTGAAATATCAGTTGCTCGGACAGCATCATGCTGGATAGGTTGAAAACGGTTGTATAGTTAGTTGCGGTGGGCACCAAAATTCGTTTATCGCCCGTTTCTTTGTGTCCAACCAAATGGCGCGCCACGGTGCGCTTGTACTGGTTGTCGTCCTCATCAAAAATGGGCAGTACCATTTTGGCCATTTTAAAACGCAGTTTCAGGTGGTAATCACAAATGAACCAGCCGTCGTCCACGGACGCGTCCGACGAACACGGTGACCGGTATGTGACGCACGAGTCGAAGGGCTCAATGCCGCCAAAGATGCAGTGGTTGGTCGACCGCCGCGACGACACGTCGGCAAACACAAGCGCCATTTTTTAGCGAAAATGGAGGGCGGCGACTTTGTGATTGAGAAAGAAATCTCTTATACAATCAATTTCAGCCAAGACGTGTTGTACCTTATTTTGGATTCTTATATTGTCAGGCGCGCCGCCGCGCCCGCGGAGCGCTACGTGGACGTGTACGACGAGAACGGCGTACGTACGCGCTTGGCCGGCGACGGTGTCGCGAGCGTGCGTAAGATCACGCTGCGCGACGAGCGCTTGGTGCATTGGCTGCGGTCGGCCAACGCGTTGGTGCCGCTTGTGTGCCGCGAAAACCGCGAGGCGGCGGTGCCGCCCGCGCACGCGGCGCGCCGTCTAGCGTCGCTTGTCGACACAACCGTTTACCGGTTGGACGGTGTCGACGTCAAGTTTGAGCACGTATACCTGCACGCCAGCGGCGTGGACAAGCACGAATCCGCCACGGCCCACAAGATTGTGGCGTTGAAAAACGCTCTGCTAAACATTAGCATTGCGCACCCCGCGCAAAACCTGCAGCTGGGCAGCGACGCGGTGCTGGCGCGCCTCCGGCTCGAGCTGGAGTTTGCGGGCGCGGCGCCCACCGGCGCGCAGCTGGACGCTTTTTGCGCGCTGGTCGTGCAAATGGAGGCGCTGGCCGACCACCAAAACATTGCGCCCGCGCTGCCGTACACTACACTGTTGGACAAAGCGGTGCCGCGCAAGTTTGTGCGCGAGCACAAAATTGCCTACGGCGCGGCCGCGTTGGACAGCACCGGCGTGAAAAAGTGGGCTTTTAAACTGGACGGCGTGCGCGGCCGCGGCGCATTCCGCCGCGGCTTTGTGCTGGTACAGACAGACGACATGCGGCTCTATTCGGCGCAGGTAGCGCACCCGTTTGCGCTCAATAACGTCGTCACGTTCCAGTGTGAGGTTTTGCAAGACAAAATTTTTGTGACGGACTTGTTGCAGGTGTTTCGCTACAAGTATAACAACCGCACGCAGTACGAATGTAATTTACAAACCGCCTATTCGCTAGACGCCGCGCTGGCAGTCGAATGTCTTAATTACCTGCACAACGCCGTCGGCAGCGTCGCGTTGCCGCAGTTTGGCGAGCTGCAATTTCAACAGTTTCACGACCCACCGTTGGCGCCCACCCACTACACCACGGTCGCAATTGACGGATACATTGTGCTGGACGAGCGCCTACAGTACGCCAAATACAAGTGGATGCCCACCGTGGAGCTGGAATACGACGCGCCCGCCGGCACGCTTAATTCGATCGACGGCCCGCTGCTGGACCGCGTCATAGTGGCGGACGTGCCGCTGCAGCACAAGGTTGTGTACGAATGCGCGTTTACCGACACGGTAATAAACGTACTTAAGGCCCGTCCGGACAGGATTGTGCCCTCTAAAGTGTGTTAAGCGGGTAGAACGGGCAGTCGGACCGCCAATGCTCCACACAATCGTCGGCCGCAAACGAGTACGAGTTGTCCGCTAACATGTCGCACGACACCGTCCACAGAGGTACACCAAAATAATTGCAGTGGATTACTTGCCGACAGTCCCACGGCACCGCGTAAGTGGCGCGGCTTGAACTTCTGCATAACGGCCGCACAAAGTTTTGGAGTTGTTCAATCGTTGTGATATCGGCCGGAAAGTACATTGGTTCGCCTAGTGGTTCGGGATTAGGCGGCGGCGGTGAAGGCGGCGGTGAAGGCGGCGGTGTTGGTGTTGGAGGTGTTGGCGAAGGCGGCGGCGGTGTTGGTGTTGGCGAAGGCGGCGGCGGTGTTGGTGTTGGAGGTGTTGGCGAGGGCGTCGGTGTTGGAGGTGTTGGCGTCGGCGAGGGCGGCGGCGAGGGCGGCGGTGTTGGTGTTGGAGGTGTTGGCGTCGGCGAGGGCGGCGGCGAGGGCGGCGGTGTTGGTGTTGGAGGTGTTGGCGTCGGCAACGGTTGTGGTAGTTTGTGCGCGCATTTGAGCGTGGCAAGCAAATAAAGGACTAAAAATATAATTAAAATTAGGTGTAATAACGTAAAAATGTAAGCCATGCTTAAATAAAAATTATAAATTTAAAGATTTTTTGTAATGTTCCCAAGTCATGCGCTCGTGGTGCGCGGGCGGTTTCTTGCCGCGTTGGATCCATTTGTAGTCGTTAATGTGGTTGTGAAAAGTCATTGTTACGTATGCCATCAAATTTTTCATAAGCGTGTTGGTCTCCGAATCTGTGGGTTCTTTACAATACGAATCCGTAAACGTGATGGGAGCGCCGTAGCGCTCTCTGTCAAGCGCCAGCTCAACGAGCTCAATGTGGTAAATGATGTAGCCCTTTACGTTCATGTAATGGTTGCGGCACACGGGGCAGTGCAATATAAAGAACACATTGTACAGTACCACTTTAATGGTTTTGAGCTGTTCCGCCACCAAATCTATGCTGCTTTTTTCGCGCGTAAGTACCATGTCGTCCACAATGAGGCCTAAGAAATGGATCGTGTCCCAGATCGTGGCAAACGTGTACGTAAAGCTTTTAGGCTGGCAGGAACGCAAATTCAATTCAGCGGTTTTGTCCATAAACTCGATGCGAAATTGCTCGTGGGTGGTGTCGGGCGACGCGTTGGTGGCCCACTCTACCAGCTGTTGCACCTCGTACTTTTGCACGTCCTTGTATTTCATCAAGCACGCAAAGTGGTAAAAGTAAGTGGCTTGCGACGCCAACAGCTTGGTAAGGTGTGCGGATTTGGACGCGCGCAACAGGTCGATCAGCCGAAACGCGTACAGCAGGAAGCTGTCTTTGTAGCGCGAAAACAGCGGCGTTAGCGGAATCATGGCAAAAACGGTGCGGTTGTATTTATGCCCAGTGCCAGCCGCGATCACCCTCAGCGTAGGCGACGCGGACGCCGACGAACCGATGATCTACTTTGAAAATATTAAAGAATGCCTCACGGACGCGTCGTGCGACAAGATGACGTACTTTGCCGAGCTCAAGCAGGAACAGGCCTTATTTATGAAAAAGCTGTATCGTCACATGGTGTTTAAAAGCGACGGCGTTTACAACAGACACCACGTGCTGTTTGACCTAATGGTCATGTATAAGACGTATGTGCAATTGGCAGACGAGTCCGCGTTCGGAAGCAACGTGCTACACTACTGCGAACAGTTTATCACGGGCGCGTTTGAACTGTTTGGGCTGGGTAGCCGGATTGCGGTGCTGGTGCCGCCCGGTTGGGAAAACGATAATTTAAGTGTACTTTTGAAACATTTGCACGGCCTAAACTTGATTACAATCGACATCGTGCAATAGCAACATGTGGGGCGTCTTGGTGCTGGTTTTGCTGGCCGTGCTTTTCTACCTGTGGTGGAGCGGCAAACTCAATTTTAACTCGCTCAACGAATCTTCGCCCAGCTTGGCGCAGAGCAGCGACTCGCTGCAGGTCGACCCGGAAACGAATCAGCTTAACGTCAAACTTAACAACACTAAGCTAACGTACATGCGCGTGGCGCACGGCGACAACAAGGTTAGCCAGGTGTACGTGGCGGACAAGCCACTGTCCATGGACGAGATCGTCAAGCAGGGCAACGGCCGCGTAGAGACTAACTGCGTGTTTATCGGCACCATCTTCGATCACGGCGTGCGCTCGCCCAACGCGGCCGGGCCATCTAGCGACGTGGCCGTAACGCGCACGACGGCCAATTTTGACGTAAAAGAGTACAAAAACATGTTTATAGTTATCAAGGGGTTGACACCCGGCAAAATGAACAAAGAAGACAACATGCTGTGCTTCACCGTAGACGGACTGCACGTGTGCCTGATCGACGCCAACGCGGCGCCGCTGTCCGAGCGCGAGTTGCGCGAGCTGCGCCGTTCCGCGTGCACGCTCGTGTACACGCGCAACTCGGCGGCGCAACAGCTTTTAATCGAGAACGGTTACACGGTTGTCAACGCCGAGCACACGGCCTACCTCAAGAACCAAAAATCCTACAGGGAATTGTAATAAAACAAAATGTAATTGTGACAAATAATTATTTGATGTTTAATGCGATTTAAAACGGGGCACATTGGTGACCATGTCTAGCTTATTGAGCGCCATTGTCAAATTAATAAACTTGCAATTGCGCTCGTCGTAATTGTTTTTAAACTTGTCTTTTATTTGCTGCAACAAAATTTTGTCGTCAAACACAAAGCTGCGCGCAGTGCCGGCGTTGATGTTCTTGGACGCGTTGTACTGCGTGAACGAAGGATGTAGAAACGATTTGAGATGCTCTTTAGCGTGCGCGATCATTTCTTGCATCTTTTCCTCGGTCACGCACGCGTTAGCGGCGCGCGCTGCCGGCTTAATATTGAGGATGTAGATGAGCGCGTACATGGGGCTGTTGTTAACGCTAAGGCGCGTCAAGTTGTGCTGGTGCACGGGGTCGTGGTCCAGTAGCGTCTTGTACGGCACAAGCCCGGTCTGCGGTTCGCGCCGGTAGCGCACCACGTGCGCCAGAAACACGCGCACCGAATCCTTGAGCGCGTCTACCAGCATGGGCTCCTGCGGGTACTGTTTGGTCAAAACGTGGTCGTACACCGAACCGGAAAAATGCACATGCGGCAAAAATTTGTGGTCCGTGTACACGATGAGGAAGCGGTTTTGTACGCCGTCGTCGTAGTCGTCCACGTACAGCGGGTTGTTGTTTACAATCAGCATTTTGTAATTGGCCTCGTATTTAAGCAGGCCCTGGTACTTGCGGCTTTTGGTGTCACATTTGCTTGAGTCCGCGTGTTTTTTAAAAAAACTTTCGCTGCATTTTTTTAGCTCGTTAATGGTGTACAGTTGCGAGTTGAGCTTGCTTACCTCCTTGTCGCTAGTTTCTCTGGATTCGCCAGTGTGCGTTTCGTCGTCAAATTTGTGCATTAGCACCAAAAAATCGAGCAGCTCAAAAAACGTCGATTTGCCGGACAGAGGCACGCCCGGCAGGTACACCGCCTTGCGCCCGTAATCGGTGGGCGCCGACAGGCTGGCCGCAAAGTGCATGAGCATGTTAGAGCTGGCGTGGTTAAAGTTGGTGTAGCGCTTGAAATAGAGGTAGCCCTCCACGACGCTCGTCAAATAGCCCGTAGAATAGTCGCGCAGGTTCATTTTGGACAGAATTACGCGCATGTAAAACCGCGTCAGCCAGCTGGACAGTGTGTCCGAGTCGCGCGCTAAAATGGTTTTGTCCCACCACAAGTTTTTGTACTTGTACAAAATGTTGGAGGTGTCGGCGTAGTGCGAGTAAAATTTTCCAACGACAAGCGGTTCCGAGGGCGCCGGCTCGTTCATCACCTCGAGCTGCAAGTTAATTATGAACGTTTTGAGGTCGCAACATTCCGCCATAAAAGTGTCTACAAACTCGATTTTGTGCAGCTTGCGGTGCAGCACGGCTGCAATTTTAACGTGATCTTTGGCAAAAAACTGCGCGTAAGTGTGCAGCAGCTCGCTGTCCGTCAAAATCAACGCCGTAGACAAGTACGCCTTGTTGGTGCCGAAAACGAGCATCCACATGAGCTGCGACAACTCGGGGTCGTTCACAAACAGGTCGATGATGAGGCACACCTTGAGCGCTAGTCGGTCAACTTTGATTTTGCACACACAACGGCACTTGGTTTCGCGTCCGCCGCGGCACGGGCTGCACTTGAAATTGTGCACCACGTCTTCCACTTTGGCCTTGTTAACGTACAAAGCCAGCGTAACCAGGCTTTTGTCGTCGAAATTCCACAACTCGCGAAACAGGTCATTAAGTTGCAAACGTGATTCCATCTGGCACGACGCGCAGTTGCCCAGCAGGTTGGTCGTGCGTAGGTTTGCCCTGACCATCTTTACGTCGCGGCATAGCTTGGCTACGTGGTACGTGCGCAAAATGTCGCGCTCTTCTGCGCTGGTGGTTAGCATGTACGCAAACACATCTTCGGGCAGGTACGGCGGGTCGTCAGGGCGTTTGAACGTGCCCGGCATAGTGGTTCCCAGCAAAAAGGGGCAGTTGGAGTAAAATTCGTCCGTGATCACGTTGTAAACGCCATACTTGGTGTGGTACATGTATTTCCAGTTATTAAACTTGATGTTTTGCAGTTTGTACGGGTTGTTATTAAATAGCTTGTACAAATCGTCGTCTTTTTTGACAATCTGGTAGTGCTCACCGTTAAAAATGAGCGTCACCTGCGTAACTACGTTTTCCACCTTGATAAAAAACGCTTGGCCTAGCACCAACAATGGAACCTCGCACTCCATAGCGTTTTTGTATGTAAACGCCCACGGGTCGTCGCATTCGTGCGCGTCGCTTGAACTAAACTTCAAGTAGATAAAATAATGCGCGCCGTAATACGAACCTAGCATAACGTACGGGTTTACGCCCTTGAAGCAGTGCCAGTGGTCGCACAGGTTGTTAAAGATTGCAACGCCGCGCGTGGTGAATGGGCGACAGCGTTCCAAAGCCGTTGTTAACGCATCCTTGTCGGTCTCAAACAGCGTCTCGCATACCAGTTCAAAAAACAACTTGGCGTCGGTGTCCCGAAAGCTTTTCTTGTCGTGCTTCGTAATCTGCTTCCAAATGACAAACAGCAAAAAGTGAAAATTTTTGTAGTTACTGTCTTCAAAATAGCGCTGCAGTAAATCGGCGTCGTCGGCGCGGTTGTCAGAGGCCAACACTTTAACCATGCCCTCGCGAACTTTCGCCAAGGCCTTGTCGATTTCGCCTTGAATGGCTTCCGCGTTTTCGCTGCTGGCCGAGATTATGGGCGTCGCAACGGGCGGCGCGCGTACCGCGCCGCCGCCCACGGCCGCTGCGTTTTCGTGTGAAAATTCGCGCAATTTGGTCAAATTGACGTTGATAATGTGCCGGTACTTGGGCGTGGTAATGCATTCTGCCAGGTTAATGTTGTCACGAATCACGTGAAACAAGTTTTTGTTCGAATTCACCAAATTGGGGACCATCTTGCACGTTGCCGTGGCACCGTTGGCCATTTTTATCTCAAACAAGTCTTCGCTCTTGTCAAACGCGGACTTGCCGTTTACAAACAGCTTAACGGGCGGACTTTCGTCGGTACACAAGCTCATTTCCACGCTGAGAAACGTTTTGGGGTTAAACACAAACAGGTCCACCGGACCCAAACTCCGGTTGTGCACAATGGGGATTGTTGAGTCCACGCTAATGCCAAATTGCACGTACAAAAACAGTCGCCAGCCGGTAAAAGACACGGCCTGCGATGCGGGCCAATTGGGCCAGTAGCAGTAGTCGCCAGCCTGCGCGCACATGTTTGTGTGCGCAGGGTTTTCGCTGTAGAAAAACCGCTCCAGCTTAAGGTAATCCTTGATTTTGTTGTAATGTTCCTTTAACAAAAAGGGTTTTACAAAAACACAAAAATCGTTATTCTCCAGCACGAGCGAGTGCCCGACGCAGCTCACGCGCCTTTCCAGCAAAGCCTTTTCTTCGTCCTCGTCGCGCGCCGCGCGTGCGTGCGCCGCGCACGCGCCGGCCGCGTCGTTCTTCATTGTGTTTAAGAGTTGGCGAAAGTTGCTCACGTGCTCCAGCAATCTGCGCGTGCCTGTGTTCGTGTCCCTGATAATTAACCGGTTGGCGTCCCGCAAATTGTTGGCGGCGTACTCCTCATCGTCAGTTACGTCTTTAAACAGCTGCGGCAAAATGTTCTCCATAATGGTGGCGATAGCTTTGCTAGTGGCGTTGTTTATGTACGTTGCGGTGTCGATACGTGACCACCACCCATTCCTGCACAGAATCCAAACGCTGCTGCGTGACTTCGACAACACGTTGCTGTACGGTACACACGTGCAAATTTACGATCTCAGCACACCCGCTCGCACCGAGCGACTGTTTATTATTGCGCCCGAAAACGTCGTGCTGTACAATTTTGATAAAACGCTCTATTATTATCTGGACTCAGCCAACGTGTTTTGTCCTAACGAGTACACTGTGGCCAAATTCACGGGCGCGACCATCCGCACGGTCAACGACACGGGCGTGTACTCGACGGTATGCACGTCTGTGAGCAGCTTGACGCTGGTTGAGCACTTTGTCGGGCTCAAAAACAACACGCCAGACCACACAATCGTGCTGGACGCCGCCGAGCAGATTCAGTTTACAATCATGGACGTCATCAACTATTTGATCTACAACGGGTACGTGGACATCGGGCCCGCCTAGTTTGGCCGCAACCGCCGCCCGCGTTGCACGCAGTTTAAATTTAATTAAAATGGCATTGTCCAAAATTGATTTTGTAAACGGGCCGCTCGAGGTGTTCACCGTGCAAGACGTCGGTCGGGAGAATTGGATGGTGGCTAACCCGTTTGCCGAAACATTGAAGTATTCAAAACCAAATAAAGCTATTGTGCAACACGTGTCTAAACAAAATCAAAAAACTTTAGAGGAGCTACGATCGAACCGTTGCGGTACGATTGCGTCATCGCTGCACCCCCAAACTAAATTCATAAACACCGCCGGCGTGTTTGAGTTGATAAACGCTTCGGGAATGCCTGCGGCTAAAAAATTTAAACAGTGGAACACTAACGACCTGCTGCCCACGCTGTGTCAAGAAGGCGAATACAGTATGGTGGTCGACGCCCCGCCCAAAATCGCCGAAGGTATGAACGCCGTGCACGTTGCCACCAACGAAGGCCAAGAAGCGCCGTGGGCAAAGGATTTAGAGTTTTATAAAGTTTCTTTGGCCGAAAAGGACAAAATCATTGCCATTAAAACTAACGAAAATCAACAGTTGGCAACGGCTTTGCAAACCGCCAATCAAAATTTAATGGACGCCAACAAAAATTTAATGACCGCGTTTACTTTTGTTAACGAAGCGCGCAAAGACAGTGAGGCCGCTCGCCGCGAAACGGCGCAGCTGGCCAACCGCATGGCCGACATCGCGCAGGACGTGATCGCCAAGCCGAGCAACCCCCAACTGTGCCACAGCCTGGCCGTGTGTGAGCTGGGCAACAACGAGTTTGCGTTTCTGCGTCCGCAAAAGCGTTCGATGCGACGCAGCCTGCGACGTCTCGGTTCCAGCGACGTCATATTTAGCAGCGACTACGTGCCCAACTCGATGAACGTGCTGAACAAGGTGAAGGAGTCCATTCCGCGCGACAAATTTAAGGCCAGGCACAACAAGATAACGCTGCTGGAAAACTACACCAAGGAGCAGCTGATGGACGTGATTAATTGCACAATGACCGAGCGGCAAATTGCGCGTTTGGGCAATATGCGAAATTTACAATAAATAAAATATTTACTTTATTTTACTTTTTTATTTGAAACGTACAAGCTGTCGTACTCGGCGAGGTTGTCGAGAATTTCGTCCTGGTAGCGCCGCCAGTCGCGCACGGGCACGGGGCAGCGCTTTACGCGCACGTAGTAGTCGTACGCAAAGTTGTTGCTGGGGAGGTCGTCGACCAGCGTGATCGACTTAAAATAATTGACGCCTTTGTCGGCCAAAATTTTAATCACCACCTTGGGCGACTTGGGCAGTTCGGCGCCCGATTCTGCGTGCATGTCAAACGAAAAGTTGGAGGAAACGTAGCGGCTCTGCATTTGCAAGTCCGTCGTCTCGGTCGTCGCGGCGGGCGCGTCCTCGGCGACCGACCCCTCGCTGATGATTGCGTCGAAATACGGCGTCAGCTGGACCGCGCGCAGCGAGTGCGCCACGTGATCGCGGCTGCCGTAGGACCACAGCACCAACACGCAGCCCGCGTCGCGCAGCTCTTCCAAACAATCGTAGACGTGCGGATCGCGAATTTGCACTTGCTCCTGTTCGGTGATAAGTGTGCTGTCGAGATCAAACACGATCACGTGTGGAAAGCCCCACACAAGCGCATCGCATTTGAGCTGCGGCACCTCAAAGTCGGGCAGCGCGTACCACTCGTCGAGGAACGCGTACATGGCCGGTTTATTGTGCAGCACGCACACGTGCCCCAGCGCAGGCGTCTTGAACGTCGCCTTGATGTGGTGCCGCACGCTGCGCATGTCGTCTTCGGCGACAAACACTTGCACACAATACCGCGGATTGGCTTCCAGAACGTGCAGCTGCGCGCCGCCGCGTACTTGAAGTAGCACGTATTCAAAGTGTTCGTATTTTTCAAAGCCCAGATACTTGAGATCGGTGTACTCGGCCACGGCCAAAATATGGCCGCGGTAAAAGGCGTTGCGCAACCGCAAACACGCCCACTTGCACTTCATGGGGGTCAGTGGACGCCGCGCGCCTTATTCACGGTGTTTGCGGAGTTTCGCGCCAGCAAGGACTACGCGCAGCTGATTCGTTTTTTGACTACCAACTTTGCGTGCTACGTGAAAAACAAAACGTTCAACTTTGCAAACACCGGCCACTTGTTTCATTCGCTGTACGCGTACGTGCCCAATGTTAGCGAGCTAGTGAAGGAGCGCAAGCAAATTCGGCTGCAAGTGGACTGTGTTACGCGCCTGTTAAGCAGCACCACCAACGATTTTAAAATGTACGTAGAGCTGTTCGAGCATGTCGACGCCGCCGTCGATTGTCCCTGCTTGTTGTTGCAGCGCAGCATGGCCAACGCCAAAAACTACGTCGATGGACTTAATTGCAAACGGTTTGACATTAAACCCCCCAAGTTCAAAAAAGAGCCTTTTGACGCCATTTTGTGCAAATACTCACTAAACTACAAAAGTCTGCTGTTAAAGAGGAAAGAAAAACGCACCGTAAGCGCTTCCAAGCGACAGAAAAAAATAAAACGCCGCCAGTTACTAAACGACAAAGTGATTTATTTGGTTGACAAAAAGCGTTTTGAGGATTGTGCGTTGCTGCGGCCAAGCGGGCTAAGCCTCAAACCCTGCCGGCACAAATTCGTGGTTGCGGAAAACCAGACGCGCGCTGGCGACGAAATGGTGTCCTTTATCCAATACTGCGAGCGGTGTCGCATGCGCGTTAACTAGTAGTGACGCCGGCGGTAGCCCATGCGGCGCGTGGGTGACCGGCTGCGCCGATACGTGCGCGGCCTGCCCGGGCGGCGTCTGTACCCGGAGCTGCGGCTGCGGCTGCGGTTTACGTAGTTGCTGTTTGCGGAGCGGGAGCGGCGGCGCACGTATGTGCCGTTTGCAGAGCGGGAGCGGGAGCGGCGGCGGCGCACGTATGTGCCGTTTGCAGAGCGGGAGCGGCGGCGGTAGACCATGATGCGCGTCAATGTAGCTTTGATTTTCACCTTACTATTATTTTTTGCGCTTTGCGGGCGCGCCCAAATAAATATCTAGCTCGTCATTGTCCTCGGCTGTTTTATTTAAATGCCTTTTGACGCTTTCGGCACCCTTGAATATTTTGTTGTAGTCCTCGATGTTAAACTTGCAGTTGGCCACCGCGTAGTTTTCCATAGTTGTGTAAAACATGGAGTTGGCCGCGTTGTAGTACATTCTAGACAGCGGGTAAGGGTCCAGGTGCTTAAGCAGTTTGTTAAGGAACTCCGCGTCGTCACAAAACGGAATCTCTGTGCCGCTTGTGACGTACTGCTGCGGCTGCAGCCGCTGGATGTTGTCGCCGCGCTCCACCAACAGCTCCTCAAGCGTGGTGCGTTTGTCGCGGCTAATGGTTTCGCCTTGCAACAACACAATCTTGGCGTAGCGCAGCACGGGGCTGGCAAAGCAGCGCGCAAACGAACCGCGCATCACGTCCACAGTGGTCATGTCTACCGTGGTAGACGGCATCTCCAGCAACGTGCGTAACGTGTCCAGCAGCGTGTTCGTTTGCGCTTCCGTTATCTGCGGCCGGCATGCCAAGTCCTCAAACGCAGACTCGAGCAATTTAAACAGTGGGTGGTAACGCTCGGAACGTTCCAAAATCATGGCCATGACCACGTCACGCACCTTGAACTCGGTCGACGAGGTTGTGTTAAGCGTGTAATGCTGAATGAGCTTGCGCGCCGCCGCGCGGTAGCGCCGCATGTCCACGAGCGCGGGCGGCGGCGCGGCAGAAGCGGGCGCAAAGGCGTTAAACACGGTTTGCGCAAGCGGCGGCGAGGCGCCGGCGGCCGGCGCGCCCGAGGCTGGGCCGCTGCCGGCCGCAAATTGCGACGCCATGGCGGCGTTGGTGTTGGCAAACGCGGTTTGCGATTTGCGCGCAACGGTAATCAAAAAGGTTATTAGAGCGTCGGTGCTAAGGTCGAGTTCGGGCACCGTGTCGCTGCACATGCGCAGCAGCTGCGGCCAAATTTCCATTTGCATGTTTTCGTCAAAAAGGCGCCGCAGGCTATCGATGCGAATGTGCACGTCGGTCACGCTCATGGCGGCGGAGCGTCGAGCACCTCTAGCCGGTTACTGTAGACGTCGTTAAGAAACTGCAGCACGTTGACCGTATCTTCCCGATTCAACTTAATTGTGGGCGCGCTCGCCTGCAGCGAGTCTACCAACTTGCGCGCCGCAATGGACTGGCTGCCCAACGTAGTAAGGCTGGCGATTTTGTTTTCAGACGCATCGTTCAATATAAACGCTGCTGCCGTGCGCGCGCCGTTCATGCTGCGCAACATTTCCGCGGCAACTTCCGGTTGCGGCGGCGGTAGGCGCGCCGTTCGCGCGGCGCGCCGCGGCCGTTCCGCGTCGTCGTAGCCCAGGGAATCAATCATGGTTGAGGTTCATCAACAACGCAATTTCGTTGTCAAGCTTGTAATCGGTGATGATGCGCCTTATAAACGTTTCCGGCACAATGCGTTCGGTCATGAGTGCATGCAAAATCTCAATTTTAATTAGCTTAATTTTGCGCACTAACTCGTCTACGTTCTCGTCCGAGTACTTGTTCATAATAAAACGGCACACATTACGCATTTCCAATTCGCCGGCGGGAAGCACTTTGTTAGGCACGCTTTCCAAATAATGGCGCAGGTAAAACCCGATTAGCACAGTAGACGCTATCTTGTTTACCTTTTTAATCTTCGTGTGATGACCCATTTTTATCATAAAACTTCTAAACGGTGTAAGCAATCGTTCGCCGTTAGCGACAGTGGAGCTGCCGTTACACTGCGCGTTTAGGATGCTCAACAAACGGTGCTGGTCCTCGTGGCGCAACAGCCCAATAACGCGCCGGCAGTCTTTTACAAGCGGCTCGCACATTTTGTGCTTGGTGTACAACGCGTACGCTTTATCACACAACAAATTGTAAAAAAATTGCACAAATATTTGCGTCATGAGGTTGTTTTCGTTAATCACGTCCGCCTCGGGGCCAAAATCAGTTTTTAGAATCACATACAGCAGCAGCGGGATGCCGAACATGGGCCTCAAAAAAATGTCCCACCCGTCCTGCAGCCCCGCGTCAAGCGTAAACAGCGCACACGACAAGTAGCTGCACTTGCACTGTAAACAAGAAATTTTGCCCGCGGCGCGACAGTGTTCGGCGCACATAAGTGCGTGTGCGTCCGGCGCGGCTACGGGATTGTAATACACTTTAAGATACTCCATAATGGTTTTAAAATTAGGCACTTGTTTGATGAACTCGTCGCGCAAAAACATGGACATTATGCTCTTGATGTTGTGCAGGTCCTCCGAACTAGGCTGGCTTTCAAAGCGCGCTTTAATGGCTACAATGCATTTGTTAAATTCCGTAAAAAAAGTAAGGCCTTGCACGTCGACAAGCTCGTGCTGGTCGAAGTATTTGGCGAGCAAAAAAGTAAGGGAATCGATTTCGTGCTGAAGCAATTGCGCTTCAAAGCGCACTTGTTCAAAGCTGTGCCCCGACGGGTGCACAGCGTTGAACCGCAAGTTGTACGTCAATTTGTAAGTGCACATGTCGCATTCGATATAACCTTATAATGGACGAACGCAATTCGCTGCTGATTGCCAGTTTGACGGGCCAGATCTTGACACGCGACCCGCCGGCGGTGCAGGCGGTGCTGCACACGCCTGAGCGTTCGCTCGACCAAAAATTGGACGCGCTGGCAGACCTAATCGGAGCCGTGAGCGCGGCGCAAACCGCTGAGGTGCGAGCCAACAGCGCGCTGGTGGCGCAGAATAACATCCTGCGTCAGCGGGCCGCGCAAACGGCCGTCACGTTTTTGCGGCGAGCTCGGCAAGTGGGCGTCCCTGCATCGGCGCTTGACCAAATACAAAGCGCGCTGCAGCAGTACGAAACGTACGTAAACAACGACGGGCTGGACGGCACCGTCATAGACGGCTACTTGTCCCGCGCCGAGGCCGCGTATGCCGACGTGCGCGGCGCCAACGTTGTGCCGTTTCTCAAAAGGGCCGAATCGCAAACGCAGGCTGCCGCGCCGACTGTGGCGCCGCCTGCGCAGCTGTACGCGCTAATCGCAAAATTCAGAGATCCCCGGGCCATCGAACGCGTCGGCAACGCAGACATCCAAAGCGCGCTGACGCACATGACGCAGAACGTTGAGGGTGCGCCGCTGATACCAGTGCGCATTTACCGCGCGTCGCTAGACACAATAAAAGACGAGGACGCGCGTTTGTTGTTTGATTTATATTTGCAACAAGACGGCATTAGTTACGAGGAGGACGCTCAAGCGGCGCTCGACCGGATACTAGGCCCGTACGGCGCCGCGTTCAGCAACGAAAGCGAAGCGGTAATCGCCGCCGAACGCGACTTTGACCGCATGGACATCGAGCAATTAACCGAGTATATCAAGCACAACTACAGCGGGCAATTTGACTTTAATATGCACAACAGCGTCAACGACGTACGCGAGTTTGCAAAAACCGTGTGGCGCGCTAACAAAACGCCGATGCCGGAGCAGAGCTGGCAGACGCCGGCGCCCACGCCAATGCCGGAGCGAAGTTGGCAGACGCCGGCGCCCACGCCGATGCCGGAGCAGAGCTGGCAGACGCCGGCGCCCACGCCAATGCCGGAGCGAAGCTGGCAGACGCCGGCGCCCACGCCAATGCCGGAGCGAAGCTGGCAGACGCCGGCGCCCACGCCGATGCCGGAGCAGAGCTGGCAGACGCCGGCGCCCACGCCAATGCCGGAGCGAAGCTGGCAGACGCCGGCGCAAGACCAAAATTTGCAGGCGCCCGTGCCAAACGCCGATGCAAAACGCCGTCGCGTGCCGTCGTCGGACGAGGAAGAGGTCGAGGTCGATTTTGAGGCCGAACGAAAGCGGCGTCGCCAGGAAGACAAAGATTTTCTGCGCGTCAAGGCCAAAGAGCTGGCTCAATACGCCGGCGTCAACGAGCGCATGGAGAGGATTGTGAAAGTGACCAGGGCCATGCAGCGGACGTATGACTATTGTAACTGCAAAAACACGATCAAAGGTACGCCTGACGCGGCCACGTTCGAAAAACTGTTGCAGCGCCTCAACACATACGACCTTGCCCACGTTGAAATGACGGTTAACTTTTACGAGCTGCTGTATCCGCTCACGCTGTACAACGATGAGGACAACCGCATTGCCGGCTACATATTCGCTGCGGCCAACTACTTTCAAAACTGCGCCAAGAACTTTGGCCAAATGCGCGCCCAGTTTAACGCGCACGGTGCGTTTGCCCAAATAGATTCAATGGTCATGTTTGTGATCAAATTTAATTTTTTGTGTGATTTGCAAGCCTTTTTTGGCCAGATTGACAATTTGCCTACACTGGGCCAGCCCAATATAAAAACGCACAACGTGCTGATTATGCGCGACAAAATAGTCAAACTGGCTTTCAACGCGTTGCAATACAACACGGTAGTTAAAACGGAAAATCGGCGCGATCCCAAGCACTTGCGGCGCGTTATTATGCTTATGAACGCCGATTTTAACGTAATTTAACAAGTTAATTATATTACATATTTAAAATAAAATACAATTTAAATTACAATTAATTTATTTGTATTATGTTAACATTAAAATTTATTGTTTAACATTGTTACACACGTCGACGCAATATGCAGCGTACAAAGCTTTGTAGTCTTTGTGGTCAAAATTGAAGCGTTCTCTATACAAATAATACAACTTGTTAAACAGTTGTTTTTCGTCGCACGACTTACATTCAAATTTTGTATAGCAATGGCGCAGTAAATCCGTAAAATTTAATTTACCGTCGACCGCACATTCTTTGTTTAACTCGTCACAGTTCAAAGCGTCAAAGGGACCCGACTCAATTTGCAATTTGTTTAGATCTTTGTAATTTGATTTTAGTTTATAAATTAATTTACCGCAACGAATAATGTACCCTTCAAGAGGGCTTTTCGGAAACATTTGAGAATTAAAATGTAAACCTTTTACAAACTCGTTATACAAACACTGGCGAAAGGGGATCGTGTCAAAGCCCGCGGCCCGTAACCGCAACTGCGCCTCTTCAAAAGGCACAAACGCGCCGTTCCCAAATTGAATTTCGTAGGCGTAATATTTTAGGCTTTCCTTTTGTTGCGTGTACGCGATCTTGTTAATAGGCTTGGTGCGCGCTTCGTCCCGCCACCCCAGCAGCTCTCCGTACACCACAAACGACTCGTCGGGCGCCATCAGCGGCTTGAGCTTTAAAGCGTACGCCTCCAACTGCGCGCTAATACGGTGCACGTTCATAAACGCCACGTCTGGCCGATAAGTGTTGCGCGACCCGTACGTGACAACGCCTTTATCGACAATCACCCTGTAGTTGCAACCGTCCAACTTTTCTTGCACCAAAATGCGCTTGTTGGCCAGCACGCTTTTTTTCTGCCGGTCCAAGTGCGAGATGGACGGGTAAATCTGGCACAATATGTTGTTTTCGTCCTCCGGCATGACGGGCCCGCGTTCGTTGAGCGCGTACATCACGATGCTGTGCAGCACGTCGGCGCGCCGCGGCGGCTCGGGCACGTGCGCCAGCCGCTCGCTGAGCTCGCGCAGCCAATTTTTAAAAAAGTCGCGCCACTCCTCGCGGCACTCGCCGCGCTGCACGAGCTGCGCGTACACGCGCAGCTTGTCCACGTTTTTGATCGTAATTGTTAACTTGTCGTCAATCTTGGTTGTAATACCTTTGGAAATCGACACCACGCGCCCGTTGACTAGCAGCCGGTCGGCGCCGTCCGTTGCCAAATCCACAAAATCGTCCAAGTTTAGCAACATGTTTAAAATTTTGGTTGAGTCGGGCAATTTTTTAAAGTCAAGGTAATATTCGGTAAAAGTGCAATCAAACATAAGCCGCAACAAGGCCTTGGCGGTAGTTGGCACGTTAGGCCTAATCATGCGTTTGACAATTTTTACAATACACACTATTGTTAACTTTTTGATAAACTGGTACAGCTGCTCGTTCAGCTGGCCATATTTGTCTTTGCAGTCGTCGGGCTTGAGAAAAATGCCCAGTTCGGGCGTCTTGCCGCTAAACACGCCGTACAGTGCCACACACAAGTCCGTGACGCGCACGTCGTTGCCCGCGTCGTCCTTCATGTGCTCGCATTTCAACTCATGTTTGTTAAACACGAACTCTTCAAAAACCTCGCGGTCGCATTTTTTGTACACAAAATAGTCAAAATCGCTGTCGCTGTTGGCGTAGCCTTTGGCGCGGCTGCCCGTGTCAATCTTGATGTACACCATGGCGGTGGCCAAGCTCGACTGCGATCGTGATCAAATTCGTGCAGCATTTATACGGCGCAAATCCGCAATTTAATAGCAATGATTCATTTTAATGACAAAACATATTGCGCACAAGTATATTTTTAGCGCGCAATCAAATTACAATACGTATATAATAACGAACGCGACGGCCTGTGCGCAGTGTACACCAAACCATGATGTTGCACGTTTCTCAAATACTTGCGTCCGGAGCGCCGTTGCCGTTTAAAATTAAAATTAAACGCTACGATGACCATGAATTGATGGTGCTCAATTACGAGTCGTTTGAACGCGAGCGCACCCACCCCGCGGTGGTGGAATGCCGCGGTCTCATTTTGCACTTGCGCTCCTACGACGTAGTGTCGCGCTCGTTTGACCGGTTCTTCAACTTTCAAGAGCTGTTGCACACGGACGCGGCGGCGCACCAGCGGCTGTTTTCGGCCAATGAAGCGTTTAAATTTTACGAAAAAATCGACGGCAGTTTAGTGAAATTGTACTACCACAACGACAAGTGGCATGCTAGCACGCGCGGCAGCGCTTTTGCGGAAAACCTTTGCGCGACGGGTGTCACTTTTAAACACTTGATATTGCAAGCGCTGCAAACGGACACGGAAGACCTGTTTCAATCGCTGTGTGAGCTCCATTTAAACCGCGCTTACACGCACATGTTCGAGCTGACCAGCGGGTTCAACCGAGTGGTGACCGTGTACGACCACGAAGCGGCGCTGTGGTACTTGGCTAGCAGACACAACGTCACGGGCGATTACGCGCATTTTGCCCATTTGCCGCTGTGCAAGTATCCCCAGTGTTACGAATTTACAAACGTTTTGCAATGTGTAAAACGCGCTTCCAAGCTGCAAAACTTGGAGGAAGGGTTTGTAGTATATGGCGCGAACGGCGCGCCGTTGTGCAAAATTAAAAGCGAGCAATATTTGTTAATGCACAAAAGTCAGGCGCGCACGCAGAGCCCCGCCAAATTGGCGCAACTTGTGTTGAACGGTAAACACGATGACTTTTTAGCGCAATTTCCCCATTTGAAACAGTTTGTGGAACCGTACGTTGTGGCCAGAAACCTGTTTACAAACCAAGATACTGTTAACACAATGGACGTGGGATTAACTTTAAACCAACAACAATTTAACGATCTAATACGCGATTTGCCGTGGCGCCATTTGGCGTACCGGTGTCGCAAAGCGCAAACAACTGACGTAGAAAACGAATTTGTAAAATTGACTGAGCCGGAACAAATTCGCATGATTAAAAACATTGTGTGCCCGAAGCCCGCCACAGTAAAAACCGACGCGCCGCGCAAGAGACAATTGCTAGTGCTGGTGGGGGTGTCCGGTTCCGGAAAAAGCACGTACGCTAAAAAACTAAAAACGCACGTCGAAATCAACCGCGACGACATGCGCGTAAAAATGTTTTTGGGTGGCGACTACACTAAATTAAACGCGTTCTACAGCCAACCGCGCAATTGCCGCCAAATTAAAGAAAATGCGGTAACGAGCGCGTGCGTGCAGAGGTTTAAAGACGCGGCTCGCGACGAACGCAGCGTGGTGGTGAGCGATACAAATTTGAGCCCGCTAGCGACCAAAATTTGGCAAAAATTAGCCACCGAGCACCAATACGAGTACACAGTTAAATTTATGGACGTGCCGCTGGAAACTGCCATTAGACGCAATTTTGCGCGGTCGGACAAGTTTCCCGTCGACCCAGAAACTATTAAACGGCAGTACAAAATGTATTTAACTTTGGTTGGCTTTGAATGCTACACGCCGCCGGGCGAAGGGTTTCCAAGCGCCGTGCTTTGCGACCTGGACGGCACAGTGGCCGTGCCCACAAACCGTTCTTTTTACGACTTTGATGAGCGCGTTTTGCAGGACGCGCCGCGCGCAAACGTCATAGCGTGCGTGAAACACTTGGCAGCCAGCCACGACGCCGTTGTCGTGTTTATAAGCGGCCGCAGCGCCGCGTGTGAACTCGCCACGCGCCAATGGATAGACATCCACGTCGCCCCGAACGCATACGAGCTGCTTATGCGGCCGCTAAACGACCACTCCAAAGATAGTTTGTTAAAACTGAAGCTGTTCGACGAGCACGTGCGTAGGCGGTTTAACGTTGTGGCTGTATTTGACGACCGCCCGTGCGTGGTGCGCACCTGGCAAGACCTTAAAATACCCATTGTGTTCAATGTTTGTTTAGACTATTTAGAATTCTAATTGTAAATATAATGCGTGTAATAAAATGAAAATAAATTTTTGGTGTTTTATTATTGTTAAGACACTGTTGGTGTAACCGTTCAGCCCGATGGACGCCAATTACAAGGTCATCGACGTTGACACGTTTGCCCGCCAATTGATTACCGACAAATGCAGCGAACTGATAGAAACCGAAAACCTGTTGCCAGGCAACATTCTGCACATTGTAAAACAAGCGCGGGACAAATACTTTGAGGACCCTTCACCTAAAAATTATGAGTATGTTAAAAAACTATTCCTGCGCACAAAGTACATGGACGATTCTATAGACTACAAAAACTTTAATAGACGCGTGCTGTTAATCGTGTTCAAGTTTGCGCTCAATCGAGGCTCCGGTTATTTTCCCTCGTACAAAGAATTAATCGAGGTCGCCGTCAAGAGACTCAACAAAATCAATCCGGATTTAAAAAGCTCACCGCGCGCTATGCTGCAACATTACAACGAATGTCTAGAAAATTTAGACAGCCCCATTTCGGACGAGCACCATTTGATCACATTCGGCAAAGAAGTGGCTACCAAAATATTTATCGAGGCCTTTGAGTTCAGCTACGCGACCACCAATGAAATCCAGCTGGCCACCGGCCCGCCCGACGCCGACGCGTTCCACGCCGCCACAACGGCGTTTCAAGCGTCGACACGTCCGACGCCCTGTTTGCTAGGCGACGTGATGAACGAGCGCAAGCGCAAGTTGCAAGATTCCGAAACGCCGCAGCCAAAAAGAGCCAAACTAGCAACCGTCACACTAAACGCGGCGCCGGCGGCGCAGGCGCTACCAGCGCCGCAAAAACCGCTCTTTGTGCTATAGCGCCTAAACACGTTTTTCGGAAACGGCCATGCTTGAAAAACAAGACTGCGCATTAATGTCATTGGCCGATCAGCGTTAACGCACTCTGCTTTATACAATTGTGTTAGATCCGGCATAGCGCTGGCGCACCACTTAAAATAGAACGTGCTTTTCAAGAACAGCCGTTTCCGAAAAGCAAGATTGCGCGGTCAATGCCCCAATGACGCATTGTTACAAATAGCACGCGTTTTTCGCGGACGGTCGTAGCCAAAAAGCAAGATAGTTGCCTGTTAGGCGACGTTCGGTTTGGCGCCGTAATTTTTCACCAGCGCCTGTTTATACTGAACCCGCGCGGTCTGCTCCGCGTACGCGTTGGTCATGATGACGATCAGCAACGTAAAGAACAACAGAATCATTACTACCACCAAAAACCCGCAGAGTACCAGGACAAATTCTTTAATTAAAGACCGGTTGCGCGCCACAAACTGGCTTAACTGATCACCGTCCGTGGGCGACGCGTTGTTGCGCAGGACGTCGACGATGGGATTGCCGGCGCGGCCGCCGGTCAGGCGCGACACCACGTGGGACGGCGTGACCATGCTTACAAAAAGTAATTGTAGCGCACGGCGTGCACGGTCACGCCGCTTGAAAAAAGCCCGTGCACGGCCACGCGGTTGGCTACCCGCTTTAAAGCCGTGACCTCGTCAAAATCGGAATTGTCAAACACGTTCAAAGGGTTGATATCGGGCATGTTAACGGGCACGCTGCCGCGCATTGTGATGGCCACGCTGTCATTTTTGCAGAAAACGCGCACGCGTTCGTGCCCAATCGGCTCCGCGCCGGACTTCACGTTAAGCGAGTTAAGCTTTACGATTACGACGGGCACGACTTGGTACGGAAAAATAAGCGTCTGGAAAGTGCGCACAAACTCGACAATTGTTTGGCTGCACTCGGCGATGTGCAACAGCGTTTGCGCGTCTTTAACGTACTGCAGGCTGGCGCGGTTTACCGTCGCGCAGTTGGACGGAATGTCGCCGCGCAGCAGGCGCCGCGTGCGCTCCCAATTGAGTTTATTGTATAGGCTGTCGATCTCCTCGTGCGGCAAATTAATTACGTAACACGCCGGCAGCTTGCGGTATTGGAAAATGCAGAAGACGCGCTTCAAACTCAGTATCTTTACCATGGTGGGCGTTTCTAGGTTGAAGCACAGCAAAAACTTGTCGCTTTCCGACAGCTCTTTGAGGTGCGCTAACGGCAACTCGCAGTTGATGGGCCTTAGCTCGCTGTAGTTTATAGGCAGCGCAAGCGCGCGCATGTCCACCAATTTTTTGCCCTTCATGATGGCTTTGCACGCTGGCTGCATGTTTAAGCCGGGGTACGTAAACTCTACGGGACACGTGGGGTTGTCGTGGTGCACAATCATGGTGTTGCAATAAAACAGGTTGTTGGTCAGCAGCACGCTGAACACGCGCGTTTCGCCGGCGCCTATTTCCGTAATGGGCACCAGCGGGTTCCAATACACCACGGTGGCGCCACCCGTTTTTTTCGGTTGCTGACTGTTACCGCTGTAATCAATTTCGTGTTTGTACACCAGCACAGAGGTGAACCGCGGAAAGTTGCGCTTCTCTACATACAGCACGTCCGCATCCGTGGGTACGTACACGATCAGGCTGTCCGTCGGGCGGTTACCGACATCACTTTGAGGTTCCACCAAATTATAGGGAAACGCAAAAAAACGGTCGCTTACACAGACTTTGATTTGAAACGGGCACTCCATGGCGGCGTACAAGTAAGCCTTATGAGTATGATTTGGGCGCTTCTCTTCGCGATCGTGGCCGCTTTAATTTGGGCGGCGCTCCACGCGCACTACCCCACGGAGGACTACGACTACACGCAGCGCTGTTTTCAGCCCGGCATGTTTGGCAACGTCCCAAGCGCGTATTGCAACAAATACTATTTATGCGCCGGCGGCACGGCCATTCCGCAGTTTTGCCCAGCAGGGTTTGGTTTCGACGAAACTGTTGGCCAGTGCGTGAACCTCGCCAATATGGATTGCCGCGGCAAACCACTACTTTAGCTGGTGCACCCGGACCGTGCGCAGCAGCGCGGCGGGAATGTAATTGTACTGGTAGAACAAATCGCGGCGCACGCGCTCGTTGTTTATAATGATAAGCACGCAAAAGTAGACAGCGTACAAAAAGACTATTATGAGGAAGGTGGCGGACAAAAAGTATTTCATGATGCACGCTTAGCTGAATAAAAGACAATTAAATGTTTAACGTTATTTGATTTATTTTCCTTGTTGTAATCCTTTGTACAAAATTGTCGTTCGTGATAACCAGGCGCGCTTTCTCGACACATAAGTTTGCGAATAAACGTAACGCTTTCATACGTGGCGTTGGACACGTTGCCGCTGTGCAGTGTGGTGGGTGCAAGAGGCTTGCGCGCGCCGTTGTAAAACTGGTGCACCGTATACGAGTCCATGTTGCAGAATGTGACACCAACGCATTACACGGCGTTTTTGTAGTTGCCAGTACGCTAGTGTATTCCGTTCAATAACGCGTTTTTCGCAGCGTTTTCAATTGGAGGTTTAGGCCCATGTACAAGTGTTGCATAACTGCCGCCTTTTGCGCCGGCGTTATATGTTGGTTGTTTTCAAGCGAATACATGTAAAAGTCGTTGAGCAACGTTAAATCCTCGTCCCAATCGTATTCTAATTTAAATTGCTGTAATAGCGCGTCCGCAAACGGCACGTTCGTCGTCGCCATAATTAACAAACTGGCTCGTATTGACCTGCTTACGTCAAATTCAGTTTTGTATTCGGTGTGCTCGCTGCGGATCGCGCTGAACGACGTGGCCAATGCAGTCGTTACTTGAACGCGGCGTCCACTGTGTCGGCGCTAAAGTTGATCGACGGTTCTCTTTCTACGTCGTAGTTGAGCAGCGCTTCGTACACCTTTTGCGGAGGCAAACGACAAACCTGTTTTTTCAATTCCATAAACATCCTTTCGTGCACGTTCATCATTACGTATTTAAGGTAGCAGTTGGCCGCGTTGGTTGCAAACATAAGAATAGCAAAATCCAACGCGGCCATTTTGTAATCGTGCTGGTAACCCTTGTAATTGCCCACGACACGTAGCTGCAATTTTGCGTTTTTTACGTATTGGCACGCGTTGTAGTACGCGTTAATGGTGTTTACTATGCTTTCTTTGGCGCCTGTGCGCATTGTGTTCACAAACAAAACGTTGCCCAGTTTTAGCTTTTTTTGCGATTCTAACTTGTACAAGTTGAACATACCGGCGGCAAAGTTGTCCGGCAGCTCCGCGTTGTACAGACAATACGGAATGCCGTTCACCTCCGGAAACTGGGCACACACGTCGGTGTGTTGCTCGCCCGCGTTGCCAAGAAACAATTTGTTGCGCATCGCGTAGCAGACCTCCAAATCGCTGGGTCTGCTTTGAAACGGCGAGCTGTCCACGCTGATTAAATTGGGATTCATCGTCTCCCCAAACCGCACGTCAGGAACGCCCACGTGATACACAACGCGCACGTTTCTGTCCAACGACCGGTCTTTGTTCTTGATCATGGCCAGCACGTTTAGCAGGTATTTGCTAAGCGCGCCGGCAAACAACTCACGATTCTCGTTGTCGGGCAAGTACCAAACGCTGTTCCGCGACGGAAGCATGGCTGTGTAGCACAGAACGCAGGCCAGCTTTTTGTGGGTCACTTCAATGTTGTCCAAACTTTTAATTTGTGATATGTAACTGTAATTTAACACGCTGTCTAATTCCCTGTCGTATTTTGACACAATCTCTTTTTTGTCAGGCAACAATTCCAGCAGCCGCTTTTTGAGCGCTTGCTTGGGCTCGTCACTGTAGTTAAAATTGATGAGCTGAATGTTAGCCGTAAGCAAATTTAGACTTTTTATGTCGCATGTTTGTAAGTATTGGTCCGCGTTGCGGGCAGCGGTCGCAATTTGTAATACGTTTTGCAGCTCGTCGCTAACGTGGTTATAGGAAAAAAAGCCCACAACGCTTTCGGTTACGCTGGCGTTTAAAAACTGTAATTCGTTGATCACGGCCTGTTGGACAAACGAATACGGCACCGCGGTCGTGGCCATGGCGCCTCTTATGTATACACGCGCCCGTACAAACCGGCGCTGTGCGCGGGGATGCACACTGGCACGGTGCGCGCCAGCGCCGTCTGCCGAAACAGCAGCCGCTCGTAGCCGGCGGCGCAAGTGCACGCGTCGGGCGAAAACGGCGTTGTGTCCAGGCTAAACCGCAGAGCGCCGGCGTCGCAGAGGTACGGCCGCGGCGTGCCCGTGTCGTCCACCAAGTCACGGTACGTGCTAACGCAAGTCTGCGCGACCACAAAGTCCCCGCCGGCCGCGTAGATGCGCAGCAGGCCCAGCGCCGGGTCGCAATCGGCCCCGGCGTCCGGCGCCTGCGCTTCCGCCAGCGCGTTGGTGGCGCTGCAAAACCCCGCCTCGCAAGATAACCCGCTCGCTGCGCTGGCAATTACGCAGATGTCGCGGCACTGTTGGTCCGTCACGCACGGCAGTTGGGACAGCGCGCAATCCACGCCCCGCGCGCGCTGGAACTCAAAGTGCATCGGCGGCGCGGACGCCGCCTGCCGCGCGTCCGCCGCGTCCTCGCCCATAAAACGCTGGACAAATCCAAACGTAAACACGTACACTATTACGACAACGGCAATTAAAAACAGCAGCTGCCACACGGACGGCATACTTAATTGTTTAAAGCCGGGCGCAGCATGTCGTGTGCAGAAAGCTCCGAAGACACTCCCGTGGAAAAGCTAATAGTCAGCATCGAAAAACAGCTCAAGGTAAAAGATGACCAGCTGCGCAAGGCCAACGAGTTGCTGGACCGGTACGTCAACATGCTGGAAAACAAAGACAAGCGTATCCAGGAATTGTTTGAAAGCCTAATGGAAATGACCGACCGCGCCGTGCAGTATCCCGCCAAGAGTCACCAAACACCTATGCTGTGCGTGGCGCGCGAGTTTAACTGCGTGCGCGCCATTACAGGACAAAAAGTGCACGTGGCTAAAATGAAGCGCGAACTGGCGGGCGCGGCCGAGGTAGTCATTGATTCTGTGCGGCCCAACCCACAAGTGGATTTTAACAACATCGTCAATTGCGTGGAAGCCGAGTTCGGTGACCGAGTGCGCGCCCGCAACAAGCGTAGCTTGGTGTTCGAAACCGAAGATGACGCCATCGCAGTGGCAGCCATGTGCAAATCGCTATTGGCCAAAAGGGGTCGGGTTTGCGACAAGTCGCGTATATAACGCGCCGCCAATTCAGTTCCGCAGCTGTCATGTTTCTTACGGCCAGCGTATTGTACGTGCCGGACGCATACGTGTCGCTGACACAGTACTTTGTTGTAACGCAGGTAACGTGTTGCACCGGGGAACGTTTGGCGTTGGTGCTGGTAGACAAGCCCATCATTGACGACCGTTTAAAGGTGTTGGAAAGCGCGGACTACACCCCGCATAACATTGAGTTGCTGTGGTATAAGATAGGCGAAATTGCCGACTCGTACAATAAATATTGCTCCACATAGATAATTGTTTCATTTGTCCATGCAATGGCAACCAAACGCAAGCTCTTGAGGGATGCGCTAATTAAAAGGTTGTGTTGCAAATCGCCGCAAACATTATACGAGTTGGCCAAGCGCAAGCTGCTGCGCAGCGACGCGTTTGAGGCGCGGTTTTCAGAAAACATCGAAGCAATGCCCACGGCAATCAAGCGCGACGTGCTGGCAGCGCTGTTTAGCGGCGCGCGGCCGCGCACCGCCGGCGACGAGCTGCCCGAGTGGCAAGAAGTGACCCCTGCCGTTTTGAAGCGGCTGCTGTTTAGCGAGGACCACAATTTTGCCGGCGAGGACGGGCGCGCCGAGTTTGTGTGGAAGCTGCATTGCGCTGGCTGCGGGCGCGCCGCCGGCGCACGGCGCGCGCTTTTAACGGTAACGGAGTGCGAAGAATGTGGTAACCACATTGAACACGACCACCCGCGCTTGGAAAACGACGAGTTGCACGAATTGGTGTTTGATTTTGCCAATTGGTGCCAGAACTGTTGCGTGTGCCCACTGTTCGACATTCGGTACACCGAGGACGAAAACGGCTGTGTGCAATGCGCCATGGAGGAAGAAGGTTACAGCAGCGAGTTTGCTGAACGGCTGTGTGCCAAGTACAACCTGGCGCCTGTCTTCAATCGCTGCGGCGTGCGCGGCATCGAGCAATTAATCGAAAGCGGCATTGAAAAATTAACTGAAAATAAAGTTTTTACATTTGAATAAAATATGTAAACGTACGTTGTTTTTTATTTATCGTAAGCAAAATGTATTGGCTGGTTATAATTATTGTTTTATTGCTAGTGGTTCTAGCGGCGGCGTTCATGTACGTCAATCTCATCGATGCGCACCACGACGATGCGCGCTACCCCATAACCATGTTTGACACGAGCGACGTGCCGCTGCTGGCGCCTCCCGGCGAGCTCGTTATCGAGGGTAACGCGCACGAGTGTCACCGCGCACTGACGCCCTGCGCCACGCACGCGGATTGCAACGCGTGCCGCGAGGGACTGGCCAACTGCCAACTGTTTGACGAAGACACGGTAGTGCAGATGCGCGACGCGGATGGCAACGAGCAAGCCGCTACCATCCGCGCGGGCGAGTCGTACTGCTTTGCTCTAGACCGCGAGCGCGCACGCTCGTGCAATCCCAGCACGGGCGTGTGGCTGCTGGCCGAAACCAAAACGGGCTTTGCGCTGCTGTGCAGCTGTTTGCGGCCCGGGTTGGTGACACAGCTTAGCATGTACGAGGATTGCAACGTGCCGGTTGGCTGCGCGCCACACGGACGCGTCGCAGACGTGGCCTCCGGTGACCTGCGTTGTGTGTGCGACGAGGGCTACGTGAGCGACTACGACGCCGCCACCGAAACGCCCTACTGCCGACCGCGCACGGTGCGCGACGTGCTGTTTGACGAGGCTTTTTTTCCGCGAGCGCCGTGCGCCGACGGACAGGTGCGCCTGGACCACCCCGCGCTCAACGATTACTACCGGCGTTACTTCCGAATAGAAGACATTTGCGTGGTGGATCCCTGCTCTGTGGACCCTGTCAGCGGGCGGCGCACGGCTGGCCGCCTGTTCCACCACACGACCGCCGATGGGCGCGAGGTCTGCGGGTGCAATTGCCCGGCCAGCGAGGGGTTACTGCCCGTGTTTAACCGGCATGCCGCCGACTCGGGCATGGTGCGCCGCGGCGACCGCACCGTGGCCAACGCGTGCCTGCAGCCGTTCAGCGTGCACATGCTCGCGCTGCAGCACGTCGACTACAAATTCTTTTGGGCGCGCCCCGACCACGACGAGGTGGCGGACGCGGACGTAGTGTTCCAGGCCACCGCCGCGCAACTCAGCGACGAACGTTACCGCGCGCTGCTATACCCGCTGTTTAGCTCGCACCCGGACGTGACGGAAATAACGCTGGCGGGCACCGGCGTGCTTAAAATATCCGTGTCGTTTGATACCGTGCTTAAGAGCACGCTGCTGCCCGCGTCGCTGTTTAGGCTGTTTAAATGGAAAGAGGGCGGCACCTCGCAGCCCGTGTGTTTTTTCCCGGGCGCGGGCCGCTGCATCGTGGCCAACTCGGACGAGTGCATCCGCCGGCACGCCGGCGGCCAAGTGTGGACCGCCGAGACGTTCACCAATTCATGGTGCGTGCTCAGCCGCGACGGCGCCGCTATCAAAATCTGGAGTCATGCCGGCCGCTACCCGCGCGGTGACGCGCCCGCCGCGCTGCGCCTGCGCGGGTTTTTTCTCAACAACGACCGCGAGCGCAACACGGTGCGCGTCGTGTCCACGGGCACCATGACCAGCGGCGCGCAAATTGACGCGCTAACGCAAACGCTTGAGACCTATTCCAATTATTCGGTTTAATAGCGCGTGGCTTAGCCAACGTGGTTTTCGCAAACAACCGTACTCGAAAAGCGAGTTCGGCGTTGACGCACCGCCAAAAATAAAACAAAGCAATCGCGTTTTACAAGTATGGCCGTACTTGTAAAGCACGGTCGGCGCTGACGCATTTGTAAGCCGATTCGACCATGAGCGTGGCTCAAGTGGTGGAAGCGTGCAAACTGTATGCAATTTTGAGCGGCCAGGCTATTTTTTTTCGCGCCCGGGTGTGCATGGACATTGCGCTTAATAATCTACTAAAGTTGCGCCAACAAGTTGGTGCAATAGCGCAAGTTGTGGCTATAATAGACAAAAACGAAATAAAATGCTTGCGGCTAATGGAAGAAATAAACACAAAAATTAAAAAAAGAACTTTAATAAAACTATACAAATTAAAATAAACTTTCAAACTTGCGTAAAGCGGTTGCGCTAGTAATTACAAATTTTAATGTATATGCAGCTGCCCGGTGCATTAATCGTACAGCATGTTTTCGGCCGGCTTGTCTACAAACATGTCGTTGGTGTACAGCTTTTCATTTAATTAATAAAGTTGTTTGTAATAAAACAAAATTGTTATATGTATAAATATGCTCGGCATTCTTGCAGCCTCCGCTCGGCGGCATTGTAGGCGACGCGGATGCGCGTCGCCGGCGCGCCCGCCAAGTGCCCGGCGTGCGCGGCGGGCGCGGCAAGGGGGTCCAGCAGCGCATTTCGCGCAAACGCCGCGGACAAAATGATGATAAAAGCGAGTATCCAGGACAGTTTCATGACGAACGCGGGCTGTTTAATGGCTGTTCGCCCGGCCGCGCCTTTTATAGCCGGCGCGCGGCCACAGATAAGATGCGCAAGTATAAAGGATTTCGGCAAATTCTGCAATTCAGTGTTTTCGGGCCCGCGATCAGTATAAGACGCAACAATGAACCTGCTTAAGTGTTGTTCGCGATATACGACAACACAATTTCCGGTTGATGTCATGTCGTATGTTACCGTTACGCTATGCGCGTTTGGAGCCGTCGCGACAAGTTTTCTGTCCACGACTACGACTTTTTCCGAACTACAGTTCTTGCAATATTGGGTAATAATTTCGCTGTTTCTCGGTGGGATGATTAACCTGACGCTGCTTCTGCACCAGCGCAGGACCGAGGCGCACGAACTTGTGTTTGAACTAAAAATGCTGCACGCCATGTATTTTGGCAACGCGCTGGTGCACCACGCGTTGCTGCGCACCTCGCAGAGCGCCGTGAGCAACATGCTAATCAACAACCTGCTGCACTGCTGCGCGTTGGGGCTGCTTTTTGTTGAGCTTATCGTGCTGTTGGGCCACACGTTGGGTACCTACTCGGATTACCGGTATGCCAAAATGTGCTTCGTGATAATATTTTTCGTGTTTGGTGCCCTGGCCACAGGGCTGCTGGGCGCCGACGGCATGGCCACCGCGCCGCTGTGCAACGACCTGTTAATGGCTTCGTTTTTAACGACCGCATACCTGCTGACGGCCGTCGTGTGGGCCGCGCGCAAAGAGGCCGCTGGTGCGGCCTTGCAGCACGTTCAAATAATGCCATTTAATGACCCTCCGCCGCCTTTTGCTTCCGTGGAAATGGAGGATTTTATTAAAACAAAAGTATAGGAGCATAATTATAATGTATTAAATGTTTATTATATTAAAATTAAATGTTTATTAAATAAAACAATTATTTAAATATATACGTTTATTATTTTCCCATAGGAGTGACGCTTGATAATTCGCAATTGTTGCCGTCCACCCACTCGACAAACTCATCGGCGTACTTTTGTGCCAGTCGCATCATCATGGCGCAATCGTTTTCGGCCCGGTGACCCTCAACGCTGCCCCCCACGTGTTTTTTGTACAAATCGACCAGCTTGTATGACTGCTTTGGGCGCGCGCCGCGCTGCCACGGGCACAGCTTGACGGTGACGGTGCCCGATTTGCTGCGCTTCATGGTGGGCGGGCCGCTGCCGTCGAGGATGGCAAACAACCCGTGGTACGCGTCGGCGCACTGCACCGCGCCCGCAAACCCGTTGTCCTTAAGGTGTTTGTGCAAAATTGGAAAATCAAACGCAAACCCGTTGTAGGCCACCAAGCACACCGGCGGGCTCAGCAGCGCTAAAAATGACTCGATCAAAGCGGCCGCCCTGCCGTCAAACCGCGGTTGACCGCGCAGATTTTCCGCATTCAGTTGCGTCAACACGCTCGCCTGGTCCGATACGGGCACGGTGGGCTCGAAACACAAGGTCAGTTTGTTGCAAACGCGCGCCGAGCCCAGCAACTCTTCTCTGGTCACACATTGCAAGCTGAGTTCCGTAATTTGGGTTTGGTTGTTCTGAAGCTTAGGCAGCCCGGTCGTCTCCAAATCCAAAAACGCGTAGGTCTTGATTGCAGCCATGGCAAACACTGACGGTCTGGCCGCGCGAGCATTCTATATTAACCTGTGCACAAAATCGCCGCACGTGTACACCGTAATGTTGTCCTCGTCAAACAAAACGTTGACAATCGCGTCCGGCTGCGCGTCAAACTCAAACACCGACGCATCAGCAACCAAAACGGCATCGCTAATCCACGCGTCGTCGTCGACGCGCACGCGCGCCGGACGGCAATGACGGCCGCAACTTGCTTCGTGTTCTAACAATGCGCGCGCCAGCCGCCACCAGCCCCAGCGGCGCACCAGCACGCGGTCCGACGCGGCGCGAGGCGTGTTGAGCATCAACAGCGCCGTGTTGCTCGGCACATGTTTGTTAAAAAAACGCTGCGCTGCGGCGGGCGTGTTGAAACGGCACAGTTCAGCTAAATATGGCTTTGCCGGGTCGTCGGCCTCAATGTCCCAATGTGCCGCAAACACGTCGTCCGTGTCGTAGCCGTGTAAAAAGTAGTACTTGTACCAATCTGGGCGATGCAGCGCCTTGCGCCGTGCCAAATCGGAGGCGCCCACGACGTTCATGTAAAGCTCAAACGGCAGCATGCTCAATATTTTATCTATAACTTTTACCGGTAGACGCGGCAACATGGATATTGGCTGGTGGCACAGCTTGCAACGCTTGGTTGGTGGTTCCATAATGAATGGTGTTTTGTCAGATTGAGTCGGCGTTTTATAGCGTGATGCCGTAACTTCTCAGTAGCTCAACGGTTAGAGCGTAGCACTTTTCATCGCTTTAGATGTTGCTAAGGTTGCAAGTTCGAATCTTGCCTGAGATAGTTTTTTATTTTTATAATTCGTCCTTTACTAATGTTTGAATATTCATGGCATTAAGCAGATCGCCATTGTCAGCGTCTATTTCCCAGGCAAACAAACCTCCTAACTTGTTTTGTTCCACATATCGACCTTTAGCTATAACAGAATCAACACTATCATATGAAATTAAATCGCCTTTGGTTTTATCAAAAACGTAGGCGGCTTTTGCTACGTTGTCAAATTTAACAATATATTTGTTTATTTCGTTTTTGATTTGGCGATAATCAACAACGCCATCTTCCCAAGTGCCCGAAACGGGCCCGTTACTACTTCCCAAAAAATAGTTATCGTTTTCGTAATTTGACACTCCAGTCCAGCCGCGACCGTACATGGCCACGCCCACAATAATTTTGCGCGGGTCCACGCCTTGATTTGTGAGCAATTTAACGGCATGGTCCGTGTTGTACAGCTCGTTTGGGTTCCAACTCGGCGCGTACAGTGTAGTTTGGTATCCCAAATCAATGTTTGACCACGCGCCTTTAAAATCGTAGCTCATGAGAAATATTTTGTCGAGGAACTTTTGCGCAACGTCGTATTTTACTACAGCAATTTTGTCGTGGCCGGCACTGATTGCACTTGTCAACTCGTACGTTTTGCCCGTTTGCAGTTGCAACTCGTCTAACATCACGCGCAATTCCTTTAATAGAATGTTGTACGTGTCAGCGTCGCGCTCTTTGTTGCCGAGCGTCGGGTTGGCGCCTTTACCGCCCGGAAATTCCCAGTCGATGTCCACTCCGTCGAAAAATTTCCAAACCTGCAAAAATTCTCTGACGGAGTCTACAAACACGCGCCGTTTTTCCGCGTCGTGCATGTAATAGAACGGGTCGGACAGTGTCCAGCCGCCGATAGACGGCAGAATTTTAAGGTGTGGATTAGCCAGTTTGGCCGCCATCAACTGACCAAAGTTGCCTTTGTAGGGCTCGTTCCAAGCAGACACGCCCTTTTGCGGTTTTTGTACTGCGGCCCAAGGGTCGTGAATAGCAACTTTAAAATCTGAACGGCCCTGGCAAGAGCGTTGCAGCGCTTCAAAACTACCGGGTATGGTTTTAAGGGCATCGTTAAGGCCGTCGCCGCCACAAATGGGTATAAACCCGTACAACAAATGTGACAAGTTGGGCAGCGGCACTTTGTCCACCGGAAAGTTACGACCATACACGCCCCATTCCACAAAATACGCAGCGATGGTTTTGTCTTGGCGTCGGTTAGGTTTGTTATTCTCCCGCCAAATGTATTCCAGCGGGGACAGATGACCACCGTCCGTGTCCGCAACTTTAACTAAGACAGGTTCACTCACGGAGCAGCCGTCCTCATCACACACCTTGACGCGCATGCTAAACTGTCCGCTTTTAGTCACATCCACCGTGGCTTTCTTGGCGTCAGCGTCGCCTTTCCAGACCTGTTTATCGTTAAACAACACGTAGGCCATGTCACCGACGCCACCATTCCACACGTTCCAAGAAACTTGCACACTAACATGGTTTTTGCGCTGTATCAAATTTTCGTACGCAGTGGCGTCCGGATTGACTTTGACAAGCGCGTAATTCCTGTCGGCCCAGTCAATGACCGGCGTGCCAGGCGACGCGCACGCAACCGTGGCGGTTACCCATAAAAATTTTACTAAATAGTGCACCATTTTATTTATACTTATAAGTTATAATCATTTAATGTAACATTATGAACAAAATTGTGCTGTATTTGTTAGTTTATGGCGCCACGCTTGGCGCGGCATACGACCTCTTAAAAGCGCCTAGTTATTTTGAGGAATTTTTGCATAAATTTAATAAAAACTATAGTAGCGAATCTGAAAAACTGCGCCGTTTTAAAATATTTCAGCATAATCTAGAAGAGATAATTAACAAAAACCAAAATGACACTTCGGCTCAGTATGAAATTAACAAGTTTTCAGATTTGTCAAAGGATGAAACTATCTCAAAGTATACCGGTTTGTCGCTGCCTCTTCAAAAGCAAAATTTTTGCGAGGTCGTAGTTTTGGACCGCCCGCCCGATAAAGGGCCATTAGAATTTGACTGGCGCCGCCTAAACAAAGTGACTAGTGTGAAAAATCAAGGCATGTGCGGCGCGTGTTGGGCCTTTGCCACCCTTGGCAGTTTGGAAAGCCAGTTTGCAATTAAACACGATCAACTTATAAATTTGTCAGAGCAGCAACTTATCGACTGCGATTTTGTAGACGTAGGCTGTGACGGGGGATTGCTGCACACGGCGTACGAGGCCGTCATGAACATGGGCGGCATACAAGCCGAAAATGATTATCCGTACGAAGCAAACAACGGCCCTTGTCGAGTAAATGCGGCCAAATTTGTAGTCAGGGTAAAAAAATGCTACAGGTATGTCACACTATTTGAAGAGAAACTTAAAGACCTGCTGCGCATCGTGGGTCCAATTCCCGTCGCCATAGACGCATCGGACATTGTGGGTTACAAACGTGGCATCATAAGATACTGTGAAAACCATGGGTTAAACCACGCGGTGCTTTTAGTGGGCTACGGAGTTGAAAACGGAATACCGTTTTGGATTTTAAAAAACACTTGGGGCGCGGACTGGGGAGAACAGGGCTATTTTAGAGTGCAACAAAACATAAACGCTTGCGGTATAAAAAATGAATTACCATCAAGCGCGGAAATCTATTAAAACAACATTTAGATATAATATTTTATTTTTACAATACATTTATTATATATACATAAAAAAAAATTAATAGTTGCGGCTGCGGTTGCGTACCATGCAAAATAAAAACAAAATTACGCCCAGTATCAAGAAAGCGGTGAATCCGTGCCCTAGCATAAATGAATAGAGCGTGGCGTTAAGTTCGCCCTTGGCCATGTCAGCGATGTCGCTGAGGCTGGTGGTCTGGCCGCCAAACTTGGTGTATTCCATGGTGGAAATAAGGTTGCTTTTTTGTTGGGCGATAAACGACCAGCCGCTGGCGTCCTTCCAGCTTTCGTGAAAGCTTGTGTTGCCAATGGTGGGGATCCAAAACTCAATGTCGTAGTCAATTTCCAGCTCTCTGTAATTGTTAAAGTCAATGCACTGCGCCGAGTCCGTGTTGGACACCCAACGGCCCTCCCTGTAGATGCTGTTGTTGTAGCAGTTGCTGGTGTGCGGCGGCGGATTGGTGCACGGCATGAGCAGAAACGTGTCGTCGGACAAGAACGTGGACGAAACCGAATTGTTCATGAGGTTGCCGATGAGTCGCTCGTCTACTTTGGCCACTGACACGACGAGGTCGTGAAGCATGTTGTTGAGCTTGTTAATGTGCGCGTGCAGCAGCTCGAGGTTCATGCGCAGCATGTCGTTTTCGTACATGAGCTCCTCCTGGATGTGCATCAAGTCGCCTTTTGTGGCTGTGGCACCCTCGTCGTGTTTAGGCCGCTCGTTGTGGCGCCACGTGCGGGGGCGTTCCTTTACCACGCTTTCCGGCTTGCGCCTAAAGCAACGGTTAAATTTGCAATACCAAATGCTTTTGCTCAGGTCAAAAATGTCGTTATCAATCAAGCAATGCTCGCGCGTGATTGAATTTGGGTCCGATTTGTCGTCTTTAATTTGCAAACACGCTACTTTTTCAGAACGTCGCGTAGACTTTGACCTTTCCTTCAATATCATGCTCACGCCGTCGCGGTGCATCACCTCTTTTTCGGTCACGTTGATGGTCTTTCCGTCAATGTCCAGAATGTGCACTGTGCACTCGTCAGTCTCGTCGTCACACTCGAGCCGCGTGTACATTTTGGCGGTCGACACGCCGCAGCGCCACGACTTGTTGCACGTGTGGTGCGCAAAGTGGTTGTTGTTCTGCCGCTTTCTTAGCTCTTTGCCAGGCACCCACACGCCGCGGCCCACATTGTCGCGGAAGCAGTCGTCGCTGTCGCTGCCCCAGCGGTCAATCAGCTCCTCGCCTACTTCGCATTCCTGGCGAGCGCTCCACGTGAGCAAATCTTTTTTATCCACGGGCACCGTTTCTAATTTCTCTTCGACGCGCGTGTTAGGGTCCAGCGGGCCGCCGTTGTACGCGTACGCTTGGTAATACCCTTTGTAACCGATAATTACGTTTTCGTCTAAATCGGTCTCTTCAATGTCAATGCTAACGTCTTTTTCCAGCGACTCTTTAGGCGGCGTGATGGCCAGGCTCTTGATCCGCCACGGGCCCGTCTTCATTTGAGCGTTGCAATGCTCGGCGCCCAAGCATAGCCGCGCCGCCAACAGCACAATTGTGATAATTTTTAGCATGTTCTTGTAGGACAGAACAAACTTGACTGATTTTCAAGTACGTTACACGCCTTTATATACCCATGTTTATCAACGTGTTTAGGCGCCTACGTGCGCGCAGTTAATCCTTATATCTTATCACCCACTATATAAACCCGACACGTTGGCCATTGTGCGCCAGTGTCGGCCCGACGGCAGCGCAGCGCACATCATGCGGCTTTTTGTGCTTGCCGTCGGGCGGCGTTTACATTGTTAGCATGCTAAATTACAACGCTTTTCAAAGGGTGCCACCGTCTTGTACAGCGGTGGCGGTTGCATGTTTTAGGTTAACATACAAAACGCTTAATATAATTTAAACGTCAACATTGTTATTGCTGTTGGCAACTAACCTAACTAAATAAACGAAAAATTTTAGACTATTAATATGTAAGACCCCTACAAAATGGCCGATTCGCCGGACACCCGCACGTTCAGCTACGCGCCCGACAGCAGTTTAGAAGTGGTAATAATTACAAACGCGCCTAATGACCACGACGGCTACCTGGAGCTGAGCGGCGCCGCGCGGCTGCTGGCGCCGCTTTTGCAAAGAGGCACCTCCGGCTTGTGGGCGGGCGCGGCGCCGTCACACAAACTGATACGAAACAACAAAAACTATCTACACGTGTTCGGTTTGTTTAAATACTTGCAAAATTACAACTTAAACGTCAACGCACACCCACCTGAATATTTTACCATAAAAGCCATTATTTGCGACTTATTGTTGGGCGTGCAAAGCAAAACGTTTGACCCGTTGTGCGAAATTAAAACGCAGCTGTGCGCCATCCAGGAAAGCCTCAACGAGGCTATTGTGACGCTAAACAGCCACGCGGCCGCCGACCCCGGCGCGCTTAACGAGGCGACACGCGAACTGGCCGACGCGTTGCACGCAGAGTACAGTAAAAAATTAACGTTTGCTACCGACACCATTCTGGACCACGTGAAAAGCATTAAAGACCTGGTATGTCTCAATAAGTAAGAGGATTTGGCAATGAATTTTTGGGCGGCATTTAGCGCGTGCTTGGTGGGGTACCTGGTTTATTCGGGTCGTTTAAATAATGAGCTGCAGGAGGTCAAGTCTATTCTGATATTGGCGTACGAGGCGGCGGAAGGACGCTACAACGGCGCAATAAATGAAATGGAGTTGCTTAAAGCGGACACGTTTGTAATGTTGTCTAACTTGCAAAACATAACCATGCGTACTTGGGACGTTATTGCAAAAAACAACAAAAAAATTGCCAATCTTGACGAAAAAATTGACGGGCTATTGTTAAAACACGCGGCGTCGACACTTGTCTGATAAGTAATTATCAAAAACTTTGCGCTGCGTCTACAATATCGATCAATATGACGTCTTGTATGGTTCCCAATAACAACGTCATGTACGATGACGCATCGGTCATGTGGATCGATTCCGACCACATATTTCAAAACCTTAAAATGCCGCAGTCTACGTTTCAGCAAATTCTGTTTTCTATCCCGTCAAAACACCGTAAGATGATCAACGACATCGGCACGTCGTGCCCTTTTCCGCCCAGCAACAACACGGTTAAGTACATGGTGGACATTTACGGCGCGGCGGTGTTGGCTTTGCGGTGCCCGTCGTTGTTTTCCGACCAACTGCTGACGACCTTTATTGCCAGCAATTACATGAGCTACTGCAATCGCCAGCGCCCGTGCCCGCCGCAGCCGCAGCCCCCGTTTGATTGCTCACAAAAACAAATAATGGACGCGCTGGAAAAAATTGCGCACCAAAACGACTTGCTTGTCAACGGTGTCAATCAAATTACGCTTAATCAGTCCAACCAATTCCTGGAACTGTCCAACGCGTTGTGCACGCTGCGCACCCAAAACGCGCAAATATTGGCCGCAATTGAGGCTTCTAAAGACGAAATTTTAACCAGACTGAAAGCGCTAATTGACGAAATTAAAAACGCGTTGCCCGACATAACGCTCCAGTTGGAAGAATTTGCCAAGGAACTTACGGACGCCATTAACGGAGTGTCGCAAACGCTGCGCAGCGAGCTCAATAACACCAATTCTATTCTAACCAATTTGGCATCCAGCATCACCAACATCAATGGTACGCTAAACAACCTGTTGGTCGCCGTGGAAAATATTGAGGGCGGTTTAAGCGACGCGGACAGGCAAAAACTCAACGACGTGCTGGACCTCGTCACGGAAATAAGGAGCCTTTTAATGGGCACCCGCAAATAAATGGTCAAGAAACGAAGCCTGTCGGTTGAGCGCGACGAGAAGCGGGCGGTTCCCATTAAGAAGGAAAGATCCAAGCAGTTCTCGGCGGCCGCGGAAAAGTTCGGCGGCGAGGCGGCGGGCCCAGAGGCCCGCCTCGCCGCGTTCCTCGACATTGAATTGAACCGGCAAACGCCGCAAAACGAGCGACTGGACCGCGAAGCGGAAAAGGTGTACAGCCAACGCAAGCCGTCCATTTTTGCCGCTCAGCGCGCAAACGCGTTCAGCAGAACCAACACGTTTGTGGCGGTGTTTGCCCACCCCACGTACACTGTGGAGTACAGCAAGCTACCACACATTGACATGGTTAAAATTATGTGTAGTAACATAAACCCAAAATTTTTGTTTAAAAACAAAGACAACGAACTTCAAAACTTGCTGCCGAACGTGACCGCGTTTCGCGTGCAAATCAATGACGAGGCACCCGCGGCCGTCAAGTCGGTTTCGTTTGAGGATAAAAAGCTCAAAATATTAATGAAATTTACAACAGATGAAATAATCACGCTATTACCCATGACAAAATGTGTCATCTACCTAAACATTTTGACAAACAAAGACTGGGTGGTTCCGCAAGAGTTGCTCAACATGTTTGCGCAGCTGCAGCTACAACCACCAAACTTTGTGCCGTCAATTGCTTAGCGCCGCGCCCGACGATGCACGCCCCGTTAAGCCCTGAACAACGCGCAGTGTACGACAAGTACAAGTTCGCCGCGTACGCGCGGTCCGTAGCGCTGACGCGCGCGCAGCTGGATTGTTGGCGCGAGCAGAAGGTCGTCGCCCCACCGCCCGTGTCGCGCGAGGAAGCGCTGCGCGTTGAGGCCGCAACGCGCGGCCAGAGCCGCAACGCACTGTGGAACCTGCTGCGCCTGGACCGCAGCACCGCGTCGCGCTCGTCCGCGGGCACCTCGCTGCGCTCGTCCGCGCTTGCGTTCGGCAACGCGCAAGAAAACGAGCTGAAAGCGGCCAACGAAGAGCTGTTTGCGCGGCTGCGACAACTCGCCGCCGAGCGCGCCGGCAGCCCAGTTATTGACACGGTGCTGGATTGTGGCATGTTCCTGAGCGAGCTAGGGCTCCACTCGGCGTCGCCCGACGCCTATTTCGCCACGGCCGACGGCTCGTGGCTGCCCGTGGAGATCAAGTGCCCGTTCAACTACCGCGACACAACCGTGGACCAGATGCGGCTGGAGCTGGGCAAGGCTAACCGCAAGTATCGCGTTAAGCACACGGCGCTGATTGTCAACAAAGCAGGCCCTCCCGAATTTGAGGTGGTCAAGACGCACGATCACTACCGGCAGATGCAGCGGCAAATGTACGTGATGCGCGGCGCGCCCGCGTGCTTTTACGTGGTGCGCTTTAAACACAACCTGGTGGCGGTGACCGTGCCGCGCGACGTGGACTTTTGCCACAAGGAGGCGGCTGCCGAGGGCGCTGCGTTTGTGGCCTTTGCGCTTGAAAACGCGAGCCGTGCGCAGTTTAAGCGCGGCGAGCGGCGCGCCGCTTCATTTGCGGCAAACGGGCACGCGTACGACGCGGCGCAAGTGGCGGCGCTGGTGCGTCGCGGCTTGTACCTGGAGCACGGGCGGCTGCGTTGCGCGCATTGCGACGGGTTTGAGTTGGACGGCCGTGCGGCCTTTGAGCTGGCTCTGGCGCGCGCGCACGAGCAGTGTGAGGGGTTGGCGCTGCAAGAACACCAGTTTGATAACCCTGCCTTCCTAGATTTTGGCAAGCGCCACGCCAGCCTTGTAAACGGGCGGCACGCCGACGCCCACGCGCGCGCCGTCGAGGGCCACTATGCGGCCGCCGACGGCAGCGTCAAGACCTTTTGTTGCGGTGTGCAGGGCAGCGCTACGTCACGGGCCCATCTTCCTACGTGTTCGTACTATTTGGCGATAGTTAGTAAAAATAAAATACAGAAATAATGTTTAATATTTATTAAAATTAACATTTATACAACGTTAATAAACTGTTTGGACACAAATTTTATTTGAATTTCGGCGAGAACCGGTCCTTCTTTGCCTTTGGCGTCAACGTACTTGTTCTTGTTCAGCACATTTGTTTCGTATCCGACCGGCTTGCAGCTGCCGGCATCGCACTTGTCGCGCTGCACCTTGGCCCCGTCGGTCTGCAGGCCGTCGACCTCATCAAAGCCGCCGCAATCTCTACGACACCCATCAAACACATAGCGAGGCGCTTCGTCGACCCATTCTTTTATCACGATGCCAAGTTCAGGAACTTGATTGGCAAGCTTGTGTAATTGCTGCTCGTCGTGCTGGACCAGCTGTTTTATCACATTAAAGTCGCCCAGCCTAAACTGCTTGGTTCGGCGGCTGGCGTTGTCGTAAAAGCCGTCAAACGTGGGGTTGTAATCGATTAGACGAAACGTTTTCTCACCAAAACTAAAAGTGGTGAGCGTTCGCTGGCCGGTTTTCACGTTCACTTTTAACACGTGGTCGCTGCCCGCTTGTTTGTTGTACGTCAGCTCCATCTTGACGACGCCGTCCGACCGGTTGCACGTCATTTGATCATATTCCTGCTCCTCGTCGTCGTAGAACACGGTGACTGCGGGCGTTTTCATTTTGCGTGTTTGCTGTATGGGAAACGGCAATGGACTAATTTAACAATTTGGCACGCGCCCTTTTATAGCGCGCCGCTAAAGATAAACTGATTATGTATGTATTTATTTTTATTGTTTAAACCCTCTTTAACCCGACCCGTTTTTCCGCGTCCGCAATTAACTTGTCCGCGCTCTCGTCGCTGCTGTCTTGAATCTCCATCTTAATACGCTCGCGTCTGTTGACGCTCTTGTTGGCGAGGACCAAAAACTGCTGCACCGACATGTTGACGGTCTTTTGAGCGTAGGCGGCGTGGACCGCCGCAATGTTTTGCGCAATGTTTTGCGCAAACACGGCAACCCGGCCGTTTTGTTCGCTCTTGACGAGTTGCACGTACTCGGTAAATTGTTCTTTGGAAGTGCTGCACGTCGCCCACACACCGAATATATAGTTTGTTAATCGAAATGTGATTGTACATGACCGCGTACTTGTCAAACGGCACGGGCGCGGCGGCCAAAGCTCAAGCAGTGGGCGCGTTGGCGCACGCGCGCAGCGTTCACGTCTTCGAGCCCGCACCACTGCAAAATGGTCAGCAGGTCGTCGGCAAAGCCGGCGTACTGGCGCAGCCGCTCCTTGGCAAAATGCTGGTGGTCGGCGGCGAACAATAGCGTCGATATCTCGGCAACGTACCACACGGCGGCGGGCAACGCGACTTGAAGGGGTGGGTCCATGGGCAGGTTGGACAGTGCCATGAAGCACTGCGTGGCGCGGATGCGGTGCAACGCGTACGCGCGAAAACGGTCCTTGACGCAGGGCTCGATAAACTCGGCGACGGCTATCAGCTTTGGCCGTGCTGATGGCGGCGTCGACGGCGCGCTCGCGGCCCAGCGCGTCGCCGTCGCGCAACGTTTGGTAAAACCGAGTGCTTTTAAACGCGGTCACAAACGCGTCCTTGGTAGTGATGTTGTCGAACGCGGCGGGCGTCCGCAAGTCGTCCATTAGGCGGCGTCGCAGGCGCTTGAGCTTGTCCGCCTCCACTAACACAGCCTTGTCCGTCGGCGCAGCGTTGATGAATTTGTGTCGCACAAACGCCAGCAGTTCGTATTGGCGCTCGGTAAAGTTGTCCACTGTGACGTTGTCGTAATCAAAAGCGGCGGTTAGGTTGACGCGTTCGCACAACTGGTTGTTGCGGTATATCTCGCACGCCGACTCGGCACACACGACGGACGCCACCGACAGGTCAATGGCGCTTTCGTTCCAATTGATGGCGTGAAATACAACCCGCTTAAAGTAAACCGGGTGCTTGTTGAGCAGCTCCTGGCAACGACCAATTTCACGCTGCGGGATCTGCCCGTCAGTAACCATGTACAGTAGCTCCAAGCAAGCCTGGTTAAGGTCCACATACTTCTGCACCCACTTGAGAAACTCGCTGGGCCGCGTGTCGCCACCCTCGCCGTTGCGCATCTCATAGCGGCGCTTAACGCGTTCATAATTTTGTTCTTTGCAGTCGGCGCTCCAGTGCAAGTACACCACCTTGGCGTCTGCGCCTGCATTTGCTGCTTCATCCTGAAACTGCTGCAGCGTCAGCAGCGCGGCGCGATTAAACTCACGGTCGTTGTACGTCGACGCCGAGTCGTCCGTAGCATACACGTAATACTTGTACATGTTGGCGAATGATGCGGCTGCACTTTATATACTGCTGTGCTCCGCAAACCTCGCATAAACACACGTGATGGATAACAAAATGTACGTGCGCATGGAGATTAAGTTTGACGAGGACACGGGCCGTTTGCAAATTGGTGACCGGGACGTGTTTGTGCGCGTGTTTGAGCCCGGCCAAGAGGTGTTTGACGAAACGTTGGACCAATACCACCAGTTTCCCGGCGTGGCCACAGACGTTGTGTTTCCGCAAGTGGACACGGGCGCGACGGTGAGCGTGCACACCGCGGCCGGCGCGTACTCAGGGCCGCTAACCGCCAGCTGCTTCAATTACCACGTGTGCAACAAGCGCTTCGTGTTTGGTGTTTTGCCGGCGCTCGAGGTGCCCGCCGACGTAAGCCCGCACCTGCGCGTCGGCGCGCCCATCCTCTGCAACGAGCAATTGGTGTCCGTGGTGACGGCCGTGCACGAGCGCGCCGACGGCGTCTGGCTGGTGCCCGTGACGGGCGTGCGCGGGCCGCACCAGGTGTCGGGACACGCGCGCGTGTGCAATGGCGTGCGCGCAGAGCGCCTGCGCGCCGGGCGGTCGGTGTACGGCGCGGTGCAACTACCATATGACAAACTGAAGACGCACGCGCTATCGCAAACGGCGCCACACGCTGAAGCTTCCGAATCGTGCGCGCTGTTTTACAATGACTCTGAAGTGCGCATTACTTTTAACAAAGGCAGTTTTGAATTGATGCACTGGCGATTGCCGGGGCCTTTTGTTGCCACAGCGTTAAATAAGCATTATTGACAATTTATTATTATATCATTGAAATAGTTATAATATTTTACCATGTCCAAACCAAGCATTTTACAACAAATTTTGACAGCTGTGCAAGATGTCGACACAAAAGTTGACGCGTTGCAAGCGCAACTGACTGAATTGGACGGCAAAGTTCAGCCGTTAGATGGTTTGTCCGAGCAACTGACCGCTTTGGATACTAAAGTGACCACAATTCAAGACATACTAGGTGGAGCGGAAATTCCCGATATTCCCGATGTGCCTCTACCCGACAATCCTTTGAACAAAACCCGCAGTCAAGCAAAATTAAAATAGCAAGTCAATGGTTTTAAAATATTCGTACGGTTCCTTGATTAAATAGTACAATGCAATCATTAAAAATATCGCAAAGTACACAAAAAATGTAAGCTCTTTGTACAATATAAAGGCCGCAACGGCCGCCCCCGTGTTCAGCAAAAATAAACCCGCTACCACCCTATTTAATTTGTTATTATTTTCGTTCATGTCCAATAGCGTGTTTTGCCTAAACGTGTACTGCATAAACTCGAGACGCGTGTACAGCGAGCTGCTGGCCAGCGCTTGGCCCACCAGCGTCGCCTCGTCAAAATCTGTAATCTGGTCACTTTCATCCAATTGTAGCATTTGACCGTCCGAATTGACCTCAAGCGCCGCCACGTAGTCGAGCAGGTGGTACAGCGATTGGAACATGGCGTCGTCGTCTGTCTCTACAAAATCGGCAAAAAATTCGGGCAAAAACTCTATGATTTCGCGCGAGCTGTTGGCGTCCAGCGTTTCAAAGTAGGCGGTAAGAAACGTGCGCGACAAGTCGTCGGGAAACTCGCGCGGAAACATGTTGCTGTACCCAAACGGGTCCCACAGCGCCAGCACCAAATCGGCCAGCGTGAACAAAATCAAGACTATGCCCACCACGGAGCTGGCCTTGATGGCGATGCGCGTTAGGGCTTTGGCTGCCGTGGTGAGCGTCTTGATGGCAATTCGGTTCATGGAATGCACAATCGCGGCTTTGTACGTTTCGCCCAGCAAGCGCACCGTGACGCGCTGCGACGTGCTTACCAGCATGCGTTTAAGCGCCGGGATCAACGCTGTGTTGATTTTTTTGAGCATCGTTTTGAAAGCGGTCATWAGCATGTCAAAACCAATGTCGGTTGCGATGCCAAACACTAGCGAATATTCCTCCAAAAAAGAAGCAATAATGGTTTCTAAATCCTCGTCGCTGGCCGCGCGCAGTTGCGCGGCGACAACTGCGCGCGGCGCCGCGTCCGCGTACGCAATTGGCGTTTTGGTAAATCCCACTTCAGCCGTGTACGACAGCTGTACAAACGCGCCGTTTTCGATTAACCCCAGCTGCTGCAATGTGGGCGCGTCTTCAAATTGCTTTTCAAAGTCCCAATCGACCGCGCGGTCGCGAACGGCACGCCATTGCGCCAGCACGGCGTTGGAGTCGGCGTCCGGGCGCGGCGGCAAGATGGGCGAGGGTGCTGTGTAGTCAAAATCGCGCAATTCAGAAAAAATATTGTTGGTTAGCATTTTAAACGTGACGTACAGCGTGTCACCCAGCACGAACCCAATCATGGACTCCCACCAGCGAAAAGAACAGCCGCCGTTCATAAGGTCGCGCCCAAAGCGGCGGCAGTAGGCTTCATTAAATTCGCCTTTAAACCGCTCTGGAAACAACGGGTCGGGGTCGGGCCGCACGTTGAACGCCGGCACGTCGTCCACGCCCATGATGGTGTGCTCCTCGGTGCGTAGGTAGGGGCTGTTAAAATACATCTTGGACGTGGAATCGACCAGCACGCACTGGTTGTTGGGCGTGTACGCAAACTCGGCTGACTGCACCTCGTTTTCGGCACCCTCGCGCATGGCCGCGGCCCGGTCCATGTGGTAACACGCGGGCTGCGCGTACGCCACGCTGGTTTCCGAGGTCTGCGTGTACGCGAACGGTGTCTGGCTGGACACCACGCCCGTCTCGTGAAACGGATAGCAGCTCGCGCTTTCGCAGCCGCGCCGGCTGAAGGCCAGCTTGACCGCGAGCGCGCGGTCCGCCAGCAGCGGCGGCACGTAATAGTCGTCGCTCGACGCGGGCCGCAGCGTGTAGTCGATTAGAATATGCGGCAGCCGCTCGCGCCATCGGCCGATAAATTCGAGCCGGTGCATGTGCGCCGCGTAACGGCTCGCGTTAGTCAGGTCCACGGCGGTTAGCACGGCCATGGCTGCTTAATATAACACCAACGCGTCTTTCGAGGATGGTCGTCCTCGAAAGACGCGTTAAAATAAAAAAACAATATTTTACTAATAATTTATTTAATATGTACAAACGTATATCTTATCATACTCTTGGTTTGTAACGGGCTCAAAGTTGGCAAACGCGTGCACGTGCAGCCCGTTTTCGGAATAGGTTGCCAGGCCCATCTGATCACCGCTCATGCTATAAAACACGTCCGTTTGCACCAGCACACCAATGGGCGCGCCATCCAAGCTAACGGTGTGCGCTCGGTACCAGCACTCTTCCCCGTCGACACGCGCGCTCGCCGCAAACGATAGTTTGTCTAGGTCGGCCGCTTGCACGGGCGTGTTCAGGAACAGCAGGACAGGCAGGTTATTGTACGGGCCGAACCCGCGCGCCGCAAAGTACTCGCGCAAATCTGTTTCAACAAATTTCTGCTGGTACTGCTGCTCCATCAGCTCAAAGGACTTGGACAGGTTGTTGTGGTCCACTTGCGCGTCCACTTCGGCCTCGTCGCAGAACAGGTTGTACAGCGCCTCGGGGTGCAGGTCCGGCAAGACAACGTCGCACACAATACGAATCAGCGCCGGGTCGCGGATTTCACCGCCGTGGTACGTGTTAGACAACCCGGCGTGGCCGTCGCGCGTCGCGTACACGCGCACCATGTTTTCGGTGCGCGGCGGTTTTAACCCAAACGCAAAGCCGCGCCGCCCCGGCAAGTGGCTGAGCGTGTAGTCGCCGGGTGCGACGCGCACACGCAGCGGCGCCGTAACGTCGCTGATGGTGCTTACAAACATGTACTCTTGCGCAAAATGAAACATGTCTGCGCTTGGTTACACACTGATTCTTAGAACGCCTGCGCAGCATTTATATGCCCACAATGTTCGGACCGCTTCAATCGTGTTTGTAAAAACGTGTTAAAAAGTCATATGAAACACGTTTTAAAGTTAGCCAGTCTTGTGTTTTATTTTTAGCTATGCGTCAGCGCCGACCCTGCTTTTCAAGTATAACCAATCTAGAAAACCGTGTTCAGCTATGCGTCAGCGCCGACCCTGCTTTTCAAGTATAACCAATCTAGAAAACCGTGTTCAGCTATGCGTCAGCGCCGACCCTGCTTTTCAAGTATAACCAATCTAGAAAACCGTGTTCAGCTAGGCGTCAGCGCCGACCCTGCTTTTCAAGTATAACCAATCTAGAAAACCGTGTTCAGCTATGCGTCAGCGCCGACCCTGCTTTTCAAGTATAACCAATCTAGAAAACCGTGTTCAGCTATGCGTCAGCGCCGACCCTGCTTTTCAAGTATAACCAATCTAGAAAACCGTGTTCGGTTTAAAGCCGCGTGACTTTTGTAATAAAAAACTAAAATAATTTTTTATATAATATATTATTTACACAATTACAAATTTACAATATATTTCATACATATTTTTATATACAAATAACATACAAAGTTTAAACGTCAATATTCTTGGCCAAAGCCGCCTTGAGACGTTCGTCGCAGATGCGAGCGTGTAATTTGAGGTCATAATAGCGTACCAGTTCGTTGTGTTCTTTGTGCGTTTGCACCGCTTCCCAGTGAAAATACAAAGCGTCGTATTTATCGCCAAACACAAACCGGTTAGTAAAGCCGCACCGGCTGCAGCAAATTACCGGGTTGTTATGGTATAATTTGGTCTTTTTACACGCCACGCAATAGTTGCCTTTAACGGGGCGCACTGGAAATGTGACCACGCCTGTCACAAACTCTTGGATTGCAAACCCGTACATTTCAACAAACACAGTGCCGTTAATGGTGTCAAAGCGGCGGTCGTCCAAAGCTTTCATGAGCTGGCTGGGGCTGCTAACCGTGAAGCAGTTGACGTCGTCCGCGACCGTGGGTGCGTCAAACAAATTGCGGTAGCGCAAAATGCGCGCATCGTAATTGGTTTCTTTGAGCACCAAGCCGCCGGTGGTGCTAAAAGAAATGTACATGATGTGTTCGTTGGGCCCCCTGTGGTCGCGCAGCAGCCGCTGCATGGTTTCAAACGGACCTTCATGATGTTTGATTTGGATTTTGTCCCGTTTGAAATATTGAACATTAAACTCGAGCGGAAAAATGTATTGGTAAAAAAACCCGCTTTCAAACAACTTTTTAGTGTGCACAGCCGTAAGCCCGGGATAGATTTCAAACGAGTTGAGCGGGTCCTTGAGCTCGTCAGTGCAGTCGCAGCAGGCAAAGTCAAAGCGGTCGGGCGTGTTGGGCGGCTGTGGCGGCTCGGGCTCGTCGCCTTCGGAGGGCGCGCGCGGCGGCTCGCGCAGCACGACGTACAGCAGCCACGGGCGCGTGTTGTCCTTGAATTTGTATCCGCAAATGGTGCACTGGGATTCCTGTACATACTCGAGCCCGTCTTTTGTGTTGACGTTTTCCGCGCGACCAAAAGCCAGCATGTCCTTGCTGCTGATGTAGCCAGTTACATAGTTGGTGGCGAAACGCAGCGTAGCGCGCATGGCCTCGCGCTCGTTGTCGCTCAAAAAGTGCTCGCGTAGGTCGCGCGCGCGCGCGTACTCCAATTTGTGGCTGCAAGCCGACATGTCGTCAAACCGGTGGCCGTATTCGGGCGGCACACAGTTGGAAAATACTTTGTTGTGACGGTTGTCGCCGCGGCCGATGCGTTTGACAATTGCAGCGTGCGCTTGCTCGGTCTTGTTAGCGGGACGACGCGGCAAGGTCGGCGCGGCCCTTGACAGGCACAATTGACGTCGTTTTAAGCGGGCGGCGGCGTCTTGGCCGCGACGGGCGCTTTTACTTTTGCGGGGCGGCGCCGTAGCGCGGCCGTTCTTCCGCGCGTCAAAAATGTTGTTTTCCTTAAACCAGTTCATGCTTTGAGCGTTCACCGCACCACTGTGCATGTTAGCCGCCGCGCGCGCTTATATACGCCTGCTATCCGGCGCGATATCGCAATTATCACAATGCGCCGCCGATCACGTGTTGTATGATATTGCCACGCGCCGCCGGTCACGTAGGCATTGCGCTATCGCTTACGTCACTGCGTTTATCGCTTTAATCACAAGGCGATTATAAATAACGCGTTTACGGTCTAAAAGGTCTAACCGCGCGCCATAGTAAGTTGTTTTGGGCGCGTAACGCAACATGATTAAAGGTAGCTACTTGCCCAACGTTTCGGAGACCCGCGACGACCTTTGCGCGGCGAGCAAGGTAATGAATTTTAATTTTGCGTTTGCCCACATGTACTGCGCAGATTTAACCGCAGACACCAAGGCGCAGCGCGGCGTGCGCGCCGCCGCGTTTGCGCTACTTGACGACAAACACTTGAAATTGTACAAACGACGCATTGAGAACAAGCTTCTGCGATATTACGACCGCAGCGACGACGCGTCGCTGCCGCAACGTTTGCCCGAGGACGACGGGTGCTGCCACCACTTTGTGAACGACGCCGAGCGCGTGGTCGAGTGTGTAAAAAGCGTGGAGGCGGCCAGCGCGGGGGTGAACGTTGTTGTGCTATTGCCGTATTTAAAACAGCTGCAAATTGTGCTTAAAATGTTGTTTGACGCTTTCGCGTGTTGTAGCAAAACCATCAACGGCTTGCAAATGTACGTGCACGATTTGCTGTCACACTGCCTGTTATGCGCGGACAAAATCGAAGCGGCGAACCGCGCGCTGCAGGTAATAAACTTGTTTTTGGACTCGCCGCTGTACGAGTGTGACCTGTGCAAAGAGGCGTCCGCCGACAAACGTTTTCTCACGCGCAAAGACTGCTGCGCGTACGCGCTGTGCAACGCGTGCTGCGTGGCGCTGTGGAAAGCATCGGTCACGCACGCCAAGTGCCCGGCGTGCAGCACTTCGTTTAAATAAGTGCGTACGATGAGCGGCACCAACCTGATTGCGCTGCCGCCGAGCCAGTTCAAGTACCTGTTTCTGTGCAGCTACTTTGACCTAAAAGACTTTAGCCATGTGCCTGCTGAGGCTAAAGCGTTTATTTCCAACTACTTGGACTGTAACTTCCGCGTGCTGGACGACCACACGCTGCAAAGTTACACCGTCTACTTGACCAGCATTCAGCTGCGCCACTTGGTGAACGGCCCGCCCGACGCGTACAAATTTATCAAACCGCAGTTTCGCTTCGTGTGCGACCGTTCCGCCATAGACATCCTCGAGTTTGATTCGCGCACGTACATCAAACCGGGCACGCCCGTGTTCGCGACCAACTTTTTCACGTCCAACCCGCGCAAGATGACCTCGTTCATGTACAGCGAATTTACCAAGGTTTACAAAAACCGGCTGTTCGCCAACACCAACAACCGCGGCTGCGTGCTGGCCGGCGCCGCGGGCTTTCTGTTTGAAGATGCGTACGTGGACTGGGGCGGCGTGCGCATGTGCGCCGCTCCGCGCCTAAACAACAACCATCATCCGTTCCGGCTGTATTTGCTGGGCGAAGAGATGGCCGCGCACTTTGCGGCCAACAATGTATTACCGCCGCACCCCGCGAACGCGGCGCGCATCAACAACGCCATGTTTATGCTAAAAAATTATTACAAAGGGCTGCCTCTGTATAAGCTGCAATACCAAGTGGTGAACAGCATGAAGTTCTCAACGCGCAAGCCCAATGAAGTGTTTGCAGAAATTGACAAAGAACTCAACAGCCACTCGCCGTTTGTAAAACTAATTCAGCGCGACTACATCTACGACGCGCAGTTTCCGGCCGACCTGCTGGAAGTGCTCAACGAGTACATGACCAGGAGTTCGGTGATAAAGTTTATTACCAAGTTTGCCATGGAAGAGCACGCGTCCAGCAACGACATGCTGCGCGAGATCGTGTTTGACCGCTACGCGGTAAACGAGTACCGCAAACTTTACATCAAAATGGAGCTCACTAACGTTTTTCCGGCCATGTACGACAACGAATCGGCGTACTTGTTTGTCAACAACGACCTGATGCAACTGACGGGCACGCTCAACGCGTTCTACGCGCCTAAACTGCGTATTTTGAGTATCCTGTCGGTGAACAGGCTGTTTGGCGCAACCGAAACGCTGGATTTCCACCCCAACCTACTGGTGTACCGGCAAAATTCGCCGCCCGTGCGGCTGACGGGCGACGTGTATGCTGTTGATAAGAGCAAAAAAATATTTTTGGTAAAACACACATTTTCCAACACGGTGCCTGCATATCTTTTAGTAAGAGGTGATTACGAAAGTGCGTCCGAGCTCAAGTCGTTGCGCGACCTTAACCCTTGGGTACAGAACACGCTGCTTCAACTGCTTATCGTTGACGGTCCCACCGCAGAACCCCTCAGAACCCGCCGCTTAACATGATCTACACTGACCCCACCACCGGCGCGACAACCAACACCGACGCCACCAGCAACAATTACCTTAACAAGCTGACGCCTAACACATTTTTAATTATACTGGCCGTCGTGGTAATTATTGCTTTAATTGTAATTTTCATGCAGTCCAGCAGCAATGGCAACAATAGCAGCTATCCCGCCCGCCAATCCGGCAGATGGGCTTTGTGAACCCGTTGAACGCGACCATGCGCGCCAATCCATTTGTGGGCACGCCGCAACGCTTGTAAGTAAGCGGTTACAAAATGAAGCGTATCCGGTGCAACAAGGTGCGCACCGTCACCGAGATTGTGCACAATGAAGCTAAAATGCCTAAAACGTACGACCTGGCCGAGTTGGACCTTAAAAACATGGCCAGTCGCGAAACAGAGGAAACCATGAAAATAAAGCTGGTAATCAGCAAGTACATGGCCATGCTTAACACGCTGGAAATGACTCAGCCTTTGCTGGAGGTGTTCCGGAACAAAGCCGACACGCGCCAAATCGTGGCTGTGGTGTTGGCCACTATGGGCTTTGTACACAATCGGTTCAACCCGCTGGTAACGCATTTTAACAACAAGATGGAGTTTGTAATGACGGAAACGGCCAATACAACTATCCCCGGGGAACCTATTCTGTTCACCGAAAACGACGGCGTGCTGCTCTGCGCCGTAGACCGGCCCTCTATCGTCAAAATGCTCAGCCGCGAATTCGACGTGAACGCGCCTGTCGACTTGAAGGTGCCCGACCACGGGCTGCGCATTGCTAAAACGCTAGCCGCGTCCAACAAGCGACGGCGGCGCGACAGCGACGACACGGAGCCGTTCCGCCGACCCAGGACATTCGACGAGTACAACCGGTGCATGGACGCGCTGTCCGACTTTGGCATAACCGAAACCGAAGCCACGCAGTATTTGACGCTGCTGCTAATAGTCGAGCATGCGTACCTGCACTACTACATTTATAAAAACTACGGCATGGTGGAGTATTCAAAATCACTGCTGGACCACTCGCTGTTCGCCAACAAGTTGCGCTCCTCCATGAGCACCAAGGCGACCAATTTACTGTTAAGCAAATTCCAGTTCGCCATCGAGGAATTGACAAGATCAGCGGCGGGGGCGGCTCGAAATTTTCCGTGTACAACTTTAACAAATAAACATGATCCTGTTAATTTTGTTTTTGGTTCTCCTTAAAGTGTTAATCTTTAGACGGCTCAACGAGATGCACGTGGACTCGCACCACAGCAAAATCTGCCCGCGCGGCTATTTTGGCCTCAATGCGGACCCGTACGAGTGTGGCGCATACTACATGTGCCCGCACAAGCTGCGCATGTTTTGTGACGCCAATCACGAGTTCGACCTTGACTCGGCCAGCTGCGTGCCTATCGAATACGGTTCCTGCGGCGCCGGCTGCACGGCGAGGTTGTACCGCAACCTGCTTTTGTAGTCGGGCAACGACCCGGATGTAATGTTATCGAAAACGCGTTCTATTTGAGCGGTGCGCCAGTGCCGATTAAACAATGCGTCAATTCTATTTTTAGCGATGCGTCAAACAATGTGTCAACGCTGATCTTGTTTTTCAAGTACAATTGTTTTGGAAAAACGTGATAATAAAGCAACGAGCTAAATTAGCAATGTGTTAACGTTAACCCAACTTTCAAGTTTAACTGTTCTGGAAAAACGTGTTTATTAATAAAGTAAATACCGTAAATAAAACACAGTGTTACAATTTACATTTATTCCTCAAACTGCACGGGGCTGTTATCGACGCGCAAATCGCCGCACAGGAACTTGACCACGTCCACGTCCTTGTGATGCGCGCGGCAGCGCTGCAGCTCGTTAATGAAGCCAGCGGGCACGTTGCCCGCCAAAGAGATTAGCACCTTGGGGTACAGTTGGTCACCCGCGCTGCCGTGCACGCGCAGCCCGGTGATGCGCCGCGTGCGCTTCGCCTCGGCTGAACGGCGCACACCGAGCACGTGCCACACCTCGGGCGCGACGCGCCCCGCGCGCACCACCGCAAACCCCAGCGGCGCGGTGTACTTGTTGTGCACAAAGAGTTCACGGAACAGGCACGGCGCGCGCACGCAACTAAGCAGGTAGGCGCCCCGCGGCGCAGCGCCGACCGCGACTTGCATGCTAATGGGTCGGCTGTTTTCATAACCGCTCACTAATCGCGTCTTATCAGGCGGCGCGGGGGCGCCCATTTTGAATAAATAAACGACGGCCCCGTTGGTGGCGTGCGGCATGTAGAACGATATATCGTTATCTTGTTCGCCATCCGGTTGGTATAAATAGACGTTCATGTTGGTTTTTGTTTCAGTTGCAAGTTGACCGCGGCGCGCGCACCACCGAGCAATGCCAAAAGATATGAATAAAGCCCGTGACGTTTTTAATAGCGCGGATTCAGAACGAATGCCCCGCCATACGTTTGGCCCGTGCACGCCGCGCCAAACGTCCTTTCACAATATGCAGCCTGTTATGAACATAAACCCGGTTGATATAGAAAGGCTGCCTGTTCTGAACATAAACCAGGTTGATTTAGAAGATACCGACATGTTTACGGCTAACCCAGATTTGTTGGCGACGCTTGCACAAGAAGGTACCAATTTGTATAACGACGTTACAAACGAGTTTGCGCATCAAAGCGGCGAAACGCAATCATTTCCAGAAAACTACAACCCGGGCGGCGAAACGCAATCATTTCCAGAAAACTACAACCCGAACGGCGGGGGAAGCAAGCGCGTGCGCTCTGACTCGGAACAGGACAGCGAGGATTCTTCCAAAGGTAAAAAGCACGTTAACAGAAGCAAGATTCGCCAACGCTACAAAAAAGTGGCTATTCCGAGCAGTACCACGTTACAGAAAAGTTACAACCTTCATGTCAGTGTTAATGCACCTCCCAAGGAGATTGCGCAATATTTTGGTAAAGACTTTTCCGCATGCGAGGACAAATTTGCTAGCGACAATTCCATGACAGCCAGCCGGTTTTGCAATCACATGTCTGAAACGGCGTACTACATGTTCGTGGTGAAACGCGGTAATAACAAGCCGTTTGAAGTGGTATTTGCCAAGCTGGTGAACAGCGTAACCAACGAGTATCAAAACAACTATCACACGGTCGACAATCGCGTGTTTGTGGTGTCAATCAACAACTTTAAGTTCATGGTGTCGTACAATTTAGTGCGCGAATTAGAAATCGAAATTCCGGCGCACGTGAATCTGTGCAGTGATGAGGAAGCAAAGTGTAACCCGTACGATTGCCACTTTGAACCGGTTAAGAACTCGTTCGAAACCACGCTGATCACACACTTTCATTTAGACATGTATTATTGCCAAACAACGCTGATGACGCTGCTACATTCGGTGGGCGAAAATAAAACCAACTTGTTGATGGACAGAGTGTATCAAATGCACAAGAGCCGTTTGTTGTACACGCTGCCCATAGTGACGAGCTTGAAACAGCCCGCGATCGAAATTACACCGCGCAGCAAAAAATACGCATCGTCGTACGTAACGCAAATCCTCAATTATTCCAAAAACTTGCGCTTTCCCGAGCACAAGTACAATGGCGAGTATACTAATACCTTAGACCAACATATTACGCAGAAAACCAAGCTTACGTACAAGTACAGCAGCGTGGCGGAATTGTTTTTTACCCCGTTTGGCAAGCGCAACGATAACAGCGCGGACAGCCTCAAAAAAGTCAAAAAGGAAGACGGTAACCGGTTGCTGGTTGAACAATACCTGTCGCGAAACGAACACGACGAGAACAGTCACAACTTTATTGTTTTGCAGTTTGGCGGTGCCAACCTAAATAACGACGAGCGCCTCACTATTGTCAAAAAGGGCCGTGAGTTTTACTGGGTCGCCGGCGAGGTCAAAGACATTAACGTTGACGAACACGTTAAAAAATACCCACAAAACACGCATCACGTGTTTCGAATCATCAACTCCAACCGGCGAGAGACCACCACGTGGCACAATAATTTGCTAAAAATGCTAGCCATGCTGTTGCAAAATTTGATAACTATATACGATGTTGAGCAGTACTCGAATAAAATAGACAAATTTAGTTATAAAAGAATTTGACAATTAGGTTTTAAGTTATGAATTAAATGTTTAATTTTAAGTTATGAAATAAATGTCTATATTACACAAAATTTTTTTTTATTCACGCCTTGCCGGCGGCGGTTGCATGACTATGACAGGGGAGGGCTGCGCGGTCGCCGCCGTCGCCGATCCTCCGCTGCCACCCTTAACAACAAACCGATATATAAAATAAATGATTAGGCCAAGAAACAACACAGCGCCGATTAGCCAAATGAGCGGCATAAGCTTGTTGCTGACGCTGTCGCTTGAGTTGGACGACTTGCCAATCAACCCGTCCTCGCCCAGCAAATGGTCCAAACCCAAGTCCCCGATCAAGTCGCCTAAATTGTAGGGCTCAATGCACATGATAGTCTGACCGGGAACCAAATCGCTGATGTCTACGTACTGCGGCGAGTCCGGGTCGGCGGCGGGGTCGCTTTGGCGACACACAGTTTGTTCAATTTCGTAATTAAACCCATTGCAAATCTGCTGCAATTGCACTGCGTCATTTACGAGCGGATCCTTGGCACAAATGGCCACTTCGGACGTGTTCATGTTGGGGTCGCGCCGGCACGTGCGGCTGAGCAGCAGGCATGCCTCTGCCGTCTCGCCGCCGTTGGACCCGCGCACGTAGTAGCTGCCGCCCGTATTGTTGAGCGCGTTAATAATGTCTTGCACAAGCGTGGCCGCGCTAAATGCCAAATACGCTCCACCGGCCAGCAGCACGCCCACGCCCGCAGTCTTGGCGCCCTGCAAATAGGTGTTAAGGCGCGGGTTTTGCTGCAACGCGCGGTCTACGCCGTCGGCCGAGCGTACGTTGGTCTCCGGAAAGTTTTGTTTGACCGCGTCGCCGCGTGTGCGCTTTACGTGAAAGCCCGCGTCGGGCACGTTGTCCACGCGCCGCAGTTGCGCCAGCGACCCGATCTGCGGGTCGCTGATGCCTTGAAACGTGCTGCGGATGCGCGGCACGTCGTTGTTGCGCGTAATGCGGTTCATGTCGCCCGCGCTCACAAACTGGTTGTTTGACAAATTGTAGCCCGGCTCAAACCGGCCGCCACCCAGGTTGCGTGTGCTGGGCGTGCTAAGCACGTTGGTGAACCCCGCGGGCGTGGAAGGGAGTACATATCGCAGATTGTCGCTAACAAAATCGGCTTGACTGGGGTAAACTTTGTTGACCCTACGCAAGTTGGTAAAAAAACTCATGTTGGCGTTGTGGCTTAATAATTAATTAATAAATTTGCGCCAACTTTTTTGTAGTACAAAAAAACACGTTTTTGCGCACGGCCCCATATACAGTACAAAGTCTACGTTTCGTAGACTATTTTACCTAAATAGTCTACACTGTTCTATACGCTGCCAATACACTACCCTAAAACCAACTATTTTGCAGTGCAAAAAAGTACGTTACTTTACTCACGTACTGCAAGCAGGTAAGTTACTTTACTCACGTACGCCATGCCTCGTGACCGGACGCGGGCGTAATCAATTGCGCCTTATCGGCTTAACAACAGATATCTTTTATGAGGGCTACGTGACTGCAAGCAGGTAAAGCGTTGGTTCAATGGTGCAAGGCTTATCGGGGCCACGTGACGCGAGTGCGCAAAGATAACGGCCTTATCTCGCCTATAAATACAGGACCAACGTTCTGAAAAACATAGTTTAGCAGCACACGCAGCTATGAGCCGTTCTATTGACACCAACACGCCCGCCCGCCGGCGTAACAATTTGTTTCTGGGGCGTCGCATCATTTATCCGCCGGACACGCCGCGCGCCGCGCCGCGGTCCACGCCCGTGCCCCGGCAGCAATTGCCAACGCCCGTGCCCCGGCAGCAATTGCCAACGCCCGAGCATGTTGTAGGCGACCGCCGCGCTCCGGTGCGCGTCTTGATCTTTACGCCACCGTCGTCACCACCACCGGCGTCACCACCACCGGCGCAAGTCGAGGTGCCTCTGTACTGCCATATTTGCTCGTGCACGTACACAAACCTGCAGAACTACAACTCCACGTTTGTAACCTCAACAGAGTGTTACCACGCCGTGTGCTTTAAGTGTTACGTGAGTATTGTGTTCGATAAGGAGTTTTACAAGTGCAGCGTTTGCAACCGCACCACAGCAGCTTGCCGCGCGTACAACCGCGACGGCGTGGTGGAGTTGACGACGGTGCGTACTCTGCGCGACCACGAAGCCATCAAAACGCACTGGAATAACCTGTTTATACACAATATTCCAGATTCCCCTTTCGACGACAAAAACAACATACGCAAGCTGGAAGCCCAACTTGACGAGTCACGCGCTTTAGCGGCGTTTGCTCAACACAAAGCCGACATGGCCACAAGCGACAATCAGATGCTCAAACAGCAGCTCGAATGCAAAGCGGTTCAAGCGCAAATAGAAACGCGCAAAAAGCTTGTACTGCAACAGCAACACGACGCGCTGCGGGCGGCTTACGACAAATTGCAGAACCAGCTAGACAGCCAAGTGGCCGCCACCAAGGTCAAGATGGAGGAGTTTGCACAACAGCACGCAACGCTAATGGAAAACTACAAAAAACTAGTTGATAAATAATAATGTAATTGTTTATTGTTTAATAAATGTACAGTACTTAAAGACATTTGTTATTTATTACCACCTTTGCTATTTAAATACCAAGCCACGCCTAGCATGCTTAGTCTGAACACGTTATGGCTACCGAGTGGTTTTGCGGCCGCGACACTAATAAATTTGTCGGGCTTTGTAAAATCGATCCTTATAAAAAGCCTTTTGAAGTAGTCACGCTTCAAGAGGACCACAAAATTTTTGTGGTTTTGGAAACGGCCAGCGCCGCGGCGCGCGGCAATCGCATCACGCAGCTAAGCCTGTTTAACGATTGCCGCGTGTTACAAAAACCCACCCGTCAAGTGCTGGGCTTTGGCCGTTTGCCCGAATCTCTACAACTTGTGCGGGCGCTTGCAAACGAGTTTCCTTTGCTGTACACGTGCGGCGTGCAAGACAAAGCCGGCAACGAAATAATTAAACAATTGCTAGACGCAATCGGAGGCGTTGCTGTTATGGACAGCATGTCCTATTTTGACGATAGTAATATTTTATATTATGTTAATAAATCTTTAATTAAAAAATAAACGTTTATATAAAAATAATTTATTTTTATTTTATTACAAAGCTCATACAAAACAACAAGAATAATAACATATTATTTTTAAAAACACGCTAGGCGCCTATATTACATTGCCGTAAGTGTGTGTGTGTGTGTGTGTGTGTGTGTGTGTGATTACATTGATGCGCCAATGTTGCAAACGTAATGCCGAAATCGCGTCAGTTGTCACGCGTCAAGTTGTCAAAAACACACCTGGTGTTTCCCACAATTAACGTGTTGAACAAAAAGCGCGTTCGGCGATGACGCAACGCTTAATAGCACACGTTCTACAAGTATAACGGTGCTTAAAAAACCTAATAAAATGCCAAATGTTAGTTTTTGTTTTTATTTTTAATATTCATATACATATCATACAAAGCAATCGCGTCGTGCGCACACTATAATTCTGGCGTTTCGAGGGTCCACGTAGCCGTCGAGATCGTAATCGCTGATAGCTTTTAACTGCTCTCTGGTGAGCGACTGGGCAATCCCACCCGCGTCTCGTCGGGCAGGAACACGCGCACCTGTTGCACGTCACAACCCCAGCCGAGCAACTCGGCCAAACTGCGCGCCGTGATTTCGGTTAGCGTCGCGTACTCCGCAGAGATTGTGTAACTCACCGCTGACATGTTGATTGGCTGGTTGATTGTGCCTGACTGTGAACGTGCAGCCCTACGCGCGCGTTATCAGTTTTGCACGTGACTGTAATCATTTTGTAATGGAGGGGCGGTCACTATATAAGCAGCGCGCTCAAACCCAAAAGCACAGTTCGCTGTGAGCCAGGCTGTTTACAAGGCATTATGTCTTCAAGATACTCTCCTTACAACAACTACTATCGGCGCCGGCAGGAACGTCAGCGATACAACCAGCAGCAGGCGTTTTTAGTGGAAACTTTCAAAAAGAAACCGGTAATGTCATTGTTAGTTACGTGCGCCGTGTGTTTGGACACGTACACCACCAACTCCGACACTTTAATCGACTTTTTGATGCCCACCGAATGCACGCACGTGTTTTGCTACAAGTGCGTGTTAAACTTGTATAGCAACGCCATGAACGTGCCGCGCGCCACCGTCGCTTGTCCTATGTGCAACATAGACGTAACTACGTGGAAATCTTTTTTTCCCAACACCGTGGTAAGTTGCAAGTTTGTCAAACGGACGGCTGACCGCGTGCCGGCCATGCAACAGTTTAACGAAGCGCTCGAAATCATTAAAAACCGACACGCGGTCAATATTGAAGATGCATCTTTTAACCTGGAAACACAGCTGGCGGAGGCCAAGCGTGAGACACAACGCGTGCAAGAAGCGGCCGAGCGTGAGACGCAGCGCGTGCAAGAAGCGTCACGCCGTCACATACCAGAGCGCGACATCGCGTACGCTTCGTCGTGCGAACAGGTAGCTTCGCTGCAGGCACGGCTGGTTGAAATGCAGGCGCAGCTGGATGCTGCGCAAGAAGAAAACCGCAGGTTAACGGCCGCCGCCGCGCCGGCGGTTGCGTTCACAACAATTGACGTAGACTTTGACGAGAACGCGAGTCAAAGCACGGGCCCGCATGAGCGGTTCCGTTCGCTCGTGTACTCCACCGTGGCGGACCTCATGATTGAGGCGCGCATCAAAAACCTGCAGGACCTTGTGTTCGCCGCGGACGCGGACCGCATGTCGTGCCACGTGGACATCGGCGTTTCTTTTGGTTTAAATAGGCAAAGTTAATAATTATTTTAAGTTTATAATTGATATAGTTGATAAGTATGAGCAATAAACAAATTATATTGACTGAGCATGACGAGTTTTTTATTGTACAACCTTTACAGCCGCCCGCGGTCGAGGTGTCCCCGCCCGAACCCGACGACCCCGCGCTCTGCTTGACCACGCAAGCGCACACGCAGTTTGTGGTCAATTCACCAGTCGACGATGCAACCGCGTGCGCTGGCCTAGTGTTTCAAAAAATCGTGTCTAGCAATCTGCCTATAGTTGGTTAGCCGGTTGTCAAACTCGAATCGGGTCAAACCGTAGACAAAGTCGCGCGGCGCGCCGCGCACGCCCTTTAGCGCGGCTATGTCAAACTGTTGGCGGCGCTTCATGCTGGCCAAGTCCAACACTTCGTCCACGCTGCGCTCAAACGGGTGCCGGCCGCCGGTCAACAGCTTGTAGGTCAGCACGCCCACGGCGTACCAGTCAAAAGAGCGCGCGTAACTTTGCCGCCGAATTTTTTCCGGGCTAAAATACTCAAGCGTGCCGTCGTGCACGCCAGGCGCGTGTTCACGACGGCACAAACCGTAGTCACACAAATACACGCGGTCGCGCGCCCTAAAGTATAAGACGTTCTCCAGCTTGACGTCGTTGTGAATGTAGCCTGCCGTTACGTGCAGATCGTTTAGCGCGCCGCACAGCTGGCGCACGATATTGGCCACCAGCGCGCCGTCCAGCGCCCCTTCAGCCTGCAGCGTCTCGAACAAATCGGGACACTGCACGTAGTCCATCACAATCACAAACGCGCGTGGCGAGCCGTAGCTAAAGTACATGCTCACAAAGTTGGGGTGGTCCACCATCAAGTCGTGCACGTTCACCTCGTCGGCGTTAAAGTGGTGCGCGGCGATTGTTTTGCGCAAAAATAGTTTGCTTGTGGGGCGGTGGTAAAGCACGTCAATCTTGCCAAAACGGCCATTGACCATTTTGGACGGGACGAGCGCGCACTCATTAGTAAACTGAACTAAGGACTGCAACGTCGTGTCCATGATGGAGCGCCAGTACCAGTCCGTGAGGTCTTATTTGAACGCCACCGCGCCGCCCGACGCCGCCGCGTTTTTCGATTTGGTTGTAGGGCCGGAAGCGCGCAACATTAGACGCAACTTGTTTGGTCGGTTGGCGCGTCTCGATAGGGCGGCCGTTTTGGATCTGCTGCAACTGGCCGAAAACATTTACACAGACACGGCATACATACAGTCGCCTACCACTGCTTTCGCGCATCCTTCGGCGCGATATTTAGCAACGCTAGACCGCATGCGCCAGCTGCTAATCGGCGTGCTGGACCCGCAGGTTAGGCAAGTGCTAAACAGTATTATGGCGCGCATTGAAAGTTTGCTGCGCCAGCAAATTGTGAACGAAGTGGAAATCACAACGCTATGCGGTGATTTTTACGAGGAATATGCAAGATACGTGTCGCGACAGCATTATGCGCCGCCGCCCGGAGCGTACTCCGGGCCGCAGACCGCCGAGTTTATGCCGCAACTTTATCAAGCGTTGCCGCAACCCGAAGCATACCCTCTACCGCCGCAACCCGAAGCATATCTTCCACCGCCGCAACCCGAAGCATATCCTCCACCGCCGCAACCCGAAGCATATCCTCCACCGCCGCAACCCGAAGCATACCCAACACCTCCGCCGCCACCTTACCCGCCGCAAGCCACGCTTCAGCCGCACCAAGAGGACCGGCTACCTTTGCCGCAGCCCACACGGGGTTTGCCAACGCCGCCGCCGTCTAACGCGGCAAAATCACCGCCGGGTACGTTTTCTAGGCCCACAAACGAGTTTACTTACACAAGTTTTGCACAACAAAACGAGCCTGCGCCCGAAAATCAGCCCGCTGCACTTAAAAAACCGCTCGTGCCTACCAAACCACCACATTTACAATCCAAACCTAATTCCGCAGGTGTACCAACTGCCGCCCCGCCGCCTCCACCAAACATGCCGCCGCCGCCAAACATGCCGCCGCCGCTTGACGACTTGCTGCTAGATGCGATAATGTCGGAGCCGCGCAAGGGCGAGCCCGATCGTGGCGCGTTGTTTGATCAGATAAAAAAGGGAGCCACGCTTAAAAAAGTAGAAACCCCAAACGCGCCTACGGACACGCGCGGCGACTTGTTAAACCAGATTAAAATGGGAACAACCCTTAAAAAAACGGGCAGATTTAAAGATGGAAATTTAGAAAATTTAAGCGATACAAAAGCTGGGAATGTAAGCACAAAAACGGCTCCCACAGTGATTTTTGGCGCGTTGTATGACACTATAGGCGAACGCCGAAGCGCGACCGCGCTTTCGGATGAATCGGATTTGCTAAGCGAGTCTGCCAGCGGCTACGACGAGCCCGACACGCAGATACAAAGAGCAAGCAAAGGTGATTTAAAATTTGCAGTACACTTGTTTAATTTTGCTAAAGACAGCAAACTGTTTAATATTCAAAACGTTACAAACAAAAAGCTGGAAAAAATATTACAAACAGCATCCGGTTTATTGCGAAAAAGACCCAGAACGGTTGAAAACGTGGAAAAGGCAAAAAATGATTTGCGTTTGTTTAGCAAGAGCGTTCAGCTGACTGAAAACGCGTTGGACAGCCAGTCGCCCGTAGAGTTATACGCGGCGAACGCGCCGCAATTTTATGTACAAATTGAGGACCTAATTTTTGCCGGCCGGTACGACGACGTGCGCGCTTTCGTGCAGGCGGTTGACGCGCCCGACGATTTAAAGTTAAAAAACTTGTTAAGAGTAGCCAACGAATTGTCGGCGAA